AGAAGATTCCAGGTTTAGCATCTTTAGCTGGTGTAATCACACTCTCTGCTCCAGGGGCTAAATCCCAGTTGTCAATGTCTAGTTCAACCTCTTGAACACTTTGATTCTTTGCCATATCTTTTGTTGGGTTTTTTTGTTTTGTATCTCTACACTATTAATATACGATTTTAAACTATATATATTTAAAACCTTATAGGGTTTTTATCTAAGCTACGGATAATAGAGCTATAATTATTTCTTCTTACTTTCCTGTTTAGGTTTTGGTGTATCAAAACGATTTTTGTTCTCTCTAGCTATCTGTAGTTCTATCTGAGCTTTTCTATCTTCTGTAGACATTTTTTCACGTTGCATATTACGTTGTTCTGATAAATGTGCGTTCTTGTTAACCTCTTGTTCTCTCTTAAAGTTCATGGTGTCTTGATACTGTTGTTCTTTCTTTATAGACTCCATAGCATCAAGATAGTCGTTCTGTTGATTTTTGTTAACATCCGCGTTAGCACCCATACCAGCAGCTCTAATTTGAGCTTCAAGAATATGAGCTTCTCTATCTTTCTGGTTTTCATCAGCTTCAAACTGTTGTTTCTGTTGTAGATCTTGTTGTTGAGCTTTAATCTGTTCTTGTTGCATTTGTTGTTCATGTTGCTGTTGTTCTTGTCTTTGAGCATTAGCTTTTTCTTCAGCTTTCTTAAGAACACTTGTAAGCTCTGCGATACTCTCTGACTTGATAACATTACCAAGATCATATATAGAAGCTCCCATTGTGTTGTTCTTTATGGCCAACTGTTTAAGTTGTTCCATCACAGCACGAGAGTTTGTTTTAGTTGTACAGAAAATGTTTAAGTCTCTTAAGAGAAGAGACGTACCATTCATCTGAAAGTTTACCTTTTCATCAGCAGATGATATGTATTGTAGTCTAACACTAGGCTTTTTAGAATGATAATACTGAGCCAGGTCGGTTCTCATCTGATGTACACGAGGCATTAGGTTATCACTATGTTGTATAAAATATTGTTCTGTTTGAGCATAAGAAGCATTAGCCGCTTGTTCTACACCTGTAGCGGTTTCTTCTTTAGCGATTTGCTCTCCCATACGTTGAGGGTTTAGTCCTATTACAGAAAACGCTTCATTCTTAAAATGTTCAGCCAACTTGATACGAGATAACAATCTGTTTGTTTGTTCTAGATTCAACACTTGATAGTGTTGGAAGTTTAACGGATTCTCTGTATTTGTGATTGATGTATCTAAAGGAAGCATCTGGAAGTTCTTCATAGCTACATAAGCCTTAGCCAAGTTATTTTTACCCCAGTCTTCTCCAAGTGAGTGACGAGGTAAAGAGTTTTGGTCTAACATGATTACAGTTCCAAGCTCATCTACAAGTATATCAGCTATCTGATTGTTTACAATGTTATATCCAATCTGATATGGCTTCATAAGATCGATCATAGCAATCGATCTGGTGTTTCTATCTCCAAATACAGCTCCTTCTACAGGAAGCTTACATCCATAGATAGTGTTATCTCCTTTAAACTGAAAAGGAACACGGCCTGGTTTACCACCGGCCAGACCAAGATATATAGGATTCAATCCTCCAGGATTATTCATACCCCAGAATGTAGGACGGTTAGGACCTATTTTGATTCCACCCCAAACATCATTAATCCAGATCCAATCTATATGTTCACCATAAACAAGATTGTCTTTTGTTTTTTGTTTGTATGTTGATGTATCGTATTCTGGTTTGTCTGTCACTTTATAATCTTCACCCACAATATCTTGTATAAGTTCTCCTTCTTCTGATATCTTAGTTAAGTGACCAATCATACGTTGACTCTTCCAATAGATTGTAGATACACGAAGCATGTGACTCTTACCAAAATCCTGAAGATCTTCAGAGTCGGACATGATCCATTCCACTATATCACCGGTACCAAGCTTTGCATCGTACATTGACATAAACTGACGATATGCTAAAGAAGGCATCTGTGTATTCCACTCATGTGTTCTACTAGGATCATAATAAGTACCATCATTTTGATAACCCTGTACAGCATATCCAGCTGATCTAACAGGATAGATGACCTCCAAAGCTTTAAGTTGCTCAGCTGTCATCATCCACCCATACTTATCAATCACATCAGATATTGACATCATATCCATCTTGCCCACCCAGTTACCTTGAGATACATAACGTACATCAGGGCTTTTATGATAGAATGTAAGAAGAGGATTCCATAGTTCCACATCATAGTCATCTTCTCCCATGTTAAAATGCCAGAACTCTCTATCAGTGATAAGCATGTCTCTGAAAGCTCTTTCTTCCAATTCTTGCATCTTAAAACGTTCTTCGTCCACCTGCATCTGGTGAGAAGCCCATTGTTCTACCATCGACTTATAATCTTTCTTAAAGAATTGTTCTATTTCTGGAAGACTTTTAAGTTTTTCTGGAGCTAGTTGTTGTTGACCTTCATCAGACTTAGGATCCATACCCATGTCTATAAGTTGCATAGTTATCTTTTGCTGAGCTTCGGCTAAAAGAACTTGTTCAACCATGTCACGTTTTTGTTCCATCATTTCGTTGTACGAAATATCATCCACAGCTTTAAACATGATGCGTGAGCTTCTTTTGGAAAACTCATTACATAAAACGTTTATAACGTTAGGTATGATTGGATAGAACTTAAGCTCCAAAGCTGACTCATCTTGTTTAGTTAAAACATCTACAAGATCAGACATCTCATTGTCTTGTTCAACTATATAATCACTTTTATCAATAATTCCTTTAGCTAGCTTATAGTTTTTCATAAGCCTACGCGCGTTTCTACGCAACATCTTCATCCCCTGGAATTCTAACCAGTCCAGGTTCCATGCACGCCACTCATCATCTTTCTCCTTTTCTGGAAGAAACTGTATTGGTTGCGTGAGGGTACCCATGCGATTATAGGATACTTTCTTACCGGCTTTAAGATCTAAAGCATTATATATCATCATGATTATATCATTTTTAAATTGTTATGATTTCTTTTAATCCATCGTGTTATAGTAGTTTGATGTACTTTATAATATACCGCAGCATGACCTAACGATTTGAAAATATTAATACCATCTGTAACTTCTTTTTTTAAAGAATCATGTAACTTTTTCATTACTATAGGATTTCTAGACTTACCAAGTTTTGATTTTGAAAGTTTATTTCGATACTCTTTAGAAAAAGTTTTACCAAACTGAGGGTTGTTTATTCCTCTCAATCTAATAGATCTTTTTTCTAATGTTTCTTTAGATGGAATACAACCAAGTGTTCCTTCTCCACCATTGGTTAAATTTACTAAACAACCTGTATTAGTATCTTTTCGTCCATAGAGTTTTATAAACTCTATTTCTTTCTTACAAGCATCTTCCCAAGAAAGATCATATAGAAGAATTTCTACATCGTATGATGTTTTACTTACAACTTTATTCCAAAGTTTACTTCTATTATGCTTACTATAAGCACGATTATAAGTTTCATCACTTCCTATACCAATATAAAAAGGTTCATTTTTATCAGATCTTATATGTCTATAAAGATAAGCCATTGATGTTATTTGTTGTATTTAGTAGAGCAGGAGTTGTGGTTCCTGTTCCAGTTGTATTAATATATAAAGGACTTTGTTGATTCAAAATGTCTCCTACATATTGATTCCATGGTTGTCCTACATAAGGAGCTGGCCCAGGATGTGGCTTAGGCCAAGGTGTCATAGGACGTAATTGAGTTGGACCATACAATCGATTAGGATCTAAAGGTTGAATTTGTTCTTCCTCATTAAGAAGAAGAAGACAATCTTCTAATGTAACAGCTTTTTCTTCTAATAATCTTGAAAGAAGAGCTATTTTTCTTTTATGTATTTCACTATTCATATCTTATTATCGAATATTTTTAAAAGCGTTTCTTCTAGGAGCTGCCATACCACCACTCGTTTGGCTACCACCAATATGTCTAAAAGGACTCATATTAAATCTACTGAAATTTTTAGAGACCTCCAAATTAGTTTTGGTGGTTTCAACCCTTTTTGTTATACCACGGTTAGACTGTTGGACTTTAGCAAAAGCTATTAGCGCAGCAAAAGACACTAGTCTATCCACGTTCACCCCATCCTGGTATCCCTGCATTTCCTTTAGAAGCATAGGATCAGGGATACGTTCCACTCCATAGATTGTTTTGACAATGGTCCCATCGGCCAGAGTTTCCTGATCAAGTTCTTCTTTAAGGTATTCTATGGCATAAGATAAGATGGTTCCTTTAAACAGTGTACCCACGTTCTTCCAGCCATATTCTTGAAACACGTTAGCATTGGCTCCTATATCTTTTAGGAACAAAATCATGTTCTTAGGTACTAAATATTTTTGTTTCTTTTTAGAAATCATATACTGGATGAACAAAGCTACGTTGTTTTCCACCACAGTCCAGGCGTTATACCATTCTATAAGCATCTCTAGACGTTCATGTGTTTTTGTAAGATCATCAAACCGTCCACACCAGGAAGCTACGATTCCGTCACGTTCCATAGAGCTTTCAATCTTTCCCGACCCATCATCTTTAATCACTTGTGTAGGACTCTTGTATATGTATATAGAACATAAAGAATCTGATGTTGTTGTTTTACCCTCAGCAACAGGATCGACTGAAGCATAATACATGCCAAATACAGCATCTTTAACAGGACGTTCATATACACATATAACTCCTTCTTTGTCTACAGTGTTTTTAGTGATCGGCCACTCAGTGATGGGAATCTTTCTAGATGGTTTATCTATTATTTTACCATCAGCATTTCTGGAAAGATCTAGATACTCAACAGAATATTCTTTCTCAGCAATACGTTGTAACTGTTTGGCTATTAAGTGTGGAGGAAATATAGAAAGCTTTCTTGTAGCAAAAGCTTCTTCTATAGAACGAGGATGCTGAGATACCATTAACTGATAGGCAGCTGGCTCAAGATTCTTTTTAGCTTTATCAAACTCCTCCTGTAAAGCATCTAAAGCTTCTTTAACAAGAGAGTTACCGTGTGGATCTATATATGGAGGCATACTCCATTGTTCGGGAATAAATAACCCTGTGATTCCTATTGTGTGATCTTTATCTATAAGATCTGTTTCTATTCCATAGAAGCCATTAGCGTCTGGATTAAGGATGTATTCTTTCAATGGACCACACTGATCAAGGTCACCGACAGATCCTGCAGCTATAAACTGACCAGTGATAAGATGACCTGATTTAAGAGCTGGTCTCATGAATCCATATGTATCATTCATCTTAGGAGCGATACCAGCTTCCTCGTGAAAGAAATATGTTACCGGTCCACCGACACCATTTGTAGGATCTTTTTCAAATGAATAAGAGTTGATTGTACTCTTAAGTCCTTTGTAAGTATCTCTACCATTTATTCTCACCTTGATTTGTTGTTGCCAAGCACCCACTTTATCAGGCTCAGCTGGACGATACCAAGCTGTGTGTTCGTTTAAGAAGTTCTTATATTCGTTTAGAAACTTCCAAGATCCTTTCTCATTGATGTAGTCTTTAAGACTGGCGCCAAGTTTTAACACAGCTCCTTGTTCAAAGTACCACTGATTAATAAACTTAGCCATGTGATAATAAGAACTGGCTATCTGACGTTTCTTTAGAATGATGGCGTGTTTATCATGAAGCTCAGCCAAGAGTTCATAAAGCGCCAGATGGTACTGAGCATCCCTGATCTTTGCAAAAGCAAATCGTTTTTCTTCTTTGTCATATATAGGTAGGAAGTTAAGCCACATGTAATATTCTCTTGGAATATACCACGTATTAAACTCATCCTTTACAATCAACCCATTACGACACTTAGCTTTTTGGTCGTCCCAGTATTTTATAAAGTCTTTTGTTTTTAATGGAGCTGAACAATAAAACCCTTGTTTTTCAAACCTACGACCCTCAGCGTTAAATATAGCTGAGGTGACATTGTTTAAGTTATACTCTCCAGGGGTTTTAAATAAGGGAATAAGGAAGTCTCGGAACTCTTCTTTTGTATCAAAGGTAGTGGTGAGCCAAGCTCCACAATCATATGTGGGGATTTCTATAAAGGGCATTAGCTAATAGTTTTTAGAAACTCTTTATCTAGAGTTACTTTTTCAGCAAGTTCTATCACTGTAGAAAGTTGTGAAGATCTTATAATATCCGGACAACTGTAGTTGTTAAAGTAAGATTCCACTTTATCTCTAGGGATGGCGGCCCAATTACCGTCAAGTCCTTTGTGGAATAACCAATCGTATAACTCTGTCATATTATTTAGTTTTATATTTTTTATAATCACTACGTTTACCATACTTTATTTTATCCATCTTTATAAGTATTTTACCTAAAACTTTTTCCATTGGATCACTAGAATCAGCTAATATAGTGAGATCAATATCAGGACAAATAAACATGTCTTTAAAAGATATTTCTGTTTCTTTAATACCTATTTCTTTTTCTAAAGTATCTAAACAGTTAGCTACTATTAAAGCTTTATCTATAGATTTTATTTGACAGTTTTCGATATGTATTTTTCCTTTTTTCATATTATAAATCATCGTAAGCTCTGTTCTGTCCACCTCTTACAGTGGTTTGTTGTTCTTCCATAAGATCTTTATACACTCCTTTGTAAGATTGTCTCACCGCGTCAAACTTTTCAGCTATACGTAATATCGCTGCTGCAGACCCATCACGACCAAATGTAGGCACCTCTGTGGCTAACACCTTACCAAGGTTATCTAAGGCTGTCTTGATCCCGTAATAGGCTCTAGAGGTTTCTGTTTCATACATACTTCTACATCTCATAAGCGCATGTACTATATCATCATCTTCTGTAGAAAAATCAGCTCCTATTTCTTCCAGGATAACTTCTTCTTTCTCATCTTCTTTAAAATGAAAAAAAGGATTTAAGTCCGGGTTAGGACAAGTCATATAATAAAGATATGCATAGATCTGAAGATAGTCTTCAGGATGGTTATCCATAATCTTCTTAAGAAATCTTAAAGAGTAACAATGTTCAGTCGGTATCACCTTTCCACCGGCTATATCAAATAGTCTTATCATCATCTAGTTTTTTGATTCGTTCTTTATATGTATCAACTCCTGTTTGTGTTTTTTCCCAATCAGTCCATGTATAATCACCATCTATAGATAAGATTCTTCTTTTATGAAAGTCTTTTAAATAGAGTTTAAACATGGTCCATTGAGAAATCTTTGTACAGGTTTTGGTTTCACTTTCACAAGTGAAGGCTTCTATAAACTCTTTCTCTTCTTTTTTAGCATAATACCTATCAATAAGATTTTTAAAGAAACCTTTATTTCCTACTCCAGACTGAATGTTTCTTTTAAAGTTTTCTCTAATAGTATATCTTTTATCAAAGTCTCCTTGTCCCATTAGTGTTTAGGTTTAAGTTTGTGTTTATTATCTTCCAACCAGTGAATGATCTTTATAGCTTCAGCTTTCAAATAAGGAACCTCATAAGGAATAACATCCTTCACTATAGGATCACCATTACTATCTAAAGCTGTGATTGGGTTGTCATATTCATCTCTACCAGCTTCTTCAAATATAATGTGGTGAAGAGTCATCACTCCCGGCTTAAGCTTTGGATTGTGTTTAAGAATCATATACATATACATAGAAAGCTGTAAAGCATAATGTATATAGTTACAATCATCCAGATGAGATAGAGGACTTTCCATCTTTTGTGTTTTACCATCCCAGCTTGTAAATCCTTCTGTCTTAATCTCTTTGTTTGTTTTATAATCAGTGATGTGAACATCACCTTTTACAACTTCCACAAGGTCACTCTGTCCACATATACCTGCAGATCTAAGATAGACTAAATGTTCTGGATATACACCATCACTAATCTTTTGATCAGGAGAATACTTGATTCCCATTAGTTCGATCGGTTTATAAATAGGAACAGTTACATCTTGTCTTTCTATAGTGGTGAAAGAACAAAGATCTTTCTCACGTTCATTATGATACCATGTACCAAGAGTGGTGGCTCTATTAGCTTCAGCTTTCCAAGCTGCTCTAATATCTTCTGGTGTCATACCATACCACTTACTCTTTTTGTTCTTAGATGACTTCTGCGACATCTTCTCCGCGTCAAATCCTTGTTTAAACTGACTGATCAAACTGGTTACTGATAACCATTCTTCTTCTGGGTTGTCGATTGTTGTGTACTTGTGGTCATCTGCTGTAAATCTTAATATACTCATATAGGTAATTTTAATGTGTGTCTATGTATACGTTTATACCACTTCTTATGTTGACGATTGTAATACCAATCATATAAATAACAAATGCCATCAAAAATATTTTTTGGATAGTAAAAATAAAAAGGAAAGATTGTTCTTGGAGTAACAACTAAACCCATACCTGCTATCCAAAGAAGCCATCTTTTGTTTTTTTTACTTTGAAATAATACCCATCCATATAAAGGTTTATTTGTACTACCTATTTTACCTGTTCTATTATCATAGAATGTTCTCATATTGCTAGTTTTTGTTTTAGTTGATCTTCTTCAGCCTGGGTTAGTTCTGCGTCCCAATGTTCTTTAGGACATGATGAAGAAAGACTTCTGGTTTTATATTCTAAAGAACATCCACATCCACCTTTGTCAATATCACAACATGGAGCTGTTCTGTCAACTATACATCCTCCAGAAGTATTGTATAGTTTGGAAGGACACTGTTGACATATTCTTAAACGCTCATGAGCTATCTGCTCAACATCTTCACGTTTAAATATACTATTAGTTACACCTTCTAGGATTTGTCCTTTAGTTTTCCAAATCCTTATTATGTTCTTTTTGCTTAATTTCATAGTCTAGTTGTTTTGTCACTTTAACGATTTCTTTTCTATCTTTTTCCTCATCTATCAACCTCTTCATGTTTCGTAAAGCAAAAAGGTTTTCAGCTGTCTTAAACCTCGCGGTCATCTGTTGCATACCTTTTTGTTTATTACTCTCTTCAAACTTCTCATGCTTATCAATCATATCATCAAGCTTCCAGTGTTTGATTGTAAAGTCTCCAAGGTTTGTTATGTGAACTCGTGGATATGATAGAGACGATAGTGTTCTTCTCACTTCTCTCCAATAATAATCCACTACGTCTTTTACAACACTTTCAGGAAGATCCACTTCTTGTGCTACAACCCCAACATCTCTTTTAGCTTTCTTAGGATGGAGTAACAACGCTTAAGAATTGATAGTTTAACAATATATTACCCTCACTCTGTATGTTTAATACAGGGTTTATATAAATCTTCTTTTTGTTTTTTCCTTCCTTCACAAGGAGGTTTTTCTTTTCAGCTTTTGTAAGACAGTTGCGCACACTCTGTATAGAGGAGAATATCTTTTTATCATTAGCTTTGTTACAGAAGGATGTTAGTTCCTGGTCCCCTTCCATCGCAAGAAGTGTCAGACATTCTAAGTCCGCGTCACTCACTTGTACCTTGTATAGATAACAATAAGTTAGTAGTTGGAACTTAACTATGTCCCATCTAGCCATCTTCATTCGTTTATCTACTTTGTTTACTATTGCCATTGGTTTTCTTTTTTAATCTATGAGGGAGTGGATTTCGCCACTCCCTTAGATCCCTTAATCAACTTTTTTTAAAGAGCGCTTAGACTTTTCTTTTGCATCAAGCTCAGCTTTAGCTACTTGCTCTTGTGTTGGTATCATCACTTGATCACCAACTTTTAATCCTTCATCAACAAGCTCTGGATTGTTATCAAGATCTTCTTGTGTGATGGTGTGTAAATTACCTGGAGGTGTTTGTTGTTTAGGACCAGCCATAGCTTGACCAATAAATCCTAACGCTTCAATCTCTTTGGCTCTACATACAGCAAGTTCCATATTAGCCTTAGCTAAACGAACTTGTAACTCTTTCACTTCTATTTGATCATTTAGCATTGCTATGATCTCTTCTTTACTAGGAGCCTTTGATTCTTCAGGCTTGTCTAAAAATTGTCCTTCTGACATATGTGTTGGTTTTATAATTCTAAATCTTTTTCTTTTCCTACAGATCCTTCAGTCATGTATTCAAACCAGATTTTTTCAAACTTCTTATACGGTGTGTCTATAATAAAAGATCTTGTATCCATATAAATAGTTGTGCATCCATAGTTCCAATCATCAGGATCATCTGATGTCAACTTAATAACAGTGACGGTGTCCAGAAGAAAAGCAAATGGAAGCCATACACTAGAACTCTGTCCTAACAATTGTTCTGTAGCTTCATCATGGCGGCTACACTCGGCCTTACAGCGATGTATCATTAGCATTCTTTTTATGAGATGTGTGATATTGGTTATAAGATATAAACTGACTTACACTCGATCGTCTTATAATGCTTTCAGCTAAAAGACGCTCACCGATTCCATCACGGACATCGATTACTGGGACATTTATAGGATCCCCATTTCTGTTGGTTGTCTGGCGGTAGTGACTTAGTTTACCTTCCATACCTGTTGATGTATTCATACTATAATATACTTAAAAAGTTTAAACTTAGCAAATTTATATATATTAAAGTTATCTTTAGAAAGATTGTTTCCACATGGGTGTGGATAAAAATAAAAAGTCAAGTATCCTATACAGAATACTTGACAAATAGGGTGACTAGCCGGAACCGAACCGGCACCTTTAGCGCCACAAGCTAACACTCTTCCCGTTGAGCTATAGCCACAGTTCTTCCACTTTGAATCGAACAAAGACTAAGAGCTCCAAAAACTCCTGTACTAACCATTATACCATGGAAGAATATAAGAGCCTCCTCCGGTACTCGAACCCGGTTTTCCTCTTTACAAGAGAGGCACATCACCGTATATGCTTAGGAGGCGTGTGTTGTGGTGAATGTTGGAATCGAACCTAACTCCTCTGGTTTTTCAGACCAGTGCTTCTACCAAGTTAGCTTATTCACCATAGAGAGAAGTGTTTGAATCGAACAAACGTAGATGGTTTTGCAGACCATCACCTAAACCACTCGGTCAACCTCTCTTATATTTGTAGGGTGGACAGGACTCGAACCTGCACGCACTTGCTCCCAAAGCAAGGGACCTACCATTGGTCAACCACCCTAAATTAAAAATCCCCGGCTCATTTCTGAACCAGGGACATATCTTTCACACATATATACACTAGTTCATCATCGTCTTGTAAAACAAGGCGTTGTCGGAAACTGTTGTGTATGTTGTGTATTCTTTTTCATTACATTACAAAGATAAGGGTATATCTTTTCTCCACCAAATCTTTTTTTATTTTTCTAAAAAAAATGCCTTCTCAAAGGAAGTGAGACCTCTAAGAAGACAAGTGGTTCTTTACCAGGGGCTAAACTTACATACAGGTTGATGATGCACTGTTCTACACCACCCTTTTCAATACAGCTTACTCTCTAATAAAGGCGGCCACCACTTACAATATACAAAAATTTTTTTACCCCCTAAAAAAAGATCTTGTAATAGAGGATGTTAAGACCCCCCAAGTCAGAAGCCCCGGCTCGGAACTCGCGACCCTGACCCCCTATCAAGTTCAGGGAAAGTCTTTTGAAACAAAACTCCTTTAGTCTTTGGGAAGGTTTTGGAAGTTTCGCATGTTTCTGAGCTGAGAGTTTTTGTCCTTTAATAATTTAGGAGAAAATCATACAAGATAATCTCTGTAGGTTGATTCAACATTACGGATCAATACAACTACATATAGAAATGTCAGGGGGAGGGTTATAATGCCGCTTACCCATTTACAAAAGGTTTTCTCTTATAACTTTGAGATGTAATACCACAACAGCCTTAGTCGGCACCACAATAAGCTCCCTTAATTGGGAGCTTACTTTTGTTTATACGAACATTCCACTCGCTTTCAGCGAACTCCTTTATAAGCTTAGATATGTTCTGTTTATATTAGATATGTCTTTTAACAAATTAGATATGTCCTTTAACAAATCAACTAAATATATACACATGTCAGATCAATATTTTTGTCCTAACTGCGAAAAGATAACAGAAAGACTTCCTCATGAAGCTATAAATACTGAGACTATTTGTATTGAATGTAACGATACATATTATATAGAAGATAGTTTATTTCGTCAAAGAACATCCAGAAACATTAAACAACAACAAGCTAACTATCTAAACTCAAAAGATTATTTACAAATGAAAAAGTTAAAACAAAAAGCTATAGAGATGCGCGTTTTAAATAAAGGGTTAGTAAGCAACTAAACAAAGAGGAGCCCACAAAGCTCCTCTTTCCTTAGCGGATATATTCCACTCTGCTTCGCAGCACTCCTTTATAAAATTAGGCTTCCGAGTATCTTCTGTTGTAATCAGTGATATAGGTTGTCCTTTAACAAGTCAATTATTTTTATTCATATCTAAAACATTTAAACATGTCAAAGAGAACAAACACACTAAAGATTGTAGGCGTAAACAACTTTAGTCAGACCATTAATGGTAGAGAATACGCTATGGTAGAATGTACCACTTCGGACAACAAAACTGTCGAAGTTGCTTTAACTCACAACTTTCTCGAAAGAAAGGGGGTTGACCTAACATTGTTAGATGAACTGACAGGTTCATCAATAACAATAGGTAAAGACGAATATCGCGCGGGCGGTACAGGTATTGCTGTCATCACTTCAGCTGAAGACAGAATCGCTAACGTTGTAGAAGGTAAAACTTATACAGCAGCTAATGGAGATGAAAAGACTTATTCTTTCATCTTGACTAACTCTAATAACATTAGTAACTTTGTAAAAGGCGAGATTTACAAAGACGCTACTGTTAATATTGTTTCTTCCACTCTTGCAAAAGTTAAAATCGAAGAGAAAAGACTTAAAGGTATAGCAGCTACCAAAGCTAATGCTGAAAAGCTAAGAGCTCTTAGCGAAAATACTACTAAGCCTGTCGAAGAGAAAGAAGAAGAGTTTGAAGAAGAAATCAAAGAAGAACCTGCGTTCTAATTTAAAAGAACACTTAGAAGAGCCTAATCTATATGGATTGGGCTCTTTCTTTAAGTTTCACACAACACATCTCGCATATCAGACGAACACAGCTACGCTGTTGACGAACACGGAAACGTGTGCCATGTGACATGTGAAATCTGTCTTCTGAAAATACATAACTCACTGAAAACCAAGGAGTTATGTGTCTGTGAGAGGGTGGGAAACAACACGTCCTCTGTTTCATCAACATATAAAAAGCCTAAGAAAAACCACAAAAAACGCGGATCAGTATAGCTATAACAATAACACATCAAAAAAAAAAGACAATGAACATTACAAACTTATTAGGTCAGATTTGTACATTAGGTACAAAAAGCAAACAAGGTTTTAGAATGCTAGAGGGTATTAACAGGAAGGTGATACCCAGTCGTGTGACAATGCTAGCTCAATCTGTTGAACAAATGGGTATATGTAGACCTGTTATCGTGGCGCAGATAGACTTTCTTCCTATTCCAGGGCTATATGTCATAGATGGTCAGCATCTGTTTCATGCGCTCTTAAGACTTGGTTGTGATATACCATATGTAAAGATGGAGATTAAAACTAAGGAACAACTTGTAGAGAACTTGGCGCTGTTAAACAATAGTTCTAAGTCTTGGACTCTTGTTGACTATGCCACTGTATGGGCGTATATCAATCCTGATTATAGTAAGCTACTAAAATATCATAGTATATATGATGTGGAGCTTAGTGTATTAGCTAATATACTAAACAGATCTCCAAGACTTTTTGTATTAGGGAGTGTGATAAAGAAAGGTACATTGGTTATTAAGAATGAGGCCGAGGCGCTTATGATTTTAGATTATCTGACAGATATACTAAGAATCATTCCTAAGAGAAACGTTCATCATGACAATCGTAAAATAATTGAAGCCTATGTACAGTTTGTTATGACTAACATATCTACATACAATCATAAGAAGTTTACTAAGTATTTAACTAAGAACCTATCAAGGTTAGAGTTTGCTAATGTAGACGAAGAGGTTTATGTGGATTTCTTCTCTAAAGGATTATAACATCCGCGACAAAGGATAACGAGCTTTTTGTGTATATCCCCGACTTGAGAAATCGGGAAGGGGATAATACCTAAACATAGCAAGAGGATGGGTTTGAGGAACCTGTCAAATCTAGAGACTTTAATAAGTCATCAAAGCTCGTGAAGTTCGAGTGTAAAAAGGTGTAATCCCTTCTATTTTTTCTCACGCATATCTATGTGTGGTTTAAAAGAGCGTGTGTAGGACCAGAGGTCACAAGCTACACAAAGAATTTAAACAAAGTGTTCGATTATAGTGAGCATATAAGAGGGTGACTATTCCCTCTATTTTTAACATTGTTTTTCATCACCAAAAAAATATATAACACAATGAAAAAGTATTGGGTAATGTTAGGAGCTCAGGTATTTATTATCGGTTCCACAATGAATCTGTCTGCAGGAGAAAAACTCTTTGTAAAAGGAACAGAAGTAACTGTTGTAGAGAAAGTCTACGTACAGAAAAACCTATTTATTTAATGTATTCTTAGATGTGAGCCCTAACATAGACTATTTGTCTACAGGGCTTATGTCTTTGACTAAAAACACATCAGTTTATGTGGGAAACATTGAAACAAGGGATTAAAAACAATCCTAAAGTCGCGGCAGCTGGTCTGTCATTAGTATTGACGCTAGTAGTCTTCTACTGGTTATTATGTAACTTCTTAATTATCGAGTAATGAAAAGAAACACAGCGTACAGTCTTTTGTACATATTAACATTATTGGTTGTAGCAGCTATTATGGCTAGCTGTAACCCAATGATATCCGGTAACACGGGTGGAAGAAATTGTGGAGTGTGGTTTCCAAAACACTTTCACAGAAGATAAGCATTCCTAATAAGAACACGGGCCTGGATTTCTATCCTGGGCTCTTATCTTTTATTATTAACACAAAAAACAATAGCTATGTTATTTAGCGTTTACCTGGCTACTGAGCCTAATGCATTCAGTGAAACTGTTTGTCAACCGCGCGAGTTCGTAGGAACTGTAGAAGCGGAAACTGTAGGTGTGGCTTATCATAAGACACAAAACCTTACAGAAACATGGAACAAAGAAAAACCATGTAGAAGTGTTTCAGTTGGTGACGTCTTAGTAGACGAAAAGTTCAACAAACTAATGGTTATAGGTGTAGGATTCAGAGATATAACAAGAGAAATATGTCCTGAAACGGACATCACAAGAGATAATATGGCTGGGTAGACGACTGGACGTGGAGCGATTTCCCATAGTTATTCCCTACCTGGCATATTTTTTAACAAGATTAATGGTGAGAAAACCCGGAAGCTTCGGCTGATGGGTTTCCCTAAGACAGCTCATATTTGAGCTCCTATCATACTCAATATATAATATATCTATATACTAGTATGATTAGAGCTCATATTTGAGCTCTCTTAGTCTCATTATAGTCACAAAATGAGCTTTATTATGAAAGCTGAAGAACTGGTAATAGGGAATAAGTATGTTCCTATAAAGAAGTCTATTGGTCAACCATTTATGAAAGAAGATGGTGCTTGGTATAAAGCTGTTGGCAAAGGTCAAAACTTTTTGTATTACCTTGGACCAACTAACGGTGGTAAAAAACATGTTTTTAGTCATGAACAACCGTTTAGTCTTGGTGGAAGAAAAATAGGAGAATGGTATAACCCTGAAGATGTGGTTGAATATCCTATTATTCACTCATATAAGCCCGATAGAGCCTTTTTAAAAGAAATCTGGAGTATATCTACAGATGAAGAGAAAAAAGAGCTAGAATCGAAGTTTCCTCATCTTATGTTAAACTACCTTATATGAAAGCACAAGACATAGTAGTGGGAGGAAAATATGTTCCTTTACGTAAAAGTGTAGGAGATTCAGAGTTATATGTACATCCTATGGGTGAATGGGCTAAAGCTCAAGCTAAAGGACAACCGTTTCTTTACGCTATAACGAAGTATTGGAATACACATACAAATAGTAATATTATAGTATTATCTGTTGAAAATCCAAAGATGGTAGATTACCCTATATCGGATGGTTATGCTCCAGAAGACTTAATACCTTATACAGAATATTACCCGGACGAAGTATTTCTAAAAGAGATATATGCTATAGTTGATGAGAATCAGCGTCAAGACATGGAGGAAAAGTTTCCTCTTATTTTTAAACAAACAATCTAAGTGGTTGTAAATCAACGAGTTATGAATTGGAAACACACAGTGACAGGTAAAGTGATAGATGATTATGACTATCAAGAACTACCTGCTCAAGAGAAAAAGTATTATGTCAGAACAGCTAACTCTGTAACTGACGATGATGATGACGATCTTTCTATAGGAAACTTGTTTTCTGTAGAACAAGATGATCTTCCGTCCTCGTTTACTGTCCCTGACAATGACGATCCACAAGATTCTTTCCAAGGATTTGGTGGTGGAAGTTCAGGTGGCGGTGGAGCTACAGATTCATGGGATGATGATGACGATAGCTCTGATGATTCAGATGATTAAACTATTTGGGGATTTAAAGGATAGAACCTTTTACAGGAAGTACAACTGATGGATCACTGGCTATATAGCAAAGACCAACCCCAAACCAATTGTTAAGAAACACATTAGAGGTGATGTGGGCTGAAGATTTGGGAAAGTCTTTAGCTTCTTAACACAATAACATAACAAACAAAACAATAAACAACATGGTGTTAGGTAGTATAAACGAGATCGTAGTTGATCTTACAGAACCTATGGAGATAAAGATGCAGACGTTAACCTATAGACAAATAAACTTGTTTGCAGGACAAAACGGATCTGGTAAGAGTTTCTTACTTATTAAGGTTTTCTGTTTACAAACAGCGCTAGGTGTATATGCAGCTCTTCCTATTGATCAGGTTATTCCTGATGTGTTAAAGAGAAAAGTGGCCCAGGAAATCTGGGACGGGTCTTTTACAGACCAAAACTTAAATGGAACCATAGAAGGACGCTATGACCATGGGGTATCACTTAAAGTGACGTTTGTTAAGGGTGATGTAACTGATGTACAATATTCAGACCTAACAAAAATAACAGCAGTGGCGCCTGTGATATACATGTCTTCTCATATGAGAACATTTGAGAGTATTAAGATGTATCTGAAGATGAGAAAGATATTTAAAGAGAGCTCACAACCAACACATGAGTTTGGAGCTGATCTTGCTACTAAGCTTGTAAAGGATGGGTTCAAGCTTTATGATATATTGTGTATTGAGCGACTTATATCTAAGATGCCAATATTAGATACTGTAGAGATATGTAAGACGTTATCTAACTTTGAACCTAATGATCAAGTGTTCAATGATATAGCTTCATTTGATGTCGACTACGACAGATGTGATTTCTTGTATAGATCAAAAGCTACAGGTAATGCTGTATATCTTACAAGTCTTCCAAAAGGACATCAAAGCCTTATAAATATGGTTTTGTGTTCTATTCCTTAGTTTTTTCACGCTTAAAAATAATAAAATGGCGAAGTTAACAAGAAGAGGTCAGAATGACTCTCAAACAGTAAACAATTTTACTTTAAACCTTACAAAAGGTAATGACGCGATCAAAGGTGATCGTGCAAGAGTGGCGTGTTCTTCAGCTGAAAGATCACAAAGAAAAATCATCGATGAAATCATCGACAGACAAGACAAGTTGTTGTTAGAAAGAGAGAACTTAAGTGATCTTTCTCCTCGTAACACTACAAGTCTTGTGTTTGCCGGTGGTAACTTTGATGGAGACAAATGGGCTAGACGTATGCAAGACATCGAGCTTCAGTTGGTAAACATTGAAGTGGAGCTTGAAGTGGCTGAAGGTCTTTATGAAAAGTGGTTTGCTCCAGTAGAAGCTCCAGCTCCTAAAGCTACTCGTTCTGGAAATGGTAAAAGAGCTACAGCTGCTGCAGCTCAAGAAGGAGGAGAGTAATCATGCGGATCTACATAAGTGGATCACAAGCAGGAGACGCATCTATTCCTAGAAAAGTGGGAAACTACTTATCCGAGAAATATGAAGATGGGGTGGAGATAATCTACCCTAAGCTTTCTTGGACAAATAAGTCTGAAGAAGAGATGTTAGCTTGTGATATATTAATTATTTGCCCACCTGACTCTACAAACTACAACGAAAATATAAACGTAGGAAAAGGTCAGTATGAGATGGTTAACAAGTTTTACGATAAGCCAAACTCGGCCGGTATATTTGTTATCAACCATCTTCAAGAAGAAGATGATGAGATTGATTACATCGAAGCCACTGTTGTGGAGGAATACCCTAGTGGAAATATAACTTTTCAAAATAGTGCTGATCGTCCAAACTGGCAAAACAACTATGGTTGGATACATACTAGTGATGAAGGAGCTGTGTCTTTAGATGAACTGATGGAAAAATCTGGTGTATCGTTTAAGAAACATGAAACTTTGTTTCAGATTGGTAAATGGTACCGTCATTTTGAAAATAAAAATATTTTCTTTAAGTATGAATCAATCAAAAAAACAACTGGTGGTATCAAGTATATTTACGCTAGTGAATTTATTTCATCTGATCGTGTTTACACTTCTACGGGCCGTGGTATGGGAACACTCGATAATTATAAAAGTAAGATCGTATTACTTCCTCAAAGTGAACTTGATAATTTTTTACCTACAGATCATGAGGATAGAAAAACCCAATCTGTTACTATAGATTCTTGGTGTGTAAAAGTTACAAGAGAAAACTATGATGTAGTTAAAAAATGGTTAGGTAATAATCATGTTTCTTTAGCTGCAAATGATACACAACCTGGACATATAGTGGGTATTACAAAAAAAGGTGATAAAACCTATTTTGGAACTCATTGTGCTAAAGAATATTTTTCTAAGATTATTTCTACAAAAGACTTTTATACGAAAATTGGACATGTTGAGAAATCAACCACACCAATAGCTCCGTCTTATAAACCAACAATCCATCTAGCCTGTATAAGGCTTATTCGTTAATTATTAAAAATCTTTTAGTTATGACAACTAAAAAAGTAAACAATGAGCTTGCTATAAGTCAACAAGACTTAAACGAAGAGGGTATAAAAACCCAGCTTAATCAAAATGACCTATTAGAGGTCTTAGTTACTGAGCGCTTAGACGCTATCGATGCTGAATGTGCAGCTATCACGGCTGAATACATGGCTATCCGAGAACAAGCTATTGAACAAGAAAACTTGATGAAAGAACAAGTTAAAAAAGAAGCTATTAAAGCTTTAAAAAAGCTTGGTATTATCTTTGGCGAAGACCAGAAGTTAAACTTTTCTATATATGTTAAAGGTGATAAAGATCGTTATGATGTGTTCAACGTTTATAAAAAATCAATTATTAAAGGTCATGATAATGTTTTTAGAGAACGTTACAATCACACAGAGGTGTTAAAAACCTCTGGTGTTATTACTGGATATGTACTTATTCAGGTAAAAGATGTGTTAACTTCAGAAGTAACATCTACACACGAATACAAGGTTAATGTTTCGTTCACTTATAAGAACAAAAGTAAAGAGATTGTTGAACGTATAGGTAAACATAATGATAATGTAGATGCTTACACTGAAAAGATGGCTGGTGTTAACATAAACTACAACTCTGTACTTAAGAATATGAGAGTTACGTTTAACAAAAAACTTATAGCAACCGGGTCGCCTAATCTTCGTAAGAAGATATTAGAATGCTTTGGATTGTCTATCTAATAAGGTTCTCCTGTAGCTCAGTTGGTTAGAGCGCTTCTTTTGTAAGGAGTAGGTCATTGGTTCAAATCCATTCAGGAGAGCATAATATACGGGGATAGCTTAAAGAAACCTGGTTGATAGACACTATACGATGTCTACATATTATGTGTACACGATTGTATATCCGTAATAAAAGATGGTGGGTAGAGCGTTGGAATATAGATTCCAGAGATAAAGGTTCAATTCCTTTTCTTCGTACTTTTTCATATTGCGTAAAGCACAATCGTTAAGCTCTTGTATTTCTATATGGGAGCTCTATTTTTTCACACATTAAAACAAACAACAATGGAGAACATATCTCTAAAAACAATACCGGACGATGTCCGAAACTTCCTTGACATGGAAGATGGTGTTCGTAAGAACATAAAGTATCGTAAAGATATGATAGGTATTTTGTGGCTTGACACAAATTTGTGTATAAAAGACGATGGTACCATTCATTATTCAGAGGTTACAAGAAATATTAGTAAAGCACAAAAGTATTATACCAAACAAGTGAAGAAAATAGGTTTCACTTTTACAACTAAGAAAAAACTTGAATTTTGGTTTAACACATCTGTCAATAGTTTTATAGCTGACGCTTCTACTATATTCAAAGCTTTAAAGATTGATTGGTGGACGAATGAATATTCTCAGTTTTTGACAAAAGGTCTTATGGAAAAAGTGATAGCTGGTAAAATAACAAACCCTACAGATTTTGCTCGGGCTGTTCTTAAACTCTACAGAGTTAAGAACGGGTCACATAAACTTCTGTTGAAAGCTATACCTATACATGATTTTACCAAACGTAAAATGTTACGAGGTCTTCAAGTATCTAAAAACTTTAATCACTATTTAGAGTTTTTCTTAGCAAAAGAGCTTGATCAGGAAAAAAGAAACATTTGGTCGATTCTACAAGACATGGAAGAACAAGCATTACAGCTTGAATGTAAGATAGACTATACGTGGAGTATTAAACGTATTCACAATGAACATACTAAGATGACCATGGAAATCATGAACTATCTTGGTCAAGAACTTAGTGATACACCTTTAGAACATCTGCTTGAGCTGAAAGAAGCTATACCTGTTCTTCCTAATATGAGACTACTTGTATCAGAAAAAGAAGCGTTTATAGAAGGATTCACAATGAATCATTGTGTATACACTAACTACTGGCATCGTGTTGTAGATCGTCAATACCTCATCTTTCATATAAAAATGAATGATGTTGACTGGACGTTAGGTCTTAATCTTGTACAAGGTCTTAAATATGGATTGTATTGGAATCAGCTATATGGTTATAAGAACGCCTGGCCGCCAGATGACGTATCTAACACTATAAGAAAGTGGTTTGATGATATAAGAGATGATAAAAAGATTAAGCAGGTATGTAAGAAGCTGGCTCATATTGATACAAACTCTTATGTAGCATTGGATGACATTTAAACAAAGTATATGGAAAACGAACCAACTCCTGTAGAGGAGGTCGATGGTAAAAAACTTTACATCATCGAAGATTATAAAATATGGGCCGAGAACTATACACAAGCTCTCGAACTATTAGCTATGATAAAAGCATTTTAGTATGAAAAATATTTTTAAAAAGAAAACAACACCCAAACAAGAAAGCTGTTTACCAAAGCCGGGAGACATTAGAATACAATCTAGTGTTTTTCCGGCTAAACAGCCAGATTACAATCAATGGGTGGCGTCTGTTGGATTTGGCTCAGCCTATCCTAGGACAAAGACAAAAATCATTTATTAAAAGATTGCTTTGAGAAATCAGAGTAACGTACAGATGTTGTATGAGCGCGGGAGTGATCAACCCATACATCTATTGTGGTAATCCACACCTGGTAGGAAGTTAAAAATCCTCTTATGAGTCAGTATTGTAGGTGATTGTATGTAGGCTTACGAGTGCTATGTATAACCACCAAATCTTCTACAACAACAGGTAGGTAAAACCTGTTATTTTTTTCTCATTATTTAAAAACAAAAAAAAAGGTTTATGAACCAAAATTATTTAGTCACTTGTGACGCAGACCACAACGCTAAGTACATGAACGATTGTTTCAGTGTTTCACCAGCGATGTCTCAAAAGTTAAGACACATGATTTTCTTTGTGTTTGTTAGTAATCATATGAAATCTGAAGAACTCTATGATGATAGAGATTTAGCGCCACGCGAGCTAACCACTGTAACAGGTGATCTTGTTCAGTTTCTTAAGATGACAGAAACCCAACAAGAATATGAGTGGGGGTTGTTAAACTTTATGCATCTACATGAGATGGCTCAAGCTGCTTATGGGAAGTATAAGATAAACACTAACGACTTAAACTCTTTTGATCCTGAAGAAAGAGATAGGGTTAAAAAGATCCGTGCTATGGATAAGTTCAAAGATATGTTGGAAGAACTTCGTGATAGTTTTCATGATAAAGAAAATGATGATTATGATGTAGAACCTGAAGATGAAGGTGCTATCAGCATGAAGTTTATGACTAACAAGTGTGTACCATATGTAAAAAAGAGTAAATATCACTTTCCTACGTATTACAAGATGGCCACAGGTAAAACTTTAGCTTCAGAACAAGGTTTTCTTGATGATGTATTAAGCATCGCGAACACTCCTGATCCTGATTTGTAAGATATATTCCTATATTTGCGTCACAAAACACACACACAAATGCATGAGATATCACAATCCGCGTCTAGACAAAGGGTTTGGACAAGTTAGCAACGTTGCTATGAGAGATCCTGAGCTTTCTTTAAAAGAAAAAGCTCTTTACGCTTATCTTTCTACATACGTTGATAACAATACAAACGAAACAACGGTGGCTGTATCTCGTATGGCTGATGAGTGTGGAGTTTCAGAAGCAACGATAAAGAGATCTTTAAGTATTCTGGAAGAAAAAGGATATATCAGTAGACAGTTTCGTAAATACGGAACAAGTAGAACTACTGTATTACTAAAATAACTATTGTTTCAGGGCGATGGTGGCGGCTTACAGTTGTAGGTTTTTTAACGCTATTAACCCAGCCGAGTCATCGCGCCCTGGAACTAAATCATTAAAGTCTCAGAAAAGAGAGGTGCTGGATCTTTGGTTTGGGGAATCCTTTCGCTCAAGCTAGCGGAATAGGCGCTCTCCCCTCTGAGACTATTTTTATTCATTAACAAAACAATGTCGAGACATGAACAAGTCAACGAAGCATTTTAATGGGACGCCTCAAGCGAGGGTTAGAAGAACAAACGCTATGCAGCGTTTAGAAGTTCAACTGAAAAGTGGGATAAAGAACTATGGTGGTAATCCTACAGAACCACTTACTGATGATGACGTTAAACGTATCAACAAAGAGATTGAAATCATTAAAACACGTATATAACATGGCAAAGATTACGCCTTCAAAAAGAAAAGGTCCGGGTAGACCTGCAGGTTCTAAAAACAGAACTACACCCATCGTAAAAGCTAAGAACGTAAAGAAAGACGATTCTAAAGCTGAAAAAGCAAAAACTGTCAAAGAAAAGTTTGAAAAGCTTATAATGGCTGAGCTTGAAACTAAGATGAACGAAGTGCTTGTTTCTTTTGCGAAAGAGACAACAAGTATTAGTTCTTTCTGTAAGAAAGCAGCTCAATATCATCTTAAGAAAGTGAAAGAAACAACCGGTGAAATCACTGAAGAAGATATCACTTATGTTCTTAATTTGGGACACAGAATGATAAAACATCACTGTGATCAAGCTGAAGTAGAAGTTGTTAAAAAACAATAACACGTTTGATAAAGACAGAAATGGGGATAAAATCGCTCCTTCCGTAAAGGATTCCAACGGACGCAGAGTCTTTGCGGAATCCCGTAGCCGAGTTCAACGTGTGTGTATCCTTGGGCAGGAACCTATATGGAGTATGCAGTTAGGGAAAGGAGGATAAACAATGGGCTTAGATCGCGATTAGGAATATTATTCCGAAAGTGATATACACATTTTCCTGTACTCCACAAGGATACACTTTTTTTTAAATTATTGATTGATCAGGAGAACTATTCTGGAAAGAAACAAGTAGAAAGCGTTGGGTTGTGGAATGGCTAAAGCAACTTTAGGACGTTTTCTAAGTGTAGACATCTAGTTGAACACTTCTGATAATCACAAAACAAAAAACATGAGTCAAAAGAAATTTTTCCTTCACATTGAAGCTGTAGAAGCTGAAGAAGGTAAAGCAACTGGTCTCGTTCAAGCTGAGGTAGATGCTCCAGCAGAGATGATGATCCAAGTATTAGCGGATATCTTTACAAAGAATCCTCCGTTATTAATCATGTTTAAAGCTGCTATAGCTTACATGGAGTTGAAAGATGAAGACGAAGACGATTCTGAGGAATAAAAAACAACAACATTTGATCCCAGGTGCCGTGTCGTATTAATAAGATGTCACAGCGGGTGAGTTAGTACCCGAAAAGATGGAGAGAAACCACTGAGTAAGCGAATCCTACAAGATTGAATTCTGACTTAGAAACATAATCCCTGGGGTAAATGTTGTATATTTGTAAACTTTTAAAGTACAGAAAGTATGGCTTCAAAAACTTATCACATAGGTGATAGAGAAGAAAAACTAGATCATGACTATACGATAGTTGTGACTGAGAATGATAATAACACCACGTATGTTTTATCCAGAAGTGAAAGCTCACACTGGAGTGAACATGCGCGTGGTGAAGAACTTCTCACTCTTGTAGATGATGGAAATGGCTACAAGTTTAAAGAAAAGATCGGTAGGGCAGTGGATTACGCTCAGTTCGCTGAGTTGTATATTCTTATACAGTTTATCAATAAGATGTATAGTAACAAACCTGTCTATATCGGAACCATTTCCGAAACAACCTTCATTACGGATTTTTAAAACACATATATGAAGAATTATCTTTACTGGCTCGGAAGAGTCTTTGAGCTGGGCTTATTAGCTGTGCTCACATTGTTAGTAATTAAAGCTGGCTTTGGCTTTATGAGTAAGAAAGACACGTTATTGAACATAGCGGGTACTTTTATTGTTCTGTTTGGTTGTTTATCAAGTGGTTTTTACGCTTGGTGGGTGGCACATAGAATACTTATTCGTATAGAAAAAAGCGAAAAAGAGGAAGAAGGAGGACCTGATAAATCATGTTTGTAATCCTTTACCTTATTATATCAGCCATGTTTTTAGGAATATCTATCACTGTGTTAAAACATAACATAGACAATGATAAATATTTTTATGAAGATAGTTGGGGTTCTTTTAAGAAAGATGGTCTTGATTATCAAATACGTTGGTACGTTGTGATATGTTTAGTATTACTAGTATTAGCATGGCCTTTCTTCATTCCTTGTTATTTATTTTATCTTTTTGGAGCTAAGCTGGCCAAGAAGTTTTTATAAAAAAAGAAGCTTAATTATTTATTAATCATCAAAAACAAAACAAAAGATGAAAAAGTTTGGATCGTTATTAGTGTTAATCGCTGTTATATTTACAGCTTGTACAAATGTTGGACCTACAGAAGTTGGGTTCATGATCAGTAATTCAGGAAACTATCGTGGTATCGACAGTCTTCCTACCGTTAGTGGCTGGAATTTTTACACTCCAGGGTTTAACCACATAGTGACTATGCCTACAACACAACAGCATGTTGTTTGGAGTGAAGGAGCTGGTGAAGGTGAAGCTGAAGGACAGCACATCACTGTAGCTTGTTCTGGTGGCGCGGGCTTTAAGATGGACGTAGGTCTTAACTATAGACTTAATCCATTCAAAGCTTCTAAAGTTTATCTTAAGTATAAAACAGATGATTTAGAAAAGATAACTGAAGGATATTTACGTAATGTTGTTAGAGGAAGTATGCAGGACATATCTGGTCATATAACAGTGGATAGTATATTAACAAATCTACCTGGATATGAACAAGCTGTAAGAGATCTTGTTGGTAAACGTTTTGAATCTGAAGGATTTATATTAGATAACTTTAGTATTCTTAAACAACCTACACCTACAGATCCTGATCTGGCTAAAATGATTGGTGAAAAGATCAAAGCTAAACAAGATGCTGAAAAGAGTGTTACCGAGTTACAGAAGAGTGTAGCGGAAGCTAATAAAAAGATAGCTGATGCAAGAGGTGACTCTGCTTCAAGAGTTATTAGAGCTCAGTCTGAAGCTAAAGAAATCTTAGTGAAGCAAGAAGCTTTAAGACAATCACCACAGTATGTAGAACTTGTTAAAGCGCAACGCTGGGATGGACATTTGAGTGCTGTACAAGGAGGTGGATCTGGTATGATACTTCAACTTAAACAACCTTAATCATGGGAGTAGCAGCGTTTATTATTACAGTCATCCTGGTTCTTGGATTCTTATGGAAAGTATATAAGACACCAACCTGGAGAAAAAAGTTTGTAGAAAATCTTGAAGAGTTTGATGCTCCTCTTGGAGCTATTGTAGTTCTAATAGGTATTATATATGCTTTAGTACTTCTTACATTATTTTTCCCTGTGTTTATGATTTCTTTATTTATCCTCGCATTTGTTGGAGGATATATGGGGTATAAGATTCATAAGAAACACGAAGAAGAAAATAATTAATCAAAACCTGGGCTAAAATCCGGGTTTTACAATCTATAAAAAGATGTTCCAACCAAAGAAATCAAAGATTGAACACTTAAACGAGCGTTCAGAGAACGTTATCAATGTGTTCACCGAGACAGTTAATAGTTTAAAAACTATCAACGAAGAAATTGACAGCCATAAAGCTGAAAAGCTCGCTGAAAAAGCTAAGCTTGAATCTCATATAGAAACTCTGGAAGAAAGATCTAAGGCTAATACCCTTGTGATAAACAACATCCAGAAGATATTTTCGTAAGAATAAGAACACGTTAATACCGAATTAACTAAAAGGGCGGGAGAGTGATCTCTCGTTCTTTTCTATTTTCCCTGCTGATAAGCAAACAGATGATAACAAATGTTAAACGATGGATAGTAGATAAGTGCCCCATCATCTATTTATATAGAAAATGCTGAACAGGATTACTAGAATCTACATCAAGAGTAGAGCTGTTTATAGTGGACAGATGTGGTTAAGGCTACTCTTATGGAGTGACGGATGAAATATCTCCCCACACATTCAGAATCTTGAACTGACAGGGAAAATTTCTTAAGGGAAATTAAGGTGGAGATGGATCCATCAGTTGTCTAAAGTTCTCATTAAGACACCCTTATTAGGTTTGGCCCACTTGTACCTTGAACAGGTGTCCGGGGAGTAGCGCAGCGGTAGCGCAGGGCCCGGATAAGGCCTTGGTGGTAGGTTCGACTCCTACCTCCCCAACGATATGTTCGTCTTTTTTTTGAGAACAGCTCCTTCTATTCTTAGAGGGAGCTCTATTTTAAAAAGATGAAAAAGAAATAGGTTTGCTCAGCGTGTACCTTAAACATGACCTCAGAAAAGGGGATATACACATTAGCTCAGTTGGTTAGAGTATCGCTCATCGCGAGGGTCTTTGGTTCGAGTCCAAGATGTCTATCGAATTATTTTTTAACAACAAAAACAAAATCTATGTTAGATGATGTAACAACAAAAAGACTTGTATGGAACACCATACTTTTCTTACTACTAAGCACAGTTATGGCTTACATCCCTTTATGGGGAACAGACTATCCGTATGTATGGATAACAATGACTATTATAATGGTTATGATTCTTGGTGTCTGTATTGGTGAGCTTCTTGTAAGATGGAAGTTTGCGTATAAAGAACACAAAAAAAAACAAAGGGAAAGTAACCCTATTCTAAAGAAAGTATAAGAATATAAGGACACATTATTAAAAATCAAACAGTTTAGTCTTGGCTCGGTTAAAGTGGATTCTTTTTGGGTGTGTCCTTTTTTCTTTTATCTTTGTATTCTAAATGGGGGATTAGCTTAATTGGTAAACGTTCTATCCGATGTATATCGTTGCAAAAGGTCTACGATTGGATAAGCATGGAGAGCGCAGGTGTGAAATCCTGAGATAAATGGTTCGACTCCTTTGTTCCCCACACAGCTGTTAGCAAGGTTTAGCTTATAAGAAAAAACCAAGCGGTTGGTAGTTCCGATAACTACCGTCATGGGCCAGTCAGGCATTTGATCCGGGTACGAAGGGTAGTATTACATGTAGAGATATGGCGTTGATTCTCTTTAATCGTTACGCAAAAGTTAAATGACAACACAGTTGATCATCAAGAAATGGGAGCTAAAATCATCAACATGGCCTTCGCTGGTCGTAGAGTGATGGCAGCAGCCTAATATCCCCAGGGATATTTTCTTCCCCTGCCAACTTGGGTGGAACAGTAAGTTGGAAAAATTGAGGACTCCCTTAATAGTCTTGGCTGACCAAGAACGTCTTAGTTAGTGATATAGGGGGTGAAACACTAACAAAAAGTTTGTGAGTTCTAAAACTCTCTGGTGGATGTTGTACTAACCAGTACAGCCCTTTACTAATCAGTAGCAGTGATCCGGATTTATCCGTACAGGTCTGACAGATTAACCTCATGCTTCTGTGGACAGATAAGCTAAACATGTGAGACGTTGGTATTATTGCTTTTACGCGGAGACACGGGTTGAGTTGAGCCCCTTATAACAGGAATGTTGTATGAAACACTGGATGAATTGCTGGAAAGCCTAGGGTTGTGAACCTAGGTCAATCAGCAGCCAAGCGTAAGATACATCTTACGAAGGTTCAACGACTACTGGAGAGATATAGTTCTCTTAATAACCAGAATAGCGTCCAGCACCCAGAACGGGTGAAGATATAGTCTAATCCTCTAGGTAACTAGAGATAGTTTTTTTAAACATGGAGCTTACTAAAAAAACTTATAAGTCGACTCCCGTCTGGTCCACACTTCAGCCTGGGAGGTATTCTTCCAGGCTTTTTTATTAAACCTATATAAAATGATTTTACAAATCGTATTCGTTCTTCTAAGCTTTAAAAACGAAGTGAAAACAGAAGAAATCAAAAAAGAGATTGAGTCTTATTATAAGACTTCGGTGACTGTTGTTAATGATCAGTTACCAACAACAGCTTATTATAAACCACGTAATAGGTATAGAGCTGATGAAATCCTAAAATACTTAACTAAAAAGTATAAAGGAAAAAGAGTGGTGGCTCTTACATCACAAGATATATCTACATCAGGATATGGTGTATATGATTGGGGTGTATTTGGGCTTGGTAGTATTACCAACAAAGTGTCTATAACATCTACATATAGATTAAAATCTAATAATCTTAAAAACAGAGTGATAAAAGTGTTACTACATGAGATAGGTCATTCGTATGGTTTATTACATTGTAAGTCTAAGTATCCATGTTTTATGAAAGCTGGAGATCATTCTATCAAAGCTGTAGATAAAGAACCCATGTTTATGTGTTCAGAGTGTAAAAAAGTATTTTATCATCAAAAATAACGTATATGACGTTCAAAAAAGGCTCCATAGCGAGCGAAACTCAGTTTTATGTAGTGAAAGATGTGACTTCTAAAGGTCTTGTTCTTATCACAGATAGTAAAGATGAAATAGTAGTTACCCCAGGGTACGCTGCGAAACATCTAGTGTCAGCGGATGCATTCTCTGAAGAGAAAGTGTTAACGAGAACAGAGATAGCTGATCTGTTTTCTCATTCGACTGGTGTGGCTTTAACAATTAATTTCAACAAACAAGTTAAAGAAGCCGATGTATTAGCTAGTATCAATGATACGTATCAGAATAGTACACCTGCTGAGCTTCAGAAGAAGCTGAAGAAAGTGGTTAAAGCTGCTTTAGAAGGTGAAGAACGTACAATGAAAGGTAGACATTTTGGTGGAACCGATGGCTTTGGTCGTATTCATTTCATCGACATGGATGTTGAGTATGATGTGGCAGCTAAAAACGATGCTCGTATGAGACTCGTAGATCCGCGTACTATTCAATGGATGATTTTAAGAGGTGTTAAGTACACTGTAAAATAATATTCTGTAGACTATTCAGGCTATGACTAAAATCTTTAGAATATTCTTTCAAACTATATTCATCATAGCGCTGGTTGTTCTCTTGTTATATCTCATCATTAAAGGATGTATATTCTTTCTGATGTTTTTAATCGGAGTGTTCACCAGCAAGTTCTTCTGGACTATGATGATGTGGTTTATTATAGGAATAATAGGAATCAGTATTACAGGAGAAAAACCATGGAAATAAAAGCTTATGACAAACGAAGTGTATCAAGATCTTAAACAAAATCATATCAACCATGTATTAAAGATGGTGGGAAAAACCGGTGGGGTCTATCCACATGTAACTATTCTATGTGAAAGAGACGGGGAAGAGAAACCAACTGTTGTTCATATTCCTATCCCAGCCAAGTTTATGCAGAACGATGAGACTAAAGATCAGCTCATCAACATTGTTTTTCCTGAGATATTGGAAGAACTAAAAACAAAGAAACTTATAGTGAAAGCTGTATGTTTCGCGTCCGAAATATGGATAAGAAGATCCACTCCTGAAGAATATGAAGAAGTGGAAGACTACCACGACATTCCAGTTGATGACGAGGGTATTATTATCATTATTGACGATGAAATAGAAAGCACCACCTACTCATACAAGCTCGTAAGAGAACAAATGTCTGTTGGTGATGAAGGACTTCAAGGAAAAGTGACAGTTGAAGAAATGGAAAAACCTAAAGTTCTTCCACAAGGACAGGCTCAAGGTCGCTTTGCGAACCTATATTCACACTTTGCTTAGTATTTTTTAACAATCAAAATAGAAAAAGTACCATGAGTACAACTACTAGAGTTTCGACAGAGAAACAAAGAGAAATCAACCAGGGGTTGATAGCAGGTGAGTCTATTAAAGATGTAGCTGCTAAAACAGGTGAAACGTACAACGTTGTAGCAAGTTTTCGTAGAAAATTAGCTGACGCTAAGATTGTTCCACAATTGTATAAAGCCAAAGCTGATCGTAACCAGCCTATAGCAAAAGCTAAAAGAGTGTGGAAAACAGAAGCTCCAACCAACGGATTGGTGTTGAAGGTGAATGGTGTAGTTTTTAATATCAACGATGCTACGAGCGTTAACGTTAGCAAAGATGGTGTGGAAGTAACAACTAATTAAACCTTAGGCGCTTATGTTGAAATGGTTGAGAAAAAGATTGTCAAGTGAGGAAGTCATTCAACTAAGAAAAAGAGTGGTGGAACTTGAAGAAAAGCTTGTGGAAAGTCAAAAAAACATTGACCGAACCAACGCTTATTGGAAAAGAAAGTATTTTGCTGTTAGCAAAAAAAGCTAGTTATAGCTCTATAATCCGCTGATTATCAAGTAGATACAACGTTATATTAAGATGTTAGTTAACTTTGGTTAACCAAAACTTAAAAAACATGTTGTACCAACTACCAAGCGGAAAGGTCATAGAAATGAGTGTTGAACAATATTTAGATATGTCTGACGAACAGCTTCAAAACTTAATAGCTCACAATCACGGTGAGGTGTTAGAAGATCCATGGTTTGGATCTACGTTGACAAAGATGGTTTTATCTGCTGCTGAAGATGAAGACTATCTTGCTGATCTGACAGATCTACCTAATGTTGAAAAATATACAGATCTTGACATAGACTACACAATAACTGGTTTAGAAGATTAACACAAGCCCCGGAAGTCTCTGGGGCTTTTTTATTAACCAAGCTTTGTAAATTATGAGTAAAGTTGTAATTAAAGCGGACAAACAGGGAAGCATTATTAATGTATATCCTAATAAGCCCGAGTATGGGTCTATCCGCGTAGAACAAATACTTCTTGTTATAAATGACAGGGGGTGGTTACGCAAAGCTAAAAGATCAGCTTTTATCAAAGGTAAAATTGAAGATCTTTTAGAGTGTAACTATAAAGATGGTGATAAAGTGAACGGTAAAATCGTAGTTGTAGAGTCATTGATACCCCCACAACCAGACTCTCCAGAGAAAAATCTTAAGATGGCTGGAGATACTGGTGTAGTGTGTACTATTGATGGACAACCGATTTATAGAGAATGTTACTTTACACCTAACGAAGACGCTCGAGATGAGTTTATCGCGCATGATAACTCAACCGAGATAAAACAAGCCCAATCAGCATCTAAAACAATGAGTCTTTTAAGTAAGAACATTGACGCAGATCTATAGGCGTATTATTTATTTGAAAAAGGCTCTATAACACATAGAGCCTTTTTATTTCTCACACATTATAAAAAGAATATTATGAATCCGAACAAAACAATCTCGGCTTCGGCTACAGGCGTACTTATATGTTACGCAGATTCACAGAAACATCAGTGGATGTATTATGATAACAAAACCAACCCAAACAATAAACACTATCCAGCTAAGGGCGTGTCTAAGTATCAACAATTAGAGTTTAAAAGCTTTAATAAAACACAACAACAACTTTATAATCAGGTTGTTTATGGGTTGAGTAGTTATTCTGAATCAGAATTAGCGGAGTTATCTCCAGCTAAAAAGAGAAAGATAACTGACTTGTTTAATAAGACACAAATCCTTTTAAATCTTTGGAAACAAGAAATCATTAACGAAAGTGTTAATAGCTTTCTTAGTAAGATGTTTCCTAACAGTAGAGTTGTAAAAGACTTAGCTGAAATGAAGGATGTTGATAACAAGATCAAGAACAAAATGTCTTTTAAAGAACTTAAGATTACACGAGTGATGATCGCCACCAGACTTGTGGAAGCTAAAATCCTTCCTGTAAACTTTTTTAATTTAGGCGTATGTTAAGTAAACTTAAAATGTGTACCGGTTGTAACAAACTCAAACACATCTGGAAGTCTCTTGGGAAAAAAGAAAAACTATGTCAGGAGTGCTGGAGTAACATCCAGCCTCCCAAAAGTATTGATAGATCTACTACCAAAATAGCTCCAGTTAGCAAGAAAAAGAAAGAAGAACTATCTGTATACAGTAAGCTTAGAGAAGCTTTCCTTGTAGCTAAGCCTCATTGTGAAGCTAAGCTTGTAGGATGCACAGGTATTTCCACTGATGTTCACCATAAAAAAGGCCGTGGTGAATATATGTTGAAGGTTGGTACATGGTTAGCTGCATGTAGATCTTGTCATACATACATCGAGCTTCACCCTGAAGAAGCTAAAGAGTTGGGTCTTAGTGAATCACGTTTAAACAAAGAAGATGAATAAGATAGAAAAAGAACATTACTATATAGCTGAAGATTATCATACAGATAATAATTGTGAAAGTGAGGCTTTAGAAAATTTAGAAGTAACCTTAAAACACATGAAAGGTTTTGCTGAGTATGTTGCTGAACATTATTATGGTTATGTTATCAATAGTGAGATAAAATGGACAAAAAAGTTTGGTCAACTACTAGATGTTCTTTTTACCACAGAAGAACTTATTAAAGAATACATTAAAACATTATAAATCATGTCTAAAAGAAGAAACCTTAGTGGTATATACATCTTCCACAAATTTGAAGATGAAGACAGAAGAAAGCCTACGTGCTTTGAAGACTGTCCTATAGAAAAGCAAGATGAGTGGTTAAGCTCTCTTGATCCAGAAGCAGTTAAAAACCTAGCTAAACATTTAGCTGGTACAATAAAAGAAATTGGTAATCAACTAGACCTAGTAAGAGGGGATAGTACAACTGAAGATGATGAGTATTAAAATACCAACAGCTAAAGATTTCCTTTTTACAATCAAAGAAGATTGGAAAAAGAATACACCTGCTACAGAACAAACCACTGTAGCTGATGTTTTAAAAGGTGTTCAGTATAGAGCTATGATAGAGTTTGCTCAGATGCATGTTAAAGCTGCTGTAAAAGAACAAATACGAGTAGAAAACAGACCAATGAGTGATGAAGATCTTAATGAACTTACAGAAGAAGCTTTGAAGAACACATATCCATTAACTAATATTGTTTAACTATGATACTAACATTAGGTGCATTAAAAGAACAAGTGGATCGTGCTATAGAACAGAATGAGAGAAACTCAAAGCTTATGGTTTGTATTCCTAATAACAAAGGTGGAATGGGTGGTACTCAAGTCACTGGAGTGGTTAATGCAAGAAAAGGCTTTGATTGGGACAATGGTAAATTTATAATATATCCAGAGGTTCCTATGATTGAACAAACAAAACATTAACAAAAGTTATGAAACAGATAGATCTGAACCACCAACAAAGGGTTAGCTTAAAGCTTTTTCCGGACAATCAACCTCATGTCAATGTTATAGACGTAAACGAGGGAGATGAAGTAGAGGTTAGTTGCGCCTTAAGAAGCAGCTTAGATATGATGCATCTACTCGAAGTGAGTAATGCGTTGGATCACCTATTCGCTAAGAAGAAGGTGTTAGTTATTCCCTATCTTATAGCCGCGCGCTTTGATAGAGTGATGGAAGATGGAGACTCTTGTGACCTGGAAGTGGTTGCTGAGTTGATCAACATGTGTAAGTTTGAAAAGGTCGTGTTATATGATGTGCACTCTGATGTAGCTAAAGCTCTCATCAAGAACAGTGTAAACATCTCAAACAAGGTTTTAGTAGATGCTTATAACAAACCAGATTCTATACTCATCTGTCCAGATGCTGGCGCTGTAAAGAAAGTGGGAAAATACTTAGAATGGAACAAGAACATCGTTGATGTTGTCTATTGTACAAAAACAAGAGACTTAAGCAATGGAAAGATTGATCTTAAAGTGTTGGAGCCTGAAAAGTGTACAGGAAAAAATTGTGTCATCATTGATGACTTATGTGACGGAGGCGGCACCTTTGTTGGTATAGCCAGTCAGATAAAACCAGCGTTTCTTACACTGATAGTGACTCATGGTATATTCTCTAAAGGATTTAAAACTCTTTCAGAGCACGATATAAACCATATCATCACATCTGATAGTTATCGTTTTACCAATAGTAATAGTTTTATCACCACAATACCTTTTACACCATGTATAACGAAATAGAAGGTGATTTGATAAAGCTGGCTAAAGAAGGACACTTTGATGTCATTGCCCACGGATGTAACTGTTTCTGTAGGATGAAACGAGGAATCGCTCCACAGATGGCTGCAGCTTTTGGTTGTGATGTATTCAAGCTGGAAGATGTTAAATACTCTGGTGATATAAACAAGCTTGGACAAATAGACGTTGTCTTAATATCTAGAAAAGATCTAGCTAAAGCAGTGTATGTTGTCAACGCTTATACACAATATCAGTGGAGTACAGAGACAAAACCTTTTGATTATGAAGCGTTTACGCTTTGTATGAGAAAGATGAACGCTATCTTTAGAGGAAAACACATTGGTCTTCCTCAAATTGGCTCCCATTTGGCCGGGGGGAATTGGGATCTTATCAAACCTATTATTGAAAAAGAACTAAGAAACTGTGATGTCACAGTTGTTATTTACAAACCATAAAAATATTTAATATGAATCCATTGTTATTAACAGATGGTTATAAGACAGGACATCATCAACAATATCCTGAAGGAACAAGTTTGGTGTTTTCTAATTTTACTCCAAGAAGTAATAAATACGCTCCAAAAGGGTGTGATAAAGTTGTATCTTTTGGTCAACAAATGATTGTTAAACAGATATACGAAGCTTTTGATAATGATTTTTTCTCTAAACCAAAAGAAGAAGTTTGTGGAGAAATGAAAAGAGAGCTTTCTATGTATCTAAATACAAACTATGATGTTTCTCATTTTGAAGCTTTACATGATCTTGGGTATTTACCTGTTGAAATCAGAGCTATAGAAGAAGGAAACTTTGTAGATATTAGAGTGCCTGTGTTATGTATACATAACACTCACTCAGACTTTTATTGGGTTACTAATTATTTAGAAACAATCATTTCTAATCTATTATGGAAACCACTTACATCAGCTACTATAGCTAGTACATATCGTAAGGTGTTAACTAGTTGGATGGAAAAAACTGATAAAGAAAAAGCTTGGTTTATTGACTGGCAAGGACATGACTTTTCTATGAGAGGAATGGATTCAGTTGATGCTGTAATCAGCTCAGGTTTGGGTCACGCTACATCATTTAAAGGATCAGACTCACTTCCTGTTATACATGGTGCTAGAAAGTATTATGGAGAAACTGGAGTGGTAGTTGGATCTGTTAATGCTACTGAACACTCAGTAATGTGTGCGGGAAGCAAAGATGATGAAATAGAAACCTTTAGTAGACTATTAGAAACCTATCCTACGGGGATATTATCAATAGTATCAGATACTTGGGATCTATGGAAAGTATGTACTGAGCATATTGTAACGTTGAAAGAAGAGATTTTAGCACGTGATGGTAAACTAGTTATTCGCCCTGACTCAGGAGATCCGGTTGATATTATTTGTGGTGAAAATGAATCATATCGTGTAATTTCTAAAGAAGATATAGATAAACCATATATCTTACCAGAAGGACAGAAATTTATTTTTATTGAAGAATCTTCAGATACAAATCAATCTTTTTATACCAAAACAAAAGATGGATATATCCCTTATGAAAGATTATCAAAAAATAAAGGAGTAATAGAACTACTTTGGGAAGTATTTGGAGGTACTATAACTGATCAAGGTTATAAAGTACTAGATCCACATATTGGAGCTATTTATGGTGATAGTATCACTATTGATAGAGCAAACGAAATCTGTAAACGTTTAGAAGCTAAAGGATTTGCTTCAACAAATATTGTATTAGGTGTTGGTTCATTTACCTATCAGTATAACACTAGAGATACATTTGGTTTTGCGATGAAAGCTACTTATGTAGAAGTTTTAGAACGTACAGGAAGATGTTCTATGGGTGGAATCAATGCTCATAACGGTTGTCCAGATCATGGTAATGGGGAAATATGTGGAGATTTTGAAGAAACATGTGTGTCTCCAGATTATAAACTTGTTGGTAGAGAAATCTTTAAAGATCCTATCACTGATGATGGTGTTAAGAAAAGCGCTAAAGGTTTATTAATGGTTACACAAGATGCTGATGGACATTACATCCTTAAAGATCAGGTGTCTTGGGCCGATGTAAACTCTTCAGAAAATAAGCTGCAGGTCATCTTTAAAGATGGAAAGTTCTACAACGAAACAACGCTTACAGCTATCCGCCAAAGACTTGGTATAACCGCATAAAAATCGTACATTTGTAGACTATGAGTAATAAGCGCGAGCAAGTACAAAATGAGTCTCTCGAGATAGCTTTAGAAAATCCAAGATGTACTATTGCTTTGTCGATGGGTTTATTTGTAAAAGTAAATAAAAAGTGAAAATTAAAAAAACTAGAGAAGATATTCAAAATGAATGTTTACAAATAATGTTAGATACCCCAAGAGCTACTGCGGCAGTCTCCATGGGAGTTGGTAAAACTCTTGTAGGACTGAGATATTTACAGAGTTTATGGCTCACAAAAAAGATTCGTAAAAAAATCTTGATTGTGGGCCCTAAACTATCTGTATTCCAAACCTGGAAAGACGAAGCTGCTAAACATAATGTTCTAAAAGACATCATGGATAACATAGACTTTGTCACTTACATCTCTCTTAAGAAACAAAATCCAAATGATTATAGTGTTGTTGTGTTCGATGAGGTTCACAATCTTCTCTATTCACATCTATCTTTTCTAACATTCTACACTGGAAGAATACTGGGACTAACCGGTACTCCGCCACGATATGAAAACGGTGAGAAAGGAAAGATGGTGGCTAGCGCATGTCCTGTTAAATATACGTATATAACAGATGACGCTATAGATGATCAGATTTTAAATGACTATCGTATCATCGTTCACAGAATGTCGCTGTCTTCAGCAAAGACAATCAAGGTGATGAAGAAAGACGGTGGGCATTTCTATAAGTCTGAAGTGAACGACTATAACTATTGGAGTGACACTATATTGGCTGCTACTAGTAAAAAAGCTTCACAGATAGCTACTATCATGCGCATGAAGAGTTTAATGAGCGGGCCCACAAAAGAAGCCTATGCTAAAAAACTAGCCCTAAGTATTGATGAAAAGTGTCTAATATTTTGTAACACACAAGAACAAGCTGAAAGACTCTCTCCATATCCTATACATGCTAATCATGAAGACAGTGATGTCAATCTTGAGAAGCTAAAGAATGGAGATATTAACCAGGCTTCTTGTGTTCTTCAGCTTAATGAGGGTGTAAATATTCCTAACCTTCGCGCAGGTATCATTCTACATGCGTACGGAAACGAACGTAAGAGTGCACAGCGTATAGGTAGGTTTCTAAGACTTAATCCTAAAGACATGGCCGTGATTCACATATTGTGTTATAAAGATACAGTGGATGATCTATGGGTAAAAGAAGCTTTAAAAGGCTTTGATTCAACAAAAATAAAATACTTCGATGTATGACTGGATATTTTAACGGAAAGATGCGAAAGAAAAGAGGACGCTTAGAGTTTATATCTCTCGCGCTCTCAAAACAATTCGAGTTGTTTGTTTCCAAAGTGGAGGAGGGACAGATAGTTGAGTTCTTCTATGAAGCAACTCATGATGATGGAACCCTTCCACAATTGGCTAAGATTCACGCTATGTTAAAAACACTGTCAATACATACTGGAATCTCTGTAGAAGATCTTAAGCTTATGATAAAAGATCAAGCCGGACTTTGTCTAGCCCGGGAAGTATCCGGTAAAGAATACTTCCTAGCTAAATCATTCGGTGATTGTTCTAAAGAAGAACTATCTCTAGCAATACAGGCGGCTATAGATCTGGGAGTACAGACGAACTGTCCTCTTCTATAGTGAGGTTGTTTTTAATAGCTTCAGTTTCTATCTCTTTTAGTAGAGAAGCTATTGTAAGTATGTTAAACATCCAGGGTTCTAGCTCAGCATGATTTTGTTCTGTAGCTAGTTTATAAAACTTAGCTGTTTCTTCAGGTGTTCTACCTGAAGACAGATTGACTAACGTTTTCTGTAAAACCTCTATGAAACCTGTACCTAATGTGATGGTCACTTTAGCATCTTTCTTTATCGTAGTTACTTTTGACATAATAATTATTTCTACAAAGATATGATAGAACAACCAAATCTCGAAGAGATCAAAGAAAAACTTATAGAAAAGCTTAAACCCACAGGCTGGGCCCATAAGCTAAAAGGATTTATCCAAAGTTCCGACTTTGATAAGATTATTAAGAAGCTCTATGATTTACGACAAGAAGGATTGAGATTTACTCCTCCTCTTAAGTATGTCTTTAGAGCGTTCGAGGAATGTCCTCTAGATCAACTTAAGGTTGTAATAGTGGGACAGGATCCATATCCGGGAATAAATATTTCCGATGGTATGGCTTTTTCATGTGGTTTCACTGGTATTCCTCAGCCAAGTTTGAAAGAAATATTCAAACAACTGGAGAAGACAGTGTTTGAGGAATGGCCAACAAATCAGGATCCTAATCTGAAACGCTGGGCTAATCAGGGAGTGTTGTTATTAAACAGCGCTTTAACATGTCAGATTGACAAGCCTGGATCACATACAGCTATATGGAAAGACTTCGTTTCTTACACTATAGATATGCTGAATCTAACAAACAGTGGATTGGTTTTCATCTTATTAGGAAAACAAGCTCAAGAGCTTGAAGATATAATAGGACAAAATCACCACATATTAAAAGCCAGTCATCCCGCATCAGCTGGGTATTCTGGTAAAGATTGGGACTGTAATAACGTCTTTAACGCTTGTAACAAGCTTATTAAAGGTATGAACGGACCAAGCTTTTGTATTAATTGGTAAATTTTTAAACAACAAACATGATAGAGGAAAAAATCGAGAAGGTGCAAATCACCGCGCAAGATCTTTTAGAAGATTTGAAAAATCGTTTAACTTGGTTAAAGAAAAACGATGTTGGTTTTGGTAGTATACAAGAAAAGTATAACGCTCCAGAAAGTCAACTTGAGTCTATTAAAAAACATCCGTTATTAAAAGATGCACAAACAAGTGCTAAGATCTTTGTAATAATAGATGACAGTAAGAAAGCTTCTGCAGAAGAAAAAAAAGCTCCAATCGTAGTGGATGTTCAAAACATTGACATCCCGGTATCTCCAAGTGAACATCACGTTACAGCTCAAGAGCAAAGTAGCGCTGATAGTTTTGCAGCGTTGTAAGCTATGAGTAGGGTTTCAAGACCTTCCCCAAGTCAATCAGCTGCAGCCACTCCAGTTGGAACCATCATGAAAGGTAATGATGGTTTCAACTATAAAGTGGTGACTACATTACGTGGTGTACATAGATGGTTAAGAACTATACCTTTACCAGAAGAACCACCACCATCTGTTGCCAAGTTTAAAAAGGGAGACAGAGTGAAGATTGTAAATTCCGGGTTGGGTTGTCATCCTGATTTGAAAGGTCAAATCGTCACGATTGATAAGTGTATAGAACAAAATCCTGTAATTGGTTGGGAATATACAATCGAAAGACAACATTTATATCTTACTAAGAATGGACGACACGCTGGTACAAGTGATACTATTGGCGAAAAGTCCTTTGAGCTACTAGCAGATTACTCTGCTCTCGATATAGAGAAAATTATTAAACAACAAAAAGTAAAAAACATGAGTACGACTCAACAGCCAAAAGCAAGATTATTGACAAAGAGAGCAGCACAAGAAGTAAGAACCATCGAAACTTCTTTGATAAACAAAGAAGAAGTATTTAAAATGCTAGCTTTAGCTGAAGCAACAGGCCTTCCTTGTTTGTTAGTGGGTAATCCGGGCGTTTCTACAAAATAATTTTTGTAAAGTCTTGTAAACATTGTATATTTATAATATATATAAACTAATATATTATGATTATACATAAAAACTGGAATAAGATTTCAGGTATTTACAAGATAACAGTAAAAGGAAAAGATAAAGAGTATTTTTATATAGGAAGTAGTATTAATATTTATAGTAGATTACATGATCACAAGTCTCATCTACTAAACAATAAACATACCAATCCTATAATGCAAAACCTATATAATAAACATGGGTTAAAAGCTTTTAGATGTGATATATTAGAACAATGTGAAGAAAAAATTCTTACTCAAAAAGAACAATCTTATATTAATCTAACAAATCCATCTATAAACATAACCAAAGAAGTTATAAGAAATACTCCTTCTAAGGAATCCGCTATTAAAATAGCTAAAACTTTAAAAGATAAAAGAAAAAAAGGTATAATAAAACATACAGGATCTCCTTGTAAAAAAGTAGATGTGTATAATTTAGAAGGAAACTTACTAGATACTTGTGAATCTATTACTAAAGCATCTCAAAAATATGCTAATAATAATACAGGAAAAGTATCTAAAGTTTGTCAAAATGATGGAAGATTAAGTAGTCATGGTTATCAATTTAGATACCATGGTGAGCCTTTTATTCCTGTTGATAAACAATCTAAAAGTAGAATAATGACTAAATATAATAATATATCTGTTCATATAAAAGAAACAGAAGAAACCATTTTATTTACATCTATCTCTATGTTATATACTTTTTTATCAAAAAATCTTTATCTTTTTCCTAATCTGACTTATGAGATTAAGCTAGCGCCCGTTAAACAGGATGAATTTCTGGAAACTCTTGATGTGAAACAAGACAATCAGAAGCCAAGCTTGAGTAGTAATACTCTTGAAGGTTCAACGACTAATAGCCGAGTCCTATCAACTAATGTTGAGGATGGTAATGCTAACACGAGCGTCCTGCCCAGAGAAATCTGGTGATGATATAGTCTGAACTATACGTATATATAAAGGTATAGATCTATAGGATAAAGAGCCTATAGGATAACATATTGTGCTAAAACCAAAACTATTATAGAATATGCCAAGGCTTGGCTAAACAGAGCTGGTAACATGAGTGCCGAAGACTTCGCGAACAAGATTTACATCTTAGAAACTGATGAAGGTACTAAGGCTAGTGAAATTAAAGGTATGCCCGATTTGGAAGAGCTGTTCACCCATAACAAGTATGCGTTAAACACTCCGATCGCTGACGCAGAGATTGTTATCATCAATGAGGTGGATAAAGCTTCTTCAGCTATCCGTAACGCGATGTTAGGTGTAATGAACGAGAAGTTCTTGTTTAATGGTAAACACAAAATCCCTTGTAAGTGGAAACTGTTTGTAGCCACTTGTAATGAGATTCCTAAAGAAGAAGTGGGAAGTCCTTTCTGGGACAGATTTATGTTGAAAATGACCGTTAACCGTGTATCTGCCGGTGAATTGGTTAAGTATTTCGACAAAGGAGCTCGTAACTATCGTGAAAGATTTGCTATCGGTGTTCCTAGTAAAGATGAGATGGCCACTCTTACTATCCCAAGCAACAAGCTTGAGAAGTATTTAGAAGTGGGTTATCAACATAGCTCAGACAGAACGTTAACCTTCGTTCCTGGCTTGGCTAAAGCTGTTTCTTTCATCTGGGATATCAGCATTGATAAGGCTCTTGTAAAGACAGCCCAAATCATGATCTCTCAAGCTGCAGGTTCAGAGCTTCAGAACAAACTGATGTCTCCTGAAGTGAAAGCTATCATGAGTAAAGTGGAAATGTTAGCTTCTTATACAACCAACGAGCAGCTTGAATTAGCTATCGCTGAGATAGAAGCTGGTATCAACGCGTATTCTACTCGTGGTATCATGGATCAAAATCAAGTGGAAGAAATCGAAACATCTATTCAGTACATCTTACAAAGCCATCCAGCTCGTAAAGATTACAACGTAGAAGATTTTGACACTTTGATGGGTGAATTAAGTGGTGGGAGCGCTGATGCTGCAAAAGCTATTAACAACCCTTTCTAAATCAGGATTTTTTACCAATCAGCTTATAAGTTACTGAAGCAGAGGCCACTAGCCTCTGCTTCTCTTTTAAAAATCCTAAAAAACGGTCAATATGGCAAACTTACGTAGTCTGAGTACAGGTCAGAAGTTACAAACGGGTAGTACTAAGAAGGATATTAAAAATCCTTACACCATCTTAGAGAAAGTGAAAAAAGGTGAGATCACATCTCACTATAAAGACAAAGGTGGTTTGTTTGACAAGGTGAGCTTTTATAAAAAAGCTGATCTTATCAAGCCGCATATGCACTATATCGATGAAAATCGTTTACAAAACATATGTGACACATATATAAAAGATGCTAACAACGTTAAAGAAGCGTTCGAGAGTATGATAAAGAGTAAGGCTGGCCAAAGTATCCCACAGGATAAGAAACCAGATCTTAATGCTTTTACCAAAAAGATGGAAGAAAACTATAAAAAGTTTCCTGCCCATATGAAGAACGACATCTTTAAGATGTATTATCATAAGATGAATCAGATGGAGTTCACAGAACGCACTGATAAAAACTATGCACAATACAAGTTTTTAGAGAGAGCTAATAACCCTGTCGGTAAGATTATGTCTGAAACTAGTAATCTAAAGAGTTCCATCTTCACAAGAAATGTGTTACAATATTTCTTGAGTCAGATGACTCTTCTGGAGTATATAGATTCGGATAAACATGATCAGATGATGGATGGGTTGAATGGAGATGGATCCAATAATCCAGGATTGGATCAGATTATGAAAGACATGTTGGACAACCAACAGTCTAAGAACCAAATGGAAAAAGCTATACAACAAGCACAGGATCTGTGTAAGAGTATAGACCAGGCCATGGACAAACCTACACAAGAAGGTATGTTTGATAATGCACAGGGTGGACAAGGTGCCGCTAAGCTGGATCCAGGAGAGATGAAACGTGTAGCTGACAAGCTAGCTCGTATCAATCTTTCTATGGGATCTCTTAAGGAAAACATCAAGAAGCTGATGGATAGATCTAAAAACTATTTTTCTTCTAAACAGGAGACTAAGTATGAAGACTTATTCAACACTGACAACATCGCTGGTATTGATGACTATCTGTTTTTACATCCTAAGCTAAGAAAGTTTATGATAGAAGATGTGCAGGTGAAGGATACAAAGAATATTGGTAAGATTAACATCTATATCGATATCTCTGGTTCTATGTCCGGTACATGTGGTGTGAAAGATGTTAATGGAAACAACATCGATAAGCTTGATTTTTGTAAAGCTTTTGCATATAAGCTTCAACAAATGGATCTCTTAAACAAGATCTTTGTCTTTAACGACAGGGTTACAGAGTTGAATCCAAATATCTTTAGTATCGCGGGAATCGGTTTGAATGGTGGTACTAGCATCGACAAAGTATTAGATCACATATCTAAGAACGATGACAATGCGCTCATCATCACAGATGCTGAAGATAATTGTAGTATTTATTCAGAGAAGGCTTTCTTCATTGGTGTAGAAGGTTGTAGATTTGGTTCTTTCATAGCCGAAACTATAGCTAAATATGCTGATAGAGGACAAGCTGTAATGTTTGATGGCCACAAGATCTTTAAGGTGAATACCAAAGGAAAAGTTGTTAGATAAAAATGAAATAGGGGCTTACGAGCCCCTATTTTCCTTGTCCAATATACTTGGAAACTTTCTTATCTTTTGGTCCGGAAGACTTCTTTGCCTTCCCACCTTTACGCGACCCAAAGGTCACTTTGTTAGCGTTAGTTACACTACCTTTAGCCATGTTAAGAGTATTTAATTGAGTTAAGACGGTTTATCCATCCTGCATAAAATTTATTTTGTGAAGCGTTGTTAGCTACAATCGCTTTATATCTTTCATATCTTTTAGCATACAACTGGTTAAATGTAGCTTTACCCTGGTCAATCTTTATTCTGTCCAGTAGAAACTGAAAACTTTTAGGTCCGAAGTGTCCGTCCACTTCTACACCTAGAAGGTTCTGTATGTATTTGACAATTAAAACGCGGCCTTGGTTAAGCCCAGAGTCAACTATGAATTCAGCTAAGCTTTGTTCAGGTATATCATCAGCTTTAAAATAGTCCCAGTAAAGTTTCTTAAGTACACTATGAGCTTGTTCTCTTGATATAGCCTTGACGTCTTCACAGTTAAACACACCGTTATGATCGGTATCTAATATGAATTCTTTAAGATCGTCTAGTGTAAGTCCAAACTTGGTGCAGCCTCCTGTATCACCTGGAACATTTTCATAAGCGGATCCTTCAAAAGCTACTTCTTTAGGAAAGTATAAGTCAAAATTAGCCATGGGATTTAGTAGTTTTTTTGATTTTCTTAATCTCAGATAAGATCTTAGCATGTTCTCTGATAGCTTGTCTATCTAAAGCTAGATCTTCTTCTAGTTTTACAAGAAGTATCATCATTGATTGTAGTATTTCTTTAGACTCCTGGTCAACTTTAAGATCTTTAAGTAGTTCTTCTCTATCTTTAATAGCTTGTCTATTGGAACTCATTAGAATCATTGGGGTGGCATAAGCTGCCTGGGCTGATAATAACAAGTTCATCAGGATAAAAGGATATGGATCAAAGTTGCTAAAGTGTAAAACATTTACAGCTCCCCATATAACGAGGATCACTGTCTGCCAGATTATAAAAGTCCAGCTTCCTACAAAAGAAGCTACGCCATCAGCTAGGTTAATACCAAAATTTTTCCAGTTCATCAATGTTTAAGTTTAATCTTCCAATAATATCCACCACCAACAGAAAGAGCACCGTTATACATAACACCAATAGTAAAAACCTGATCACGTTTATCTTTATAGATAAACCCCACTTGAGCAGCGCTAAGTGGATCAAACTTGCCAGTAAACAAGCTACCACCAAAATAAAGCTGTCGCTTAGGTTCATCAGGTATTGTTTTAGTTATGGTGAATGTATCGTGGAATTCCGGTATTTTAAGACTATCTATAGCCACTGTAGCAACTAACGAGTTAGAAACTATTGAGTCGTATACAGTGATAGATCCATAGTTCTTTATAGGAAACTTGGTTTTATATGTGTTGAGACGGAAGTATTTATCTCCCAGCTCATCATATTGTTTTAACAGATTATTATAATCTTCACTTGGAGTGTAAGCTGTATCATGTAACCATGTTGTATCACGTTTACCTGGAAGTCTGATTATAGCTCCCTTGGTAGTATCGTGAATAGGTACATACACAATAACATGTTTCTTTGATAGCGTATCTATAGTTTCTTTAGGAAGATCTACAGATTTACAACTACGTTGTAGAAATATAACGATTACTAACACCGCTATCACTATATAAGGAAGAAGGTTTTTGTTCATATTACACTTGTGGAGAAATAGCTGTTTCTAAAACAGCTGCAGCTACTTCGGGATTATTTTCTGTTACAACAGTGGTTACAGATTCTTCTTTAACTTCTTCACCGAAAAAGTTAGAAGCTGTTTTAGCAACCACACCGGCTATAAACACAACAGTACCTGTAATAGGATGTCCATTTAAAGAAGCTATAGATCCAGCGAATACACTGGCACCTACTATAGCATCAGCTAGTTGTACAATTTTCTTAGGGGTAACACTAAAGTAGTGTTGAGGTCCAAATTTCATATAGAGTATTTTTAAAGGTTTATCCAATTCTCCAAGTGTTTAGATTAGCACTTGCTGATGCAGGTGTTATAGGGTTTGTTCCAGCGACTGTAGGTGTAAGAGATACTCCAGCAGCTGCAGCCCACCAACATATTTGAATATAATCACCAGCATTTACAGTGATAATATCTTCTAAGTTGGCTAATGTTTGGTTGTTTTGAGCTCCAGTTGTTGTAAAAGTATATGCTGTTCCTGGTACATCAACTCCATTTTTTCTATACCAAACAGTGATGTTATAGTTACTAGCTCCACCTGTAAAGAAAAACTGACCAAGAAAGTTGATAAGATAGGTTCCAGGATTCGTGTATGTTATATGAGAGTTAGATACAATAGATACACCATTAGATTGTGATGTACTGTTAAATGTAACTACGTTTACAGATGTAATACCTGCGCTAGACTGTGTGGTGCTATCTTCAAAAGAACCTTGATAAGGAATAGGTACTAGTCTTAAAATAATATTCATTTGTTTTGTAAGCCAATCTATTGACTCAAATAATCCTCTATATGCCATTATAAGGTTGTTTTGTTGATGATTTTAACTACTAGTTCTCTTTCATCAGGTTTGGTAGCTATCACTCTTGTAAAAAGAGGAGCGCTATCTTTAGGAGGTTCTGAAGGAATGTTCTGTTCAGACTTAACTAAACGTGGTTGTTTATACACTACAGCTTCTAACTTATTCACTCTGTTTTCCAGATTGGTTATATTAGCTTTATCTGTAGTTGTTTGATTAGTTGCGTTTGCTAACGTTGTTTTAATAGTTTGTAGGTCGGTCCAAATCATTAAACCGAGAACACTTACAAGTCCATTAAAAGACCAGGCTTTTATCTTTTCAGCTAATGGGGTTGTCGCCATCAGAAGGAGGTTTTAAAGGATTAAGATACTGTTCCAGTCACTGAGAAAGTTACTGGAGTAACAACTGTATGAGAGCTTAAAGTTATTGTTTCTGTATAAGAAGCAACTGATAAACCAGCTTTTAATCTTATATAAAGATTAGCAACACTTGGATCTGTAGTTCCAACAGTATATGTCACACTTCCTGTAGTCCAAGTTACACCATCAGTAGATATTTCAAAGTTGGTATTAGTATGAGAAACAGTAACAATCTCACCCGGAGCTATATGGTAGAAAGAAATACCCTGCGTAACTGTTGACGAAGGACCTGCACCGGTGTAGTCTAAACCTGTAGTAATATTACCTATAGGATGGATACCTGGAGCATTGTAAAACACTTTAAGTTCCCACCACAATCCAGCAGGTTGTGTTGTACTTAAGAACAATGTATTCGGAATAATGTCTCCATTAGCTAGTTTACGAACAAAATAACGAATTCCACCTGGGTGAACACGTTGTTGTTGGTATACACCTGGAGTGTATGTTTGCGGAAGAATAGCGAATGTATTCTTCGGAATAGGCAAAGGAGCCGTTGTAAACATCATTGTACCTGGTATTGGAAAACCTAGGTGATCTTGTTGGGCATAGAAGTTTCTAGACATATATAAAGCTTTTGTATTTAATCTACAATATAATATACGGTTTTTTGAGTACAAAAATATCTATTCACATAAATATTTTATCATGGATACAGCTACGCTATACGCGTATAACATGGAAAAGAAACTTATCACTAAGTTCCGTAGTGAGTTTCATGAGAAGATGGGATACTACCCCATAGTGATTGGTAAGGAAAATCTACCTACAAATGACACAGGAATCATAAGTTTAAAAGATCTTAAAGATGTTTTTATACCTTTTCTTCCTATGCGTTATGGTAGACAGCTTCATCTTCACAATAAAAGTAGACAAAGAGACCTTGTCGAGCTAAGAAACATATATTGTTTCATGGCTAAAAGAATGAAATATAGCTTAAAAACTATAGGACACTCTATAGGAAATCGGGATCATACCACTGTCATACACAATCTAAGGTCTTTTGCTGATAGGATGGACACAGAAGAAACATTCAGAGCAAAATATCAGATGATTGATAGACATCTTAGAGAAACATTAAATATAGAAACCGATGAGTCACCAATTGTGGACGAATCTGATCAGATATCAGATAAGTCCGAATCAGCTATACTTTCTGGATTGTTGCAGGTGGAAGATCAAACCATCTAAGATAGTCAATGTAGAGGAAGAATATAAGCTCGCTCGTGCCAAGGGGTTTATTGATGAACATGGAGTATTAAGTCATGAAGCTATGAACATCCTGGAAGAATTTGAAACATTCTTAGTAAAAACTAAAAAAGCTGTCACCTCATCCGTTCTAGGAGAAGACTTTTTAGGAAAACTAAACGAATATAGAGAGTTGTTTCCTGTAGGAAAGTTTCCATCTGGCGAAGTGGCTAGACAAACCGTACGAGAGCTTAAGGACAAATTTGTTTGGTTTTTCAAAACCTATCCAGAGTTTTCCTGGGACCTTGTTTTAGATGCTACCCAGTATTATCTTATGCAGAAACAGCTTACAGCCTATCAGTATACGATGACTAGTTCATACTTCATAAAGAAGATGGACGTACATAAGAATGTTACATCTAAACTGGCGGATTATTGTCAAATGATACAAGATGATCCAACAATTTTAACACGAGCTTACTAAAGATTTTTTTTGTTTATAACACATCAAAGATCTATATTTGTAAGCTCAAAATCTCTAAGAGCATATGGAAAAAAACCCGTTTGGGGCGAGACGATATTCAGAAATCCTTAGAGAGGGTCTGATATATATAGAAGATAGAAAGAAAGGACGTAACGTGTCTTTCAAAACTCCATGGGCCGGGATTAACGCTTCCGGTGTCAATGGTTTAGAATGGGGCTCCCTATGGACGATAGGTGCTAGACCCGGATCTGGCAAAACAATGATCGTAAGTCAGATACTTAGAGAATCTCGAATGTTAAACCCTGGGGTGGATTTTAACATCTTGGAGTTTCAGTTTGAGATGGGAACTAAACAGTATGCGTCAAGAGCTTTCGCTGCAGAGACAGCTTTAGATTACAACACTGTTCTTAGCGCCTACTCTGAGTTGCAAGACTTCGCTCATAAACAGATGATCCAACACATGCATGACACATTAGCTTTAGAAAAGCTAGGAGTTATGCGTTACTTGATTAGCGACTCTATGACACATCTTGAGATGGAGAAAGCTATCCACCATTATTATAATGCGTTGGGTGGTAAGCCTCTCATCGTCACGATAGACCATAGTTGGTTAATCAAACAGTCCGTTTCAGAAAGAGAAAAGATGAACACTTTGTACAACACTGGTGAAACTTTAGTTAGAGTAAAAAGAGATCTCCCTATTATTGTTATTATGTTAAGTCAACTTAACAGAAGTATTGATGAAGCCGTAAGAAAAATACCAGGAAATATAGGTAACTATCCAACTAGTAGTGATATCTTTGGTGGTGATTGTCTAATGCAGTGTTCAGACATGGTGTCTGTGATGAACCGCCCTTACATAGCTGATGTACCTGTATATGGTCCCCATGGTTATGTGATGACTAGTGATGACATCGCCATGCATATTATTAAGTCTAGAAATAGTCCTAATAGTTCTAACATTGTATTCATGAAAGCAGAGTTTAACAAGGGTTGTATGAGGGAATCAATGCCTCCAACCGTTTCCAATCCTACAGGTGGTGGATCTGGAAAGGCTCCAAGATGGAGAACCACCTAACAAACACATTTTTCACAACAAACACACGACACATGTCAGGAGTTTACGATGGCTTCGCAACAGAAGCAGACTACAAAGCGCATCAGCTTGCAGTTATTAGAAAGGATCACGATGATTTAATCCGTGACCTAGGTATAACACCCAACGATTTTCAGATGAAGATGGGGTTTTATACTAACACAGGTAAGAATGTAGGTAAAACCGTAGTGGGGATTTTTCCCTCTGAGTTCAAAAGGCCCAATGGGTTGTTCTTTGAGCTGATCGATCGAGACTATAAACCGGCTTCTCCCGAAAGAACGGTTTACCGTGTACCTTACAATCCTCACTTTGAAGAAGAATATGAGATGAACGAAAGAGGTTCATTCTATGTTCCTTTAGAAGAGTTGAGAGTTGTTAATCCAACTAGCGCAGCAATAGCTAAGACAGCTGCAGCTACAAGTAGTGATAAGTTTTTAGAAAGTGAGAGGAAGCAAGAAAAGAAAGAAACAGGTAAAGCTGTCACTTTCTTCAAAACTCCGGTGCAAGCTCCAGCTTTAGCATCTGAGGCTGACGCTCCTTATTCTGAGATGACTATCCGGGACTACTATGCCATACATACAGGAAACCCTGTATCGTTCAAGTCTTGGTTAAACGATTTAATCAAAAATCAAAAGTAAAAAAAGTATCATGGCTAGAGGAGTATTAGTTATTGCGGAGAGTGGCTCCGGCAAAAGTACAAGTATCGAAAACCTTAATCCAAAGGAAACTTTTATTATTAACGTTGCTAACAAACCTCTTCCATTCAAAGGATGGAAGAATAGATATGTTGGTTGGAGTAAAGAAAACCCAACAGGTAACATCATTAATAAGAGTGACGCGGAAAGTATCGAAGCTTGTATACGTTATGTAAGCGAAAAACGTCCTGAAATCAAAACTGTAGTGGTAGATGATTTTCAATACGTAAGTTCGTTTGAGTTCTTTGATAAAATAAATGAGAAAGGGTATGAAAAATTTAGTCAGATCGGAGGTAAATTAGCTCGATTGTCTAGACTTCCTCAGAATTTAAGAGAAGATCTTACTATTTTTTATCTAACTCATTCAGAAGAAAGTGTTGATATTGAAGGAAGACGTAGAGTTAAAGCAAAGACAATTGGCAAACTTATAGACGACAAGCTGACACTAGAAGGTTTGTTTTCCATTGTACTGTTTGGTAAAGTGAAAAAAGATAAAGAAGGACTACTTCGTTATGTTTTTGAAACCCAAACATCAGGAGATAATACCTGTAAGTCTCCGAGAGGTATGTTTCTAACATTGGAGATAGCCAATGATTTAGAAGTTGTAAGAAAAGCTATCATAGATTACGAAAATTAATAAACCAATCCGGTATGTTTAGTACACAAGGACAAGAAGTAAAAGGTGGTGGAGTACAAAAGAGTCTCCAACCAGGAGTAGTAAATGCCCATATAGTAAGTGGCACAGTGAGAACGTCATCTAAAGGTGATAAAAAAGTGTTAGAGCTTGTTCTAGAAGGACCTGCTCTTCCAGACTTTGAAGGATGGGCGATCGATAAGAACAACCCAGAAGGACCTAAGTTTAAAGGTCAAAGTAGTAAAGTGACAGCAACCTCTTGGACTGACCAGTTCAACGCACAAGAGCTTAACAAAAATGAGATCTTGAGTAAGATTGTTGTTATCGCTAACGAACTTGGCTTAAGAAAACAAGTGGATCAAATCAGCGCTTCTAACGAAGTGACTAGTATTGAACAATGGGTTAGCTTGGCTATCGATGTTCTTAAAGGACATGATACCAACTGGTTCTTAAAAGGTACTGAAGAAGAGTATAATGGTAAAACCATTTTAAAACTGTCTCTTCCTAAGTATAAGTTTGTAGCTGCTAATAAAGCTAAGCTGGATGTATTTGATAAGACTAACATCTATCATTTCAAACCATTAGCTCCAAGTCAGAAAGTGGCAAGCTTCGAGCCTAGTGAATTCGACATGTAATATTGTCGAGATATATTAAGGGGCTCTTAACAGGGCCCCTTATTTTTTTAAAAAAGTTTTTATGTTTAACACTAAGAATCTTGTACACGATGTTAAATCGGTACCTGTTCCATGGATCTTTGAGCATTTTTGTAAGCTCAAAGAAAAGCTTACAGGCCAAGAGGTTAAGATAAAGAGTTTGTTTAATCCTAAAGAAAAGACTCCTAGCTTCACTATCTATTGTAATAGTGAATACAGGTATAAAGATTTTTCTACAGGACGAGGCGGCTCAGCTGTAGATCTTGTAAAAGAACTACATCATATGTCTTTCCACGAAGCCTCACAGCTAATTATAGAAACATACAATGATTACGTCCTTCATAACAATGGAGGATATGATATGCAAGACTTTAAAAAACACTCAAGGTACAAAGTTACCAGTGTTACGTTTAGAGATTGGACATCTAAAGATCAGTATTTATGGACTCAGTTTAACATAGGATCAAAGCTACTAGCTGAATACAATGTAAGACCTCTTCAAAGTTATCTCATGGAGAAGAACACTGACGAAGGTCCTATAACATTAACCATTTCCGGAAGTTATATATACGGATACTTTAGAAAGGATGGAACTCTGTATAAGATTTATCAACCTAAGACACTTGATAAAAAGTTTCTTAAGGTGAAAGATTATATACAAGGATCTGATCAGACAACAGGTAACCCATATCTACTCATCACATCTAGTCTCAAGGACATCATGGCCATAAAAAGTCTGAAGCTCCAGAAGCTGGATATTATTGCTCCTGATTCAGAGAACACTCTGATTAAACCAGGAGACATGGATAACTATGTGATGATGTATAAGAAGATACTTGTTCTGTTTGATAATGATGAACCAGGAATAGAAGCTATGAGAAAATATAAGGAAGTATATCCTTATGTAGAAGTGTGTCTTCTTCCTATGAGTAAAGATCCTTCAGATAGTATTCGTGACCACGGCCCGTTGTCTGTTAGAAATAGGATTGTTCCTATTATTAACAGTAAACTTATATCTTTGCAAAATGAAAGCGAAGAAGAAAGTGACAGCGAGGAAGCCCCGTGGTGAAAAAACTAGGGCTGGTGGTACAATGAGTGAAGCAGCTTATTGGACATTTATACGTAGTGCACTGAGACAAAAGAGTCGATGGTGGCCGCCTATAAGTCAAGCCAAACAAGAAGCTAGACGTCTTTATGTTGGACCTAATAAAAGACAGAAATACGAGTATCAATGTGCTCATTGTAAAGGATGGTTTATAGAGAAGCTTATTAATGTGGATCACATCATAGGTGCCGGAGCGTTAAACTGTAGCGCTGATCTTGATGGATTCATCAGTAGACTTTTCTGTGAAAAAAATAATTTACAAATTTTGTGTACCCATTGCCATGACAAAAAGACCAAAGATGATAGAGAAAAAAATAAACTTGTTTAATATGTCATATTTTCATATCTTTGTTATATGGAAGACATAAACAAGAAATATTATCTTTATCAACATAGAAGACTAGACACCAATGTTATTTTTTACATTGGAAAAGGTACTAAAAAGTCTAAAGGAAATATCTATCATAGAGCTTATACTAAAGATTCTAGAAATAACTATTGGTTGAATATTGTTAATAAGACTCCTTATAAAGTGGAGATACTTGAAGAGTTTGAAATAGAAAAAGAATGTTTATTAAAAGAAACAGAGTTGATTATTAAGTATGGATACTCTTGGAATAATACAGGAATATTATGTAACATAGTTAAAGATGATTCTGAAATAAAAGCTTTAGCTACAAAAGCATCTATTAATAAAAACTCTAAAGAAGTACATCAATACTCTTTATCTGGGGATTATATACAATCTTTTAGTAGTATAGCAAAAGCTAAAAAACAATACTCCTGTGATATATACAATGCGGTAAATGGACGAACTCCTTCTGCAGGTGGTTACCAATGGAGATTTGTAAAATATGATAAGATTACTTCCTATTGTCCAAAAAGTTCTCGTATAAGTAAAAGTAAAACGATTTATCAATATGATAAACAAGGAACTTTTATACAAAAATGGAGTGGTACAAAAGAACCTTCAGAACAATTAGGTATTTATAGAGGAGCTATTAGAAATTGTTTATCTGGGCTATCTAAAACAGCTGGAGGGTATAAGTGGAAACATTAAAACACAAAATGATAGAAACCATGTCAGCATTCGTAGAAAATCCGATAGCTAAACATCAGGCTGATTATTATGAGAAAGAGCTCCATGAGGTTTATAGATTTATAGAACTCACTGAAGCTTTCACTACAGATAAAAGAACAGCTGATCGTATTCGTCTATTTTTAGAAGAAAAAGGAGTTTGGGAAAAACCAAAAAAAAATGAAGATGAGTCAACTAGTACTTAATAGAGTGTTTTGTAAAGCGTGTGGTAAAACAATAATGTCTATGCATAGACACGACTATGTATTGTGTGGGTGTCCTAATGAAACCATGGCTGATGGAGGAACCGACTATATACGTTGTGGTGGAAAAGATATGACATTAGTTGAACCACGTCCCGTATATTTGTCAGATGGATTTGATCTTTGTCGTGGAGTTCCTATATGGGGAACCCGAGGTAAAGATGGAGATAAACCATTGAGATATATATCCCTATCAGAAATGAGCGATGGTCATATAAGAGCCATCGTAGATGTATACGAGATGCATCAGTGGAGAAAGAAACTATTTGAAGAAGAACTTGAATATCGTAAAAAACAAAACATATCTATACAAGATGCTAGATGATTTATTAAGAGAGACGATGGAACATCTGGAAGATGAGTTCTATCAAAAGAAAATGGTGTTTAGTTATAGCTCGTTAAAACAGCTTATGTGGAACCCCGCCATTTTCTATCAGCTGTATGTGCTAGGAAACAAAGAGGAAAAACCAGAAAGTCATTTAGTTCAGGGACGACTAGTCCATTGTCTTCTATTAGAAGAAGAAAACTTTGACAAGATGTTTCTGATCTCTTCCGAAATACTTCCTGCAGGTAATACGAGACAGGTGGTGGACACTGTGTTTAGACAATACAGAGATGAGAACAGACTACTCCTTACAGAGTATGAAGCTGAGATCGTTCAAGTGTTGAAAGATATCAACCTACACCAGAAGTTAAATACAGATCAACAAAGGGTTGCCAAAATCATCACACCTGAAACCATTGCGTATTGGGAACATCTTAAGATGAAACAAGGAAAGATTCTTATATCTCAAGAAGATTATGACTATTGTAAAGGAGCCGTAGAGCTCATCAAACAAGATAAAAAAATATGTCAGCTTATTGGATGTAGTGTTTCTGAGTTTGATAATGTTGAAGTTCTTAATGAAACAGAGCTTCAAATGGAAGTGGTTGGAAAACCATTTGGTATAAAAGGTATTTTAGACAACATAGTTTTAGATCATGATAAGAAAGAGATTCGTATTAACGATATCAAAACTACCAGTAAAGATCTAAAAGATTTTCCTGAAACAGTTGAGTTTTATTCATATTGGTTACAAGCAGTTATCTACTGTTCCTTAGTGGCTATGAGTTATTCTCATCTTATTGATGTAGGAGGTTATGATCTTAAGTTTCACTTTGTTGTTATAGACAAAACGTTCCAAACCTATGCGTTTCCAGTGAGTCAAACAACGCTAAACAGCTGGCTTGAAAGGATGCAAGACGTTCTAAAGAAAGCTGAGTGGCATTATATAAACAAAGACTTTACGCTTCCGTATGAATTTGCTACGGGAAACGTAGTCTTATAAGAAAAACATATGATAACTAGCTTATACGGAAAGTATTTTCAAAAGTCAAGATCTTTTTTGTTTCCCGCACTTGGTATAAAGAAGATGAGTTTATTTAATCCAACAAGTGTCTATCTTTCAATAGAAGGAAAGATCTCTGTAGAGGATAGAAAGTTAATATGTGCGTATAAAGCTGAAGATAGCGATATCTTCAAAACGTTTGAAAGTGATGTGTTAACATCCAATCCATTATTTGAATATGTTATAGACGCGGATGAGTTTAAACTGTATGTGTTTAACTTTGATAAGTGGGCTAACGACTGGAAACATTTCCTTGAAGGAAAGTATTCTAAGTTGTCCCGAGAGTTAAAACTCCTTATCAAAAATTATTACGGTGAAACCTCGTCAGAGTATCAGTATATAGAGACCTATCTCTATCCCGAGAAGTTTATGGATGTATATGCTAAACTATTAGATGTGAGTGTAAAGTTACTCAAAGAAGTCGGTGAGTTGTGTGATAAATACAACTCTGAAAAAGAAACTTTGAGTATAAGAGAAAAAGAACTAGTTTTGCAAAACTAAATATTTAGATGTATGAAATCGATGTTGTTAATCACGTCCTCTTGGGGAGTTAGAAAAACCTTCAAGATGATTCCTGTGACAAACGATGCGCCTTATAACGAGGTGATCTTTGATCCAGAAGATAAAGTGTTAGCTGTAATAGGAAAGGAAAAGAAAGAAACCTTTCATATGATGGCTAAGTTGAATGAATGGGGCGATCCTACTGTAATGAAGATAGGTAAACGCGCTAATGGTAAAGACTATGCGGAAGAAAGAAAAGCTCTCGAGACTTTCTATGAGTATTTCATAGGAGATCAAGATGAGATTAAAGCTTTCATCAACATGTTCGCTGTAAACGCTGATACGTTTAGTAATCTTACGATTCTGGACGAAGCGTTTAACCCACCTGCTGCAGCTCCAGCTAAGACTATTGTCACAGTCTAAATAAAACCAAAACCGGCTAAGAAGGAGACCTTGTGTCTCCTTTTTTGGCCTTTATCTAAAACGGGGGAACAGCTTAACTGAACAACTATATATATGGATAATGTAACATTAATATGCAACAATTGTAATATAGAAAAAGCTATAAAAGAGTTTCGTAAAGATCAATATAACAATACTGGTTATACAACTAGTTGTAACCAGTGTAATGCAGTAAAACAAAGAAAGTATAGAAAGGATAATCAAGTCTCTTATAATAGTAAAGCTTTAGACTACTATCACAAAAATAAAGATAGAATAAATGCTATGCGTAGACTAAGAAAAAATGGTGTTTCGACTACTACTTTTCACAAGATAAAAGATCTTAACTCTTATTATCATCGCAATGGATGGAAGAAAAACAAAGAAAAAATATGGAAAGAACGAGGAATTCTTGATATGACATATGATCGCTATGAAGAAATGCTTTGTCAACAAAATAACTGTTGTAAAATCTGTGATAAATCTACTGAAATAGTAGGTACTCTTCACGTTGATCATTGTCATAGTACAGGTAAAGTCAGAGGTCTCTTATGTAACAACTGTAATAATGGTATAGGTAAACTAGCAGATTCTATACTACTTCTTCAAAAAGCTATAAACTACTTACAAGATGCAAACACAACAATCTAAGGCATGCCATTGGGTGATGGATTACGAAACACTTGTCAATTGCTTTATCGGAGTGTTCGAGCATTACAAAGACGATGACATAGCTGAAGTTTTTATCATTAACAAAGATCAAAATGATTTTCCAAAACTATTAGCTTTCTTACAAACTTGCGCAGAGAAAGGACAGTGGCACATCAGCTTTAACGGACTAGCTTTTGACGCTCAGATATCTGAAAAGATCATCAGAGAAAGACAAATGTTATCAGGTATGACTGGAGAACAAGTGGCTACCTGGCTTTATGGCTACGCACAGGATGTAATCAACCGTAAAAACACGAACTCGTTTGCGGAGTTCAGTCCTAAGAAACTTAAGATAAAACAGATAGATCTGTTTAAGCTTAATCACTGGGATAATAAAGCAAAGATGTCTTCTCTTAAGTGGATACAATATTCCATGGATTGGTTTAACGTTGAAGAGATGCCTCATCATCACACCACTCCGGTGACCAGTAAAGAACAACTACAAGAGATTGTTAGTTATTGTATTAATGATGTACGAAGCACTAAGAAAGTGTTGAACCTATCTAAAGAACAGATCGCTTTACGTAAGCTTCTTACAAAAGATTATGGAATAGATCTTTACTCTGCTTCAGAGCCGCGCATATCCAAAGAGTTGTTCTTACACTTCCTGAGTAAAAAACTTGGGATGGAAAAGAATGATATCAGAGACATGCGTACTCCTCGGACACATATAGTTTTAGCTGATTGTATACTTCCTTACGTTAAGTTTACAACACCAAACTTCCAAAAGCTTCATGACTTCTTTAAGAAGACTGTTATAACATCTACCAAGGACGGGTTTAAGTATTCCGTAACCAACCGCGGTGTTAAAACAGACTATGGCTTAGGTGGAATACATGGTGCTGCAGAGATGGGCGTATATGAAGCCAAACCTGGCTGGGTAATAATGACCTCAGATGTAACAAGTTATTATCCTAATTTAGCCATACGTAATGGTTTTCATCCAGAACATATTAATCAGAAAGCTTTTTGTGAACAATATGAGTGGTTCTTTGATGAGAGAGTGAAGATTCCTAAGAGTGATCCTAAAAACTATGTGTATAAGATCATCCTGAATTCTACATACGGGTTATCTGGTGATGAGAATAGTTTCCTATATGATCCTAAGTTCACTATGCAGATTACTGTGAATGGTCAACTACTACTAAGTATGTTGTACGAGATGCTTTTAGAAGCTATCCCGGACGCCAGACCGCTGATGCAGAACACAGATGGCTTGGAGATGATGATTCCTATGAATGATGCATCAAAGTATATGGCGATATGTCATCAGTGGGAGCTCCTAACTAAGCTGCAGCTAGAACATGACGAGTATACAAAGATGATTATTGGTGATGTAAATAATTATATGGCTGTTAACAAGAAAGGAAAGGTTAAGTGTAAAGGTAGATTTGAGTGGGAAGATCTGGATAAGAAAGCTGTGGCTACTCTTCATAAGAATAAGTCATTCTTGATTATCCCTAAAGCTATCCACGCATATTTTATACACGGAACAAAACCAGAAGACTTCTTAGCAGCTAACCAAAACATCTTTGATTATTGTGCTGGTGTTAAAGCCAAAGGGGACTGGTGGTATGAAGGTAGAGACTTTATCAATAACCAGGAAGTAAAACACAAGCTTAAGAAGATTGTACGATATTATGTATCTAAACAAGGTACTAAACTATTGAAGTGTCATAACGATGGAAGAGAAATGCAGGTTGAAGCGGGTAAGTGGCGTCAGGTTGTAATGAATGAGCTTGTAAACAAACCCTTCCAGGATTATAACATAGATATGAGTTATTATTTAGAGTCTATCTACAAGGAGATAAATCAGATAGAAAAGGTGAAGAGTCGAGACTGTACCCAACTATCATTATTTTAAAAACAAAAAAACAAACAACATGCCTGTTAAGATAGAATTCACAACAGAACAACTGATGCGACAGACACCTCTTCCACAACATGGGAAGAGTTACACAGTCATATCTCACGGGGACGTTATTGATCAAACCAGATCTCAGTTAAGTGCTGCAGGGTTTAACATCACTAACGAGCTCTATAAAACCAACTTGAACGGAGAAGTTGCTCAAGGTATATACCATCTAGATTATGGGAATGATCCTGATATGACTCTTATGTTTGGTTGGAGTAACTCTTACAACAAAACTATGGCCTTCAAATGTGCTATAGGTTCACAAGTGAGAGTTTGTATGAACGGTATGGTTGCCGGTGATCTGGCTAAATATCGTAAGAAACATCGTGGATCTCAAGCATTATCTGAGGTGATAGCAACTATCGACTATCAGATATCCCATGCTAAAGAATATTATGAACAACTTGTGAAAGACAAAGAGATGCTAAAGAAGGTTATTCTATCTCCAGTAGAGAAAGCTAACATCATCGGCCAGCTATTTGTATCACAAGAAATCTTAACTCTTTCTCAGCTGGGCGTAGTGAAACGTGAGATGGATAACCCGAGCCATATTTATGGATCAAAAGACTCAGCTTGGGATCTTTATAACCACGTTACATTTAGCTTGAAGGATTCACATCCTATGTCCTATCTGGACGATCATCAGAAGGTGCACAAGTTCTTTATAGATGCATATGGTGGACTAGTAACTCCTCAAGTTACAGCTCCAATCATAGTTCCAAACTACGAAACTATAAACATCAAAGAGCATGCTCATGATCCTGGTGTAATATTTTTATAAACACATGGGGACTTCGGTCCCCTTTTTATTTTTATGGCCGAAGAATTAAGTGAAAACAGTGTCTCTAATCTATTCGCATGTGTATTAGAACATCTTAAGTGTATAGAGTTGAGGATAGAAGCGGCTAAAGGACTCACTAGTCAAAAGCAAAAGTATGCTTTAACTAAAGCATTACAAGCTGCTAGGTCGGCTATCAATCATGTATGTGATCTTATGCCGGATACAGCATCTGTAATGGAGGTTAAGAAGCATCTTGATAGACCAGACCTTGTTTATCTAATGCTCATCACCGAAGAGATGTTCCGTCTTCCGGGTGAGGATGTAGAATATGTCATAGAAATGACTAGAGATCATATAGAAAAGAAGTATGGTAAAATACCCGAAGTGCCAGACAACAGGGAAAACTAGATACCCTACGCCTGGTGACGCGTTAACCGCGATAACACAATTAAAATCCACTCCTCGTTATTACGACTATATGACCGGTAAGCGGTATAATCGTAGAAAAGGAAAGGTGGAACAATGTCGCTATTATTCATGTAGAGTTTGTCATGGTTATCATCTAACCAAATGGGACAGCTTTAGTAGTGAGAGATATAGCAAAGATTATATGGACGGAAAAAAACGTTCCCGAGGACTCGTTGTGAGGACCACGGAAAAAGTAGTGGAAGACTGGAAAAAGGATTCTCTTCCTTTTCCAAAAGATTTAGTAATAGATAAAATGAATAACAATGAGCGTATTATATAAAAAAGATTCAAAGGGTAAAATAAGAGTGTTACATATCACTGTAGAAGGTGATGAACTTGTGCAAAAATCAGGATTATTAGATGGAGCTTTAGTAGAAGCTAGAAAGAAGTGTACTTCAAAGAACGTAGGAAAGATAAATGAAACCACTCCAGAGCAACAAGCTGAGTTTGAAGCGAAGAGTAAAGTGTTTGAAAAGCTAAAAGAAGACTATTTTGAAACAGTTGATGAAGCTATGAACATTCAGGTGATACTTCCTATGTTGGCTAAAGACTATAAGCTGTTAGGTAAAAAGATTAAATGGGGAACAGATGATGTATATGGTCAACCAAAACTAGATGGTATGCGTGCTTTAGGAACAACTGGTCCTAACGCTACACTCACCAGTAGAGATGGTGGAAACATAACTACATGTCCACACATCATCAGCGCCTTACAACAGATCCCTGCAGGACACACTCTTGATGGAGAGCTCTACGCTCATGGAGAATCTTTCCAGGAAAACATGAGACTTATTAAAAAGAATCGTGGAGCTGATACAGAGAAGGTGAAGTTTAACATCTATGATGTTGTTAAACCTACATGGAGCTTTAAGAACAGATATGAAACAAGTATTTTTGAGAACATCCCACACTTGGTGAAGGTTCAAACAGTATTTCTTACATCTGAAGAAGATCTTAAAAGCTATCATGGTATTAATATCGCTACAGGATATGAAGGAACCATGGTGAGATGGGGAGAAGAAGGATATAAGCTTAACGGAAGAAGTGAAAATCTTTTGAAATACAAAGACTTCAAAGATATATCTTTGCCAATCAAAGACATCGAACCGGCATCAGCTAGACCTACATGGGGAGTTCCAGTGTTTCATTGGCCAGGCGCTCCAAACGATGAGCTTAGAGCTGGACTTAAGTTCTCTCACAAAGATCGTGAAGAGTTTTTGGCTAACAAACAAGCTTACATTGGTAAGACAGCTGAGCTTAGATTCTTTGAATACTCAGAAACAGGTGTACCTAGGTTCCCTGTTATGGTTGGAATAAGACTTGATAAATAAAAAACATACAACATGATTATTGGATTAAACTCTTATGGAGGTGTAGGAAAAGACACTGTAGGAAAGATTATACAACATCACTTATCTAAAGATAAAGATATCTCTATAGAAGAGATTCTAAAAAATCCTTTAGATCATAATTGGTGGTTAGAAGAACAATCTGGATGGGAGATAAAGAAGTTTGCTGGAAAGCTAAAACAAATAGCTTCTATTCTTACAGGAATACCCGAACATATGTTTGAGGATCAGGACTTTAAGAAGACAAACCTTCCTAGTCAATGGGATAAGGTGATGTTAGAGAAAAGATTCTTTCCTAAAGAAACACTTCATGTAGAAGACATCCGACCCATGACAGTGAGACAGTTTCTGCAGGAACTGGGAACTGATGCTATGAGAATGGGGTTACATGATAACGTATGGGTAAACGCACTCATGGCGGATTATCATTGTGTCCCAGCGGATTTAGCTCCAAATGGTTGGGATTGTCCAAACTGGATTATCACTGATACTAGGTTTCCTAATGAAGCTGAAGCTATAGAATCTAAGGGTGGAATTATTATTCGTATAGATCGTCCTGGTGTTAAACCAATCAATAATCATCCAAGTGAAGTGGGACTGGACAATTGGAACTTTAAGTACAAGATACTTAATGGATCCGATCTCACCAGTCTCGCCTTCACTGTGGAGAATATTTTAAAACAAGAAGGATTATGGCCTTAACAAAACACACAGCTGCTGTGAATATATATCTCAAACAAAAAGCTACATGCGATGAGATATACCTATTCATACAAACTATAAATAAAAGACTAGCTCAAGGTTTTTCAGGAGAAGACACTTCCACTGTTGATTGGTCAGTTTTAGGAAGTAATCCAGATGGATTAAGTCCCTTAGTTATTTCTCATATACATAAACGTGAAAAGTTTAGCGCTGTAAAACAGCATAAGGATGAGACAGGTCTTGGTTTAAGAGAAGCTAAAGACTGTGTAGAAAGATATTGTGAAATAAATAAACTAGGTGAAACATGGGCGGGATAGGAAAAGATTATACAAATACAAAGGTGACCATGGCTGAAGAACAGTTTTGTATGTACAAACTGGGAATGACTGGGTCAGGTATAACAGCGTTGATAGACGCTATATTTAAACTCGATACACAACATCGAGCTAAAATAGCTTTGGGTTTTCCAGAGCTGGTTACAGTGATTAACAGGTTTAACTTCGAGAATGGATATTGGAAAGATCTTGTTAGTCGTTGGAATGAAGAAAACCACAACCATCAACTATTTGCCTAATGGGTAAGCTAGATTCTTTAAATGATGTATATAAAGACACTTGTATAAAGGTGTATGATCCCGAGGCTACTCCTAAACTTATTGCTGTTTATGAAAACTTCAATAAAGCTGGGGGTCGCCTAGGTATTACGCCTAACTTAGTACAAAAGAAGTGTGTAAGTAAAACAACAGTTTATTCACCAAACTTAGATAAGATGGTGAGTGTGAGACTAACGCGAACTCTTCCTGAAGATGTAGAGCGTATTGAAAAAACAAGAAAATATTTAAAACTATGAGTAGAGTGAGCTTTGACTTTGATAAGACGCTTAGTAAAGAGCATGTCCAGAAGTATGCTAAGGAGCTGATTATGCAAGGTCATGAGGTGTGGGTTACTACATCCAGATATGATGAAGCACATATACATCTCTACAATAGAGCAGACTGGACAGAAGCTGGACAAGAAGATCTTTGGGAAGTGGTGGATAGACTTGGTATCCCAAGGTGGCATGTTAGATTTATGAACATGGAACCTAAGTGGACCTATTTAGATAGAACACACTTTGTATGGCATCTTGATGATGATGAAGTGGAACTCTCTAATGCAAGACACCATGGATGTAGTGTACCAATGATTCAAGTACAATCTGGTGGATGGAAACAAAAGTGTGACAGATTATTAAAAAAGAAAGATGGTAGCCAAACCACTGAGTAGAGAGTTTCTTTTAAACAGAGGATATTGTTGTAACAATGGTTGCACAAACTGTCCTTATAAAACTAAAAACATGGAAGATAAAAAGTATTATACCCCAGCCATAGAAGACATACGTGTTGGGTATGAGTGTGAGTGGAATACTCATGCTGATCCAACACAGATTGACCAGTTTACTAGATGGACACATCATGTATTCACTGTAGAAAGTTTAGAAAACTATGGGATAGAGTGTATGAGAAAAAATATGAAACACTTTAGAACTCTATATCTAACTAGAGAACAAATAGAAGCTGAAGGTTGGACACATACAGGTGGTAATCTATCAAGTGTTTCACGTCAAGACTATGAAAAGAGTGGTGTTGAGATTGAGTACTGGGAGCTTAATCAAAATCTTGTAGTTAAAAGAAAAAACCTATACAGAGATGGTTCTGGTAGATATGATGGATACATTCAATACTTTAAAGGTAAGTGCCCATCCATCAACGAGTTTAGAACTATTTGTAAACTATTAAATATTAAGTAACATGATATTATCAGACAAGACAATTAAGAAAGAGATCGAAGCTGGGAACATAATTATATCCCCCTTTGATGAAAAGTATATAAACCCAGTGAGTGTAGATTTAACTCTAGCTCCACAGTTTAAAATTTATAAACCAGGTGTATTAGATCCACGTAGACCTAATGATGTAGAAGAACTAACTATTCCTGAAGAAGGTTATGTTTTACTACCAGGTGAAGTGTATCTGTATGCTGTGAATGAAAGAATAGGTGTTAAGGGTAACATTAGAGCCAAGGTAGAAGGTAAGTCTTCTCTTGGTAGACTAGGACTCTTTATACATGTCACTGCAGGGTTTATTGACCCAGGCTTTGAAGGTAGTTTAGTATTAGAACTAGTGGCTACAAGACCTGTCATAGTATATCCTAACATGAAGATATGTCAGATAGAGTTTGCCAGAGTGGAAGGTGAAGTGGAAGAAAGCTATGACCAAAAAGCTGGATCCAAGTATCATAACCAAACTGGAGTACAAGAATCGTTAATGCATAAAAACTTTGAACATGAGTAGGGAAACATTACCATTAGATCCACTAGGTTATGAACATATAGAGTTAACACCTAGTTGGCATAATGGTGTACCAACAACAGAAAAACCAAAAGAAAAAAAGGATTCTAATCCTCTAGCTAAGCCAAGTCCTAGATTTTTCTTACATGATGAGACCATAGCTTGGTTACAAGATAATATGAAGATTGGTCATACAGTACATCTATCCGCAGCTAGAGGAACATATGTTAGTAAGCTCGCATTAAATGGACAGTTCTATAATAGTATGACCGCTCATTTAGAAATAAGTGTAGCTGGTGTTCCTATTTGTGAAACACATATAACATTACCTTTAGATGGTTACACTAGCGCTATAGAAACACTTGTAAATGTTAACGAAAATCTTATGATAGCTGTTACCAGACATGAAGAAACAATAGACAAGTTACAAGCTGAAATAGAAACATTAAAAAACCAATATGAAAGCAACAAAGCTTAAAAAAGCCCTTTACTTGGACGATAATAGAACGCCTACAACAACTATACCTGGCTATGAAGAATGGCAGGTGGTAAGAAACTATGATCAGTTTGTAGATTGGATTAAGAAGAATGGGATACCAGATCTTATATCTTTTGACCACGATCTTGCAGATGAACATATGGATGACTATGCCACACAGGTGGGACTCATAGGTCATCAGTTTCCCAAGTATGAGGAGTACAAAGAAAAGACCGGGCTCGAGTGTGCTCGTTGGCTTATAGAAGAATATTGTCAGCCTAACAAAGTGATGTTAAAGGCATGTTCTGTACATAGCCACAACCCTGTCGGAGCGGCTAATATACAAAGCTATATTAACGGCTTTAAAAAACACATGGATCAACCACAGGATTGTTTTCTTATGAAACATCCTTTTACGACAGACTAATGAAAAGGGAGTCATTTTGTGACTCCCTTTATTTTTACTTGATTCTTTGTCCATATTCAAATGATTTGACCGCGTCAGCTGGATGGAATGTTTTACCACTATATCCACTAAATGATCTGACAAGTTCGTGTAGTAGTTTAGAATCTCCTTTATCTCCAAGACCACCTTGGTCTGTATCTTTTTGATAATAAAGATCGTTCTCAAAGAAGTTAGATCCAGGAATAGCGTGTGCAGCTTGTTTAGCTAACAAACTAGTCATGTAGAACATCTGAGTTGTTTCTGACAGAATAAGCGATGGGTTAGAATAAAGTCTTTTCAACTCGTTCAATCCCATATCAGGAGCCGGTATAAACTGTTCTGTTTCAGATTTAAGTTTTAACAACTCAAACACCATAGCCTGATTGGCCCAAGATGTTCTTCTTAGTTTCTTCATCTTATCCTTATCATTCTCGTTATACCCACCTATAAGTGTGTATGCAGCCATACATGTAAGAATAATACCTACATCTGTTAGGGTTCTTTTGATAGCTCTCTTTTCTCTATCTGAATAGTTTTCCCAGTTTATAATATTTTGTAGACGGAAATGCATCAGATCTTTACCCATAGTTTTACAGAAGGTGATATAAAATCCTTCTTCTGTACTCATACTCTCGTAGTTTTCTCTTAATGTACCTAGTCTATTAACACCCAATGGAATAACGTGCTTTCTAAAGAACGTAGCCATCTTACCAAGAGATGTTTTCTCAATATATGTTTTATCAAACTTATTATATGATCCGTTGATTCTCTTTTGCATAGAGTGAAGCTTAGCCACTACATTACTAAAGTCTTTAGATCCTAGTTCAAATACATCTTTAAACTGAGCTTTTACAACCAGCTTACCATCTTTCATTTCAAAAAGATCTAACAGATTATGTTCCAGCGCATCAAAAGCTTTTATAGCTTCAAGCTTTTTAGCAGAGATTTCTTTTATAGACATATCAGATATATCTCCCATGTGTTTGGTTATAAATGATTCTCTGTCTACCACTTTACCATCAGACACTTTGTTGTTTAGCATATAAGCTATGAAGGTACTCATCTGGATTTCCCACTCACCCCACATCTTACCAGCGTATACACCAGCATGTAATATATTGGCAAACTTGTTAAAGCTTGTTTTATGTCCATACTCATCATCAACCTCTCCCTGTATAGGATCAAAGTATTCCATGATTTGTCCCCAGAATGATTTGTTTCCCACTTTAGAATAGTCATTCATCATATCTTTTATAGGAGTTCCATATTTAGAAGATCCCATATATATCATGTTCTTTGCATCTTTATATCCATTAAGGGTTATAGTGTTTCCTCCCACAGCTTCTACAATGTTTTGTACATGACCTGATAGTAAGTTTGTCATCCAGTTGAATGGAGCAAACCCAAGAGTGGTAAAACTAATCATTCTCATCATCTTATTTACCACTTTCTGAGAGTTAACACCCAACACCTCATATCCTTTGAAGGATTCTTCGTTAAACATAACACTGTTTACAAAGCTTTTTAATACTTCTAAACGAGTGTTGGTTCCGCTATTAATCTTTTGAGTCATATCTGGAAGATATTTCTTAAAGATTTTATTAGCTATTAGGTTATTTGCTTCACTTTTAGGTTGATTACGTTCGTCACCTAACATTTTTTCCAAGCCATTTAACATAGCCATCTCCTGGTCAAGTTCTTTTTTACGATTGGTAGCAGCTACATAGTTTAATACTCCTCCCCATACGTCATAACTGGCGTTATCAGCTTCTCCTTTTGTACTATATCTTACAGGAACAAACTTGTATTCATTGTTATCCATAGTGGCTAAGTGTGAATACTCTGTGGTTTTAGAAGAATGTATTCCTTCCTGGTCCACATCCTGTTCTGTAGACGTAACCGAACGCTTAATACCTTGCCATATACTGTTTCCTTTTTCTATAAAGTTGTTACCGCGACTTTCAATTGTTCTTTCTCTTCCATGTTTTTCTAAGAAAGGAACAGCAAGACCAAGTCTTTGAGAAACTTCTATACCTTCTTGCGCATCTAACATTGACTTATGAATAAACAATAGGTTTTCATAGTCCACTTTTTCTTTTTCAGAAGCTGTTCCATTAGTGTATTTATCTCTTAAACTAGTGAAGTCTTTGTTTAGATATGGATGTTCTTTACCATATTCTTTTTTATACTGTTCAGCGTTCTTTGGTTTGAATCTACCTTGAACATCTTTATTGTCAGTGTTTTTAAGTAACACTTCTTTACCATTAGCATCTGTGTAAGATTCTTTAAGAGTTCTTTGATAGAAATGATTGGCTGGTTTTCTAGTGATATACTTGTCTATAGGCATATTACGTTTCCAACTCCATATAGGATTTCTAATCTTAGAACCAAGTGTCTCACCAGTTTCAGGATCTTCGTATACAATCTTATCAATGATGTTGTGGTTGTTTATAAACCATTCACTTTTTTCAAAGTCTTCATACATCTCTGGGTTATTCATAAACTCTTCGTATGTTACGTTGTTTGCTTCAGCAAAGTTTCTTCTTTGTTTATCAAGCTCTTCGTAATAATACTCAGTTATTTCTGTTTTACCCATCTTGTAAAGCTCATTTAAAAGATCTGTCATCTCATCATACTTCTCAGCATAATCAGGATCGTTATCTATTCTATCTTGTAAACGGTTTTTACCTTCTCTTATAAGCTCATTTAATCTTTCACGATCGTAAGCTTTATCATTATACTTTAAAAAGTTTATCTGGTTGATTTCTTCTTTTTCAGCAGCTGTGTTACCGTTCATGATGAAGTTATCCAGGTTTTGACGTTGTGTAACTATCTCAGCCTCAATACGTTTTATCTTTTGAGCTACATCAGCCGGCATGTTTTGTCCTCTGATATATCCATCAGCATCTTTATAAGGTTTAGCTAAAACACTAAGCTCTCTATAAAGCTCATCCATTTTAACAGAAGCCTCATCGTTATTATTAATCTCTTTTATACGATCTAAGATTTGTTGTCTACGAGTGTAATACTCATCACTGATAGCAAGACGAGTGTTCTTGGCCATCCAGGCTTCGTATTCTTCGCTTCCTTCACCATATTTTAACTTCATCTCTTGTTGTTTATGATTAAACAAGTCAGTAAGTTCTACATAGTCATAAAGAAGTTCTTTGTTCTTATCGTATTCCTTTAAAGCCTCAGCTATCTTTAAAGCCTCTCCTGTTTTAGGAAGACCATTTTCATCATTACTTTCTTTTAAAGATGAGATTTGTCTAAACAGATCCATACGTTCTTGAAGATCTTCATCAGTCATATTACCTGAGCTTATATCTTCATCACTGTAACCACCGCGTCTTTGTACAGCATTTATCTTATCATAGATATCAGCGATAAGTTCACGTATAGTTGTTTTATTACCGGCATGAGTTACCTCTTTATCTAAGACACTTGTTAGTTTAAAGTATTCATTGGTAAAGTTACTCTCAAAGTATTTCTGTTCAAAGTTCTTTATAGCTAGTTTAGCCGCTTTGATTTTGGTTACATCCTTTTCTTCCTCGGCTTGTTTTAGATTATACTTAAGCTTATTATAATCAGCGTAAAGTTTTTCATGGTATTCGCTCTTAAAGTATGACACATTCATCTCTTTACCTGTAGATGCATTAAACTCTTTAGCTTCGTATACAAGGCTTTCGTTTATCTTTTTGATATCAAGTCCTCTACCATAAAGTTTAGCTCGTTTATCGAACTCAACACTTAAGTTATCTTTGAACTCTTTGTTCATAAGTCTCACTCTATCTAATACAGCTTTAAGACGTTTGGCAACACTCGACAAAATTATATCAGGGTTTGATATAGTGGCAACAAACTTACCCCAGAACCAACCAACATCTCCTCTGTTCCCTTTTATCACCTCAGCTATTGATTCTTTAGAAGGAAGATTTTTTATTCTTTCTTCATACATCTTTGTTAATTTCTCATCACCTCTTTGTTTAGCAGCTATCATGTCTTCTGTATAAAGTCTTCTCATGTTTTCTAGATCATCTGGAGAAAACTCACTTAACATTATATCTGTTACATCTCCAAATATACTATCTACATATTGACTCTTTATACTAGTAGTGATACCAATCATATCGGCCAATCTTTTTACTAAAGGATTATCTAAGTCAGCACTATCTAAGTGACCTAACATCTCTTTAAACATTGTCTCATATCCTGTTACAAAGTCATTCACCTTTTGTAACTCATTGATACGCTGCACTGCAGACTTCTCGTCAACAGCTTTGAGTTTACGTAGACGATCAAACTCTTTAGCTACAGTTTGTATAATACCTACAGATGAATCTATAAGCTCTAGGAAACCTTTTTGTACATTTAAGAACTTGGTAGCATCATCAAAGTTTTCAAAGTTGTTAAGAATAGTTCTTACCAGATCTCTCTGAGTGTCCACTCTGTTTGTTTTGGATGTCTTGTCAGTGAGAAGATCATATATAGTGTTTATATTCTTGTTCTTTTTAAAGTGTTCGTAGAGTTGTTGTAATCTTGTAAGCGCTTTAGTAAAGCTTTCTTTCATGGAGTCATTACTGATGTCATCTAGAAGCTTTGTACGTTCATCTTCAATCGTCATCTTCTTAGATTTCTTAGATGCATCCATGGATTTATCTGCTATGTTAAACAGATAAGATCCTATTTTATCGTTGTAGGAGATAGGGTCGGCAACAAAAGCTTTTACTTCTGTCACTTTACCTTCAGCGTTTGTTCTATATGGTACACCAATAATGTGTAATCCACCTACACGAATTCCGGCCTCCATCAATAAGTTCTTATATAAAGAAAGTTGTTGTGTGTACTTCTGATTTAAACTACGTCTGGTATCAGCTAGTCCCGCTAATATCGCTGGGTCTTTTTTAATACCAAACTTAGAAAGTTCTCTTGTAACCTGCTCAAACTCAGCTTTGATATCAGCTTGGTTAAACTTGTGTTCTCTTAAAAACTTTGTTTTAAAATCATACACCTCAGCTGTACCATCAGGACGTATAGCTATTAAATCTATAACCCCACCAACAGTTCCGTTTCCAACTTCCACCTCACTCATTAATACAGATCCATCTTTCTGTAGATCTTGTATCAATCCTCTTATACCAGTATCTTTTAATCCTTTACCATAGATGAGACCCATAAGAGTTTTCTTATCCATAAACTGATAAATTATCGGATCCAGATTATCCAGATCGATTTCTTTATCCATGATGATACTCTCAACAATAGTGTGCACAGCTGTACCAAACAATGTCTTTTGTTTGTTTTGACTAGCTTGTACTATTTGTTTAGCTATACCTGCAGGAAGAACTTTTAACAGATCTTCCACTGTTTCTTTTGTAGTGTCGTTTAACAACTTCTCTGTAAAGTAGTCAAGTAAAACTTTTGCTTTATATTTTTTTATAAGCTCTTCTTCATCTTTTTTACCGCTTACAGAATCGATATAGTTTTTTATCTTTGGAGAGTCTTCTCCTATAATATCCGGAAAGAATTGTTCAAAGTTATCGAGAATGGTTTCTACAGTTTGCATATGATCTAGCTCACTATAAAAGTCAGATCCTAAAACCTGTGTTACAGATCTCATAACAATACCATCACTTGTCACTGTTGCGTGATGTGTTAAGATATGATTACTTTTATCAAAGTTTATAGCTGCGGTATGAGCTAATATGGCATCAAGTGTTTTCTTTTGTGCTTCGTTAGCTGACTGGGCCTCGTAGAAACTCTTTGTTTCATCAGCTAACTGATTATAAAGCTCAGAAGAGTTTAAGTTCATATTTAAAAGACTAATGTCTTTACTATAAAACAAGTCTTCTAGTTTTTCAATAGCTGTTTTTTGAAGCGTAAGACTCTTTATAAAGTTTAGTATTCCATCTATAAGTGTAGATAACCATCCGTGGTCTTTAGATTTCATACGTGAAGCCAGCTCTTTAGCCAGAGCTTCTTTTTTTATCTTGGTAAAGTTTGGTTTACCATCAACCTGATAGTTTGGATTGTTCTTATATTGTTCTAATGTTTCTCCATAAACAGATTTGTTTCTAATCTTATCAAGAGCTTCTAATAAAGCTGGATGATCTTGAGGAAGCATTTCTAAGAAGAAGTGTAAAGCTTCTTCTGGAAGCGCCACATCCTTCATACCAGATTGTATCTCAACCATCTTTTCAGCCATGTTAGCCACCCCGTTAGATCCATGACGGGCAAGTACATCAGATCTTTCTTGTATAGGAACACCAATCCTATCAAGAAACTCTTCAGCAAGTTCTGTAGCATTCATCTGTTTAGATGATTTAAGCTGAGCCACTTCGTTCCATTTATCTATAGAGTCTTGAGCAACTGTTACATACCCATTGTCATATTCTAACACAGGTCCATACTCATTAGTGTACTGACCTAGCTTTTCAGCCACATCTTCTCTATCAGCTAACTGATACCATGTCTTACCTCTATCCTGTATAGGAGATCCTGTAAGAAGATTGTTAGTTTGTAGTGTACTGAATACGGTTTCCTGAGATAACATGGGCATATTACGAAGCCCTTCTAACAATCCTTTGTTAGTTAGTAGTTCTCTAGCTTCAGCTTCTGAAGGGATTTGGTCACCATTACGTATAAAAGCTAACATAGCTTGTTTAGCTCCAATAGCAGCTGAAAGTTCTTTCCACTCTTTAGTGTTTTTATTAGGACAACTAATCATATTATTTTTGTTTTACTCACACAGCAGGTCTCTAAGAAACTCTTCTATGGTTTGATTTCCAATCTTTTCTTCGTTATAAGAAAACTCCCAAACTTTAAACAACTCTTCTTTTGTCATACCAAGTTGACGTTGGTATTCTTCTATGTCGATATTGTTTTTAGTAGTGAAGTCTTCTATACGTTCGGATGTTGTTTTACTATTCAAAGATACAACATTTTTATCAGCTTTTATAGGTTCAGCTTCTTTTACAGGGTTTGTTTTATCAGAAGGTTTAATCACTTCAAACTCTATAGCTGCAGCTCCAGGTCTTGTGAACTTATCAGTCACTTTAACATCCTCTTGTCTCCAACCTTCTTTTTCCCATGTACCTCTCCATCCTGGTGAGTTTTTAGGATGTATAGCAGTCACTCTAGCGTATATCACTTTAGTAGATCCATCAGCAGATGTTCCTATGTTCTTAATAATATCGCCCACTTTTACAGAATACTTTTCCATCTCACTACCAGATCTTGTTGTTCTGGTTCTTAATCCAGCCTCAATCATATCTATAGAGTGTGGAGCAGGACCCAACACTTTCTTTACAGCATCACTAGCTTCTACTAAAGAACCATTACTATCTATTCCTGACACTTTGTTTTGTGGAATAGTTGCAGCAATAGGTCCTTCAGGAATAACTTCAGGTTTCTTTTGTTCTTTTTCTTTTTCAGATTTAGAAGCCCACGCTAAAGATGTTTCTTCAGAATACCACTTTCCTCTTTTAGATATCTCTCTTGTTAAAGATGCGTCAGCTTTTAAACCAAATATCTCAGGGTTGTTTAATCGAAACTTACTATAAAATTTATTCAACATATTTTCTTTCTCATCTGTAGATAGTTTGTTATACTCATCTACAGCTGATCCATAAAGTTTGTTTACAAGTGATGCAGGTACAATAGACATATAGCTGTAGTCTGTTGTGTTCATCCCTGATTGGAATATAGAATATAACGCAAGGTTTTTAAAGAACGTTGATATGTCTTTACTTTCTTGTAGCTTAGTTATATCTTCAAACTGTTGAATCATTTGTTCTTTCTCAACAGGGTTTGCACTATTCTCTAGTATTCTAAAGCTTTTTATCCTACTATTCTTTTCTCCTTTTTCTAAGATGATGTTTCTCACCATAGGAAACTGAGCGGCCAGATCTTCAAAGTCTTCGGAAGTTCTTATAGCTTCCCATTGTTTAACAAGTGTATCTCCTTGTACAAGGTCTAATAAGTACTCATTTAAGGACTTATCTGTACCAAATGTTTCTTTAAAGTATTCTTTTCCAGACTCAGACTTGTCAAAGTAGTTTTGTAAGATGTAGTTCATCATATCATTTTTAGCGATACGAGCCATCTTCATAAGATCATCATCAACTAAAAACTTTCTAAACTCGTTAGCCATATAGTTTTTAAGTAGTAATCCTTTATCTAAAAGAAATCTATTCAACCTATCATTGTTTCTTACAGGGAACAGTTTTTCCAGTATACTCTTTATATCATCTGATACATTTAGAGGAGCAATAATACTAGAACTGTACATACGTTTTATAGATGATGGAGACAATACATTATTACCAGCTGTAGCTATTAAGTATTGTTGTTCTCTTTGATATATATCAAATGTATTAGAGAAAGGACTTGTATCATACTTTAATACTTTTTGAGCTTCCGATATACTATTTGATTGAACCTTCATGTTTTCTAGTTCCAACAAATAAGCTATCTGTAAGAGCTTAGTATTAGGTGATAATGTTTTTATATTTATGTTTTCATTCTTCACTTGTTTAAACAACTCGTCACCGGTAAAATACTTAGATAGTGTATCATGTAATTTAGGAAGCTTACTTAAAAGATACTCATATATACCTTGTCTTTTTCCATACTTTTTTTCTTCTTTTTTAGCTTCGTCATCACCAAGATCTGCAGCTTTTTTTATATCTGGGTCTAAATCATATCCAAGTTGTTTTAAAGTGTCTTTTAAAGCCAAAGCTCTCACACCTTCTGTAAAACTTTCTTCACCTTTAACAAACTTGTTTTGATATGTAGATAATGTTTTTATGTATTGACGTACGCCAGGTTGGTTCATCAGTCCCAAAATCTTTTTTGTCGACATACCCATGTATTTCATATAGAACATGATTGGGCTCAACTCTGTTACAACGTTCACAGCAAATACATAGTCATCCTTAGCGGCATCAACGAAGGCGTTAATAAACTCACTAAAGAACTCACTTTTTAATACGCCATCCTCATCATATATTTTTGAATAATCTATAGATTTAAAAAGAAGGTTGCTCTTTTCTACAGACCCTTCTACGTTAAAGAAAGATATAATGTTTTTTTCTTTAAAGAAATCAATGTTTGCGTTAGCCTTTCCACGTTGGAACATTACGTTAAACGTGTTAGCGATCGCTGCGATACCAAGATCTGATTTACCTTTTAAAAGACTTATAAACTTATCTATGTTTATATTACGGTTTAGAATGTCTGTGTTAGCAAAATCGGTCTTCTGATGTTTGTCATCAGAATTCATAGGTTTACCTAGCAACTTATACAACTCATCCACATAAGGCATGATGTGAAAGTTGTCAGAAGGTGTAACAAGTTCTACATAGTTAGACGGATGTAAAATGATATCCGCCATAGTGTTGTAAAGTTCGTTTTGTATACCAGCTTTTAATCTTTCATAGTTTTTAGGATCTTTAAGTTCTTCAGCTGTATATGATGTTTTTGCTGCTCCTCCTTGTTTATACAAGTTTGGATAGAAAACAAACATCTTATCAATATCAAAGTCAGATCCTGATTTGATAACACACTCACTTGGCATAATAATGGCGTCACCCACTGACGCTGGAAGAAACTCAGCCACTTGCATAACATCCGTAAAGTTTCTACCCTGTGTAGGAATACGATAAGCAACTAGTTGTAAACTTCGATTGTTTTGTTTCATCCAGTCTTCATTCTTTAACGCTTCGTTTAAACGTTCGATGGTATCTATTTTAGAACCATCTGGATGTTCTAAATTCAAAAGGTTTAACCACTGACCAGTGAGTCCTATCTTAACCTGCATAGGTTTAACAACCGTTTTACCATTTTCTTCTACAACATCGTAATACTTAAGTTCTTTGTTACCAAAAGTTTTAAGAGCTGCGTCAGACGCAGCTTTGTTAAACTTGTCTATTTTTTCAGATCCTGTAATAGCCATCTGAGTTAACATAGATCCGTTTGTTTTATATCGTACCGCTCTATTGTTAATAGCTGATATAATAATCCCTTCTAATACCTGAGCTTGTATAGTGGCATCTAAAGGTATTTCAAACTTACCAGTGGCTTCGTCATACTTAAGTGCTTTACGTACGTTTGAATCCTGGTTCTTTTTGTTTATCTCTTTAAAGAAATACTCAACCAGTTTATTCATATCACCTATCTGCAGCTTACCATCATTACGAGTTATACCCATCTCATTGTAAAGAGATGTCTTTTCTAGTTCTGTAAGATGAAATATATATCTGTTATAATTATCATAGTGTTCTTTAAACTCAGCTTTATCAAGGTTCATCATGATCAGCTTTCTTATCTGTGAACCAAATATAGCATGGTCATGTATCTCAGCATCTATAGCTAGCTGCTCTTTAAAGTGATTAAAGAAAAGCTCTTGTTCTGATTTAAAAGTTTGTTCTGGTTTAAACGCCAGTACACTTCTTTCAGAAGGATTATTTTCATCATACTCACTATAATAACTATCTTTAGCTTTAGGGCTTTCTGTTTTAGATCCACTCTCAAACTTAACATAACCCACACCGTTATACTCCATTCTTTTAGCAAGATGTTCGTCAGCGGTTCCTTTTATGTTTGTAGGAATTAGTGGTTGTAAAGAGAACTTATCAAAGATGGGAACATACATCCCATAGTTGTTATTATCCGGTCCTGAGTATTGAAACTTCTTAGGAGGAAAATATACGGCTTCTAAAGGATCATAACCAACATCATCTCTTTGTTTTATATACTCAAGACGCTTTGTTGGATCTGTTTCATTCTCAGCTAGTTCATTAAAGTGAGCGTAGTCTACAATCTTTTTATAGACACGTTCTTGGTCTGAGCTCCATTGACCAGTTAATATGTTCATGGTACGGTAGAAGTCAAAAGTACATTTACCTTGACCATCTGCTTCTGTACCACCATACTTGTCCGTTACAACTTTTGATAAAGAGTTTTTAAATAACTCTTTCATCTTTTCAGACAAGTAGTTAAGTCCTATAAGTTTATTTACGTTCTCAACTATCTTAGTTGAATAAGGACTTTTGAAGTCAACATCTTTTAAAACAGCTGAACGATATGACTTACTTACAGATTGTCTTGTCAAAGCTTGATCTCTTTCTGCAGCGTATTGTTTTCTTAGTTTTTCTTTGTCTTGTTCTGAAGCTTTAGATGTCTCTATTGTTTTTAACTTTTCCTGGTAAACTCTTTCAATAAGTCTTTTAGCCGCAAGGTTTGTGTTAGCTCCATACTCGGTTGACTGGTCATTTAAGTTGTTAATGATGTTCTCATCTATAAATGTAAAAATACCAGTGGCTGAATCTTTAGATGCTCTCTTATGAAAGTCTTTAAAGAATATAGGATCTCCAAAGAACAACTTCATCTGTTCAATGTCAGTGACAAATGAGTTTGCTAAATAATATCTAGCCGCGTTTTCAAAGGATATGTTTTTGTTCCAGAAGTTATTATTTATTTCTTTAGCTTTAGCAAACTTACTAATGAACGTTTCTACAACACCGTTTGTTCCTTCAAAATATTTTAAAATATCTTGTCTTATGTTTTCTTTATAAGTATCAACATCATCTACAGATTTAATCAATCCTTTTGTTTCTGTAGAAAGTATCTTATCAAAGTAGCTCCAGTTTTTTAATATAGCTGCTCCAGACACTTTATACTTTTGTAAAAAATCTTCTTCTTTAGCAAGACGTTTCATCTCTACAGTGTCCTTCAAAGCATTTGTTACATACTTTAAAAAACTATCACTTTTGAATATAGTGCTATACTCAGATATATTTCCTAATGGTTTATTTACAGGTATGATAGTTTTACCTGAACTTACAACTGGTTTTCCTGTTAAAGGATCCATGTAATAAGAAACAGATATACCAAGATCTGTAGACTTATCTCCCAGTCTCAACATACTGTTATAAGCTGTTGATGAGAAGAAAGAATGCATATCTTGTAAAAGCTTATCCACTTCATTTAGTGATGTAGATGACGCTCCTTGAGATTTCTCTCCTTCAAACTTTGTATTTAATCCACCGGTATTGTTGATAGTGATTGTTACAGGTTTACCTTTAGTCGGTGAGAATTCGTAAACACTTTTTAAAATAGTCTCACCAGGTTTTGTAGGATTAGGAACTTCTATCTTACTTTCTTGTACATACCTACGAGATCCAAAGTTTGGATCTAATGGATCAAAGTAGAAAAGACTATTAAGTATAGAACTATTACGTATAGATGGATTTGTTCTAGGATCCATCCAGAACATAGAAGGTTCTGCTAGTATACTTTCTAGAGTGGGATATGCATTAACATCAGAGTAGAACTTGTTAAGGATGGTGAAGTTGTTATGTAGTTGTATAGCGTATTGTCTATCCCCTGCAGCATTAACCATACTATAATCAACGTTGTAATCCCTGTTGTTTTTAAGTTCACGATCGATTACATCGCTGATTATGTTTGACTGTCCCTTACTCTTCAAAACTTTCTTAACCTTATAATCTCTTTTTAAAGACGTGATTAGGTTATTACTAATGGTTACTCCGTCACTTAGTTGTGTTACAAGATGATTATATAAAGCATTAAAACCACTATACTTATTATTACCCATGAACTTTGCATCACGTCTTAGGGTTTCTTCAGTCTTTTGACTAAACTGAAAACCTATGGCTTTAAGAAACTCCATCTTTCTATCTATAACATCAGGACCAGCTTTTTCTATATAGTTAGTTATCTTATCTAGATCAGTTTTATCAATCACCCATGAACCATCTTCATCTCTATGAGCTAGGTTTATTACTTCTCCTTTCTCAGCATCTACCACAACTGGCATACCGCGAAGAGCAAAGTTGGCCTGGATAACTCTTTCATATGTTCCTTTTTTACCTGTGGCTGCAGCAAACACCTTTACAGTGTCATCGCTTTCTAATGATACAGTCATTAAAGGAATAAAAGCTTTAGTAAAAGAGTTTCTAAACTTTATATAAAAGTCCATATCTTTTTTACTAGCGCCTTCTGGAAGAACTAGTTTCTTTAGTATGGCTTTATATTCTGGATTGTCTTCACTTTTTTCTTGAAGAAGCTTTACGATCTCATCCATACTTGTTGTATTTTGAAGATCGGCAAACAATCCACGTACAAGGTTAGAATAGTTTACAGATACAGTGTATCCATATTCATCAAAAGCATTGTCACCTTCCATCTGTAAACTTCTTAGATATAGTTCTATACTCTTATCTACGTCATCTACAGGATTAATCTCATTAGAAGGTTGATCAAATACCATCTTCTTTAGCATCTTTTCTTCATCGTCCGCGACATCTGATAGATCTACCATACCGTCTTCGTTCAATGAGAACTTAGTTCTAAAGTTAAACTGTGTACTGTATTTAGAAAAGTTAGCAACCACTTGGTCCCACATAGGAATAAGTGACTGTAGATTGACAGCAAAGTTCTCGTAGTCTTCTGCTGAATCAGTTAATCCAGCTTCTTTTTGAACCTTAGCAGCTTTTTTATACTCTTCTATATACTCAGGTATCAAAGTGTTTTTCACTTTACTTAAAAGACGAATGACATTACTAACCTGTATACCGGTTTTAAGATCAACTCCTTTTATAAGAGCTTTACCTTCGTGCATAAGATCGTAATACCCATCTTCAGATAAGACCCATTTAGCTCCATTAGGAGTGGGCATACGTCTTCCTGTAATAGGACTTACGTATTCATCCTTACTTTTAAACTCAGCGGGCGCTCCATTCTTGGATGCTTCTTTAAAAGCTTTTACGTCATCTTCAGATATAACATCTCTATTACTCTTTTGGTCATTAACCACTTCGACAAAGTCAAGTCCTTCTCGTTCCATAGCTCGGAATAAGAAGAACTCCACTTTACCTATTATCTTTGATAACTTATCTTTCTTAAGATTAACTGAACACTCTGCCATTATTTACAAGTTTTATCGAACACCTCATCTTGTACTGGAGCTCTGAACTTCTTCTTTGATGTATTCTTCACTCCTGTTACACCTGTTGTGTTCGCATTTTTTATATCTTCTTTTACGGTTTCTTTTATAACACTAGGATTGTCAACTAAGTTTTTGTTGGTTGTTTCTATAGGTGTTGTCTTAGGTGAAAGATCTTTAGGAGATTCAAAGTGAACCATAGAGTTATTACGCTCTATATCTTTTTGAGCAGGAATTGTTCTAATATTAGTAGCAAACCCCACTTCGTTTAATAAGAAATCTCTGTAATCTTTCTCTACAAAGGTAACGATTTTTTTACCATTTTCCTCTTTTATTATAGGGAACATGAACGCACGTTTACCACTAAGCCACTCTTGATCTATATTCAATGGTTGACGATTGATATAGTTTCTAAGCATATTAAAGACGTTCTTTTTAGGATCATTATCTTTAAAGTTTTCATCATTAATAACCCAGTTACCATTAGCATCTTTTTTAAATACAGGGAAACCTTCTGTAATATATTTACCGTTAGCATCTTTCTTACCAGTATTCACTTCTATGTTGTAGAATTCACCACCAATACGAACATTTCCCTTATAAAGGATATGTCCTAAGAAGTCTTTTAGGTTTTGTTGTACATTTAACAAGTTTGGATCTTTACTCTCAGCCATGTTTCTATATGTTTGCATCAGTTCTATGATGTAATCAAACATGGATGTGTTACGTTCTCCTGTATTAACATGAAGAGTATTTATGTTTGGTGGGTAAAGTCCTTCTCTATTTACAGCTCCATCTGGACCAGTGATATCAATCACAAGTGATCTACCATTAGGACTAAGAGTTATACTTACATGATCTTGATTTAACTGTTCTGAGAAATCATTATCGTTACTTCTTTTACGTTGAGAGTTCTTTTGTGTTAATCCACCCTGTAGATTCATCTGACCTTGACTAACATTAATCAATCTTCCTATCTGTGGATTTCCGTTCATTACCTTTTCTCTAGCGGCTTTTAAATCAGCTGCGTCTTTAAAGCTATCAAGATTAGTGTATTCATTATTATTCTTCATCAAAGTGAAATACACAATCTGGTTTTCTCCATTGTTAAGACCTTTATGATCTGATAGGTTATTTTTATCCAAAGTTCCAACCATATTACCTTTAGAATCAAATACTAAAGGATTTCCCTTATCATCAGATATATATCCGAGAACACCTTTTTCAGCGTTTTTATAACCATCATCTTCAGCAGATCCATCCCAACGTAAGTTGGCGTCATCTTTATCCATGGTGACATGATAGCCCTTAAGACTTGTTATGTCTTTTACAGATAAGGCGTTTATAACATTTCTCACCTTGTAGTAGAACTTCTTAAACTGATTAGTAAGTTTTAACTCACCTGTTTTTTCATCTACGCCAAAGTTATCTGGATTATAAGAACGTAATGCACTATCTTGTTTAGCTGTTGTATCTTCGTTTATCTTGTAATCAGCTATGTTGTCACTTTCTTTTTCTTTCGTGTAAACCACTTTAGGTTCTTCTCCTGGTTCTACTGGTTCATTTATAGGAGCGTCTTCTTCAACTTGAATATCCTCATAGAACAGTTTGTTTTCAATCTTAGTTTGTAACTCGTCAGATATGTCGACACCAAGTTCTGTTTTTAGTACACTATTGATAGTTTTTCTAATGGCTTTATAGTCTGTGTCATCTATGTTGATACCAGCTAACACATCATGATACATCTGGAAAAGTCTGTCTTCAGATATTCCTTCGTTCAAATGATCTTCCAGAGAAAATCCTCCCATCTTCTTTTCAGTAGATATCCATTTTCTTCTAACAAGATTGTTTATCTGGTCTCTATCTAGTTTACTAGCTAACTCACCATAATTTGCTACAGCTGTGACTCCGTATTCTTTCTTTAGATAATCAAGTTTAAGATCAAGCTTTCCTGACTTTTTAAATGCCCAGAACTCGCGTGTAAACTTTGCAAACATCCCTGGCTCAAAAGGAAGGTTGATATGTACTTCAGATTCTTCAGGATATCTTGTTTCATATATAGGTGCACCATTCTTATCCATTTCACCACTAGCATAAGATCCTCTATCCATAGGATCACCTGCTTCACGCATGATGTCGTTGATAGCTCTTTTAGAAAGTAGTTTTCTCACTCCTTTTTCTGATAGAAGCTTTTCTATAATAGACCCGGCTATCGCAGGATCTTTTATTTTGGTCTTAGTAGCATTCCTTGTCACTTTAAACACTGTTAATCCAGTGTCTTTAAGTTGATAGTGATAGGTAACTTTGTTTATCTTGATGACATCATATCCTTTAAGTTCCTCTTTTATCTGTTGTTGTCTTATACTCTTTTCTTTTCCATCTATGGAGTTTTTAAGAGAATTATAAAGATCATCATTTACCTTTTCTCTATTGTTAAACAAATCTTCTTTGATCTGATTTAGTTCTTCTAAAGACTTAGCTTTGTTTACCTTTTGCATAGTCTCAGTAACAAATCCAAAGTGACTCGGATTAGCTGGGTTTAAAAGATCTCCTGTAAGAGATAACACTTCAGATAAAGCTGAGTCGTTTCCAGATATAACTCCTACAGCTGATAACACTTTGTTTATGATGTCCATCAACTTATCCCACACACTCATTTTACTGTTAGCGTAAGGAGTTTTAGCCAATAAGTATTGGAAAGAAGGATTAGTTAAAGCTTCGGCCACAAACTCTCGTAGTTGTTCATCAGAAGATAAACTCTTCTGGAAAGCATAAAACGTATCAACACCTTCAACGTTCTTTACAGCGTTGATCAAAGATTTGATTCCTTTAGCAAACTCACTGTTAGGATCTTCTAAAGCGCTTTCTGTAAGTTGGTGTATAAGCTCATGTAAAATAACTGTTTCTAAAGGAACAGATTTATATCCTTCCTTGTGTCCGACAGCATCCATATTAATCCTTATCTCATTTGTATTAGGATCGAAGTCACCTGCAGATGGTTTGTCAAAGTTGGAGTTGTTAGCTAATGCCATGGTTGTACCAGGTTGTACAGCCACCAGTAAGTTAGAAGCTAGTTCTTTTTCAGCGTCTGTAGCAAACTCACTGTTCATAACAAACTGTAACGCTGTTTTCGTATCCACTTTGTTGTCTACAGCATTCATAGCTTTTATAAGGTCATCAGCTGTTCTGATATCGGCCGGGTCTTTTTCTCTTAAAGAAGAAAACGTTCCTGTTGGGTTCTCAGGAACACTAAGTTTCTCTGGAGAATAGTTAAGATCTTGAGGAGTATAACCTATAGCTGCGTTAAGTTTTTCTTTGTATGCGTCAAGAAGAGTTGTTTTAGCAAACTCATCTACACTAGCTATCTGTGATTTACTTAAAGAAGTTGTTTTACTATTGTTTAAAGCATGTAACATCTCTTCTTCAGAAAGACGGGCTCCATCATTATCCGTAACACTAGTTGTTGATAGTCTGGTTTTAACGCTCAAGTAAGCTCCAACATATGCTTGAATCATACCCATACCATTAAGCTTACTTCCAGAACTAAAGTATTTAGTTGATACACTTTCTATCAACTTATTGACTTCTTTTTCATCTTTACTAGATGTATCTAAAGTGTTGATTAAAGATAATATATCATCTCTTAAAGCAGCACTGTTTTTAACAGATTTGTTTTCACTATCTTTTTGAAACAATGAATCTGGTATACTATTAAGAATTCCTACAGTGATAAAGTCTTCAGCATTAATCTGATTATTTGATATAGCCTCTGACTCCTTATCCGATATAGTGTTAAATACGTTTAGTATGTTACCGTATATTTGTGACTGGAAAAGGTTTTTCTTAAACGTAGCTAATAAAGCATATTGTTCATTTGTAAGAAGTTTTTTTACTTTTGGAACGTTTAATACATTCTCACCAAGCAATGTATCCACATCATCAAAGTCAGCTAAACCTTCTGATATCAGATTACCATCTTCATCTTTCTCACCATTACCATCTACAAGATCATTGATTATTTCCAATGCTTCTTTACTATTACCATATATACTTGTAAGGTATTGTTTAGCAGATGCTTTTAAGTTTTTTAAGTTGGTCGCTGATTTTTCTTTTATATATTCGTTAGCTAGTTTGTTCAACTCTATAGTGGCTATTCTAGCGCTACCTATATTAATGATGCTGCTAGCATCAACCATCATGTCTCTGTTATTACCTTGTAGATCTTCTTCTGTTAATATACCGGTACGTAACAGATTATCAATAGCTACTGATTGACCAAGTGTGGCAGGTTTATTAGCGAACCTATCATTATATTGAATACTACGATTTATACTTGTACTATAGTCTTCATTATGTTCTACGTTCAACTTTATACCAGCACCATCTATACTTTCTTTAAGCTTTGTAGCTTCTTCTTTATAGTTGTTTAGTTCTTTCTCAGCTCGTAAAACTCTTTTCTCTCCTTCTTTTTTTAAGAAAGAATGTATTCCATCACTTAATATACCATTAGCTCTATCTATAAGGTTACTTATTTTACGAGCTATGTTTTTTAAATAGCTTTGTTCAAAGTGTTCCACCACCTCAGCTTTATGTTCTGGGTTTAATCCATTGTTTAAAATGTTAAACACATCCTCAGCTGACTCATTTAAAGAACCTTCTTTACTGTAAACATTTGTAACTGATTGTTTAGCTCCAGATACGTCATTAGCTTTAGCATTAAGATTGGCTTTTTGAATCAAAGCTTCCATCTCTTCTTTATGCTTTTTCTTATACATGTTTCTGGCGGCCAGACTAGGATCTAGTTTAATAACCACATTGTCAAAGAAGTGATCAAAAGCTGTTTTGATTTCGTCAGCTTTAACATTAGGTTTGTTTATCACTTTTGATAATGTATCCAACCCATCGTTATATAACGATTTAAACTCATTAGAGTCTTCGTCCAGGTATTGCTGAGGAGTGGTGAAGTCTTTAAGAATGTTTTCTTTTTCTTTTATATCTTTACTTACATCATCAATAGCTTTAATAACATCAGTCAAACCATTGTTATCATTCCAGTTTTTCTGTATCTTATCAAGATCTTCTAGTGTTATGACTTTGTTATTAGAATCAACTATAGCTTTAGCTACATCTTTATTATTACCTCTTTCGTTAACCAAAATATTACTTATATTAGTTAACTCTGTTTTTTCTTCACCAAGAACAGATATCAAATTATTGTACAGTTTCTTTAAAGCTTCTCTATCCTCACTAGACATTTCAGATAGGACAATGTTTTTAGCTTCTTCTTGAGTGGCCCCTTTTGATACCAGGTCATCAACTTTTTCTTGAAACTGTTGTGTTAATTGATTGGCTGAATATTCTAAAGCTTGTTTTCTTTTTCTGATTTCTTCTAAAGCAGGGCTTGAAGATTTATCTATTGTTTTTGTAGCTTGTTTGTTTAAACTATCTATAAGTTCCTGAGCGTCATCTTTAGTCGCAAGATTTTTAGTTATCTCTTTTCCTTCAGAATCAACAACGGTGAATGATCCATCAGCCTCTTCTTTTATTGTGTATGTTGTAGCTGTAGGAGATGTTGGTGTTTCTTCTCCTTCTTTCTTTTCTTCCCCGGCTTCAATAAGTTTGTTGATTGTTTCAAGATGTTCTTTAGTCATCACCTTATTTGTAGCTACGATAGCTGACGCTGTAGCTCTCATAATAAGATCCATATTGTTAGGATCAGATAACAGATTAACAGCGTCAACATAACCCCTGTTATCTCTGTTAAGCTTCATAAAGTCTAACATACTAATGAACACACTCTCTGCATCTTGTTTAGATACATTAGTTGATATCTTGTTCTGTTTGTTATAAAAGTTGATAAGATCCATAAACGTCTTATATGCATCACTCTGTAAGTGTTCTGGAGAATACTCATCATATTCACCTAGTTCTACATCATGATGTACATCAGCCCATTTTTTAAGATGACCCACCTCTTCAACTTTTTGAGAAACAAGTGTACGTTGTTCATCTGTTAATGGTCCACCAGAAGTCATTTGTTTGATTTCTTGGTTTAACATCTTTATACTATCTTCCACGTTAGTTTGTCCACCGGCTTTTGTTAATATCATACCGGCTGAACTTCCTATATGAGGATTGGAAGACATCTCTTGTTTTAAAGAAACATTACGTAGAACAGTTTGCTTAGCTTTTTGTACGTTGAATGTTAACATACCTATGGCCTGATGTACAGCTTCATAAGCTAACTTAGCATCAGCTTGTTCTTGTAATGTGTTGTTTTTAAACAGCTTAGGAATAACAATATCAGCATACTTATCCATTAGTCTAGTATGTGTCTCATGGTATTCTTCAAGATCGTTAGCGATCTTATGCATAAAAGTTTTAGCGTTTCCACGGTTTTCCTTTGTAGGCTCCATGTCAAACGCTTGTTTAAACTCTTCATCTGTTTTAAGAGTGTCTCCAAGTTCTTTTATAGAATCACGTACAGACTCAAACATGTTTAGTTTGATGGCTGCACCAATCATTTTGTTAAACGCTGTATCTTTAGCGTTATAGAATGTATACTTATCGTGGTTTCTAGCTGCATCTTCCATTGTTTCTGCAGCTTTGTTTTGTATTTTAACGTTAGCTATCCACTCTTTCATATGAGCGGTTTTGTCTCCAGAGTAAAACGCGTTAACAAGACCTACACTTTCTATAGCTTGTTGTCTAGCAGTTTGATACTTAGGATCAGCTTTAAGTTGTTTTCTATCATTAAGAGCTTCTGTACTAATTCTTATTCCTTTGTATAGAGGAGAAAGTAGGGCCCCGGTTAAAGCTCCCATTATAAATGTCTTAGCTCCTTCAATTGTATGTAGTTGATCAGTGAAGCCATCCATCACTTTACCAAGTCTTGTTTCACCATATCCTTTTTGACCATGGTATAAGTCATAGTAGTAGTCTTCTAATCCTTGGTCAGATGCATTCTGTAAAAGTTCCTGAACACCTTCAGATCCTTCTATTTTTAAGAACTTACCTCCAACGATTTTAGTAGCTTCCCAGGCAGCTTTTTTTCCACCAAAGGTTTTACTAATATCACCTAAAGCTCCTAGTTTACCAAAGTATGGATTGATTGTGTAAGCCTTTCTAACCATCTTACCTTCAACCTTTCCAGCTACATCAAATGCATGTTCTTCTAAAGCGTGAGCTCCTTCACTAAATATTTGACGAGTACCATTAAAGCTTTTGAACATGTTATCAAACTCTATCTTATTCATAAGTGATAGTACACCTACGTTAGTCCAGAAGTTATCATGAGAAGCATTCTCAGCTGATTGACGTATCTTTTCAAGCTTTTCTCCATAAGGAGCTTCACCATTTTTTTCTGTATATTCTTTTACAAGTTTATCTTGAAGTTGTTTATATGTACTAGCAGCTTCATATATAGACTCAGAACGAGCCATGTTAAACTCACTAAGACTACGTTTAATACCACCTAATCCAGCACCAACAAGTTGTAGAGTACCGGCTCCAGCTTTATTAAGCTTAGCTATTTCTTCACCTGTTTCATAAAAAGGAATTAAGCTTTTTGTAAACTTGGCAAGACTTTCCGCTACGCCTTTTTCTTTAGTCATTACATCTGCTGTCTTTCTAGCATCGTTAAGAGCTTCACCTATAGTTCCTGTAGGTTTACTAAAAACATTTTTAACTCTTTCTATTCCTTTTCCAATAGCTGATGTTCTTTCAGCCACTCCAGCAAGCTCTCTTACTTCAGCTGCTGTCTTTCCTGTTTTAGCTACAAGACTAGAAGCAAGACCTATTTCTAAAAGATCACCAATACCACCTGTTAGCCAACCTTCAACGGCCATTTGTAAACCGGCACCAAGAGCAAATCCTGATTGTTGTAACATACTTCCAAAGAACTGTCTATTCCAAAGACTTCCTTCTTTAGATTCTTTGGTATCATATATAGCATACTTATCAAATATCTCTTGTTGTTCTTTAGCCATGTCATAGCGTTCTTGTTCAGAACCCATAAGTTTAGAAAGATCTAAAGTGGCTAAAGACTCAACCATTCTACCCCATCCTTTGAAACCTTCTATGAATGTAGCCTTTCCTAATTCGTAAGCTCCACCAACAGCTTTACCCATGGTTTCTCCCCATGTCATTACATCACCATATTTAAACTCTTGTTTTTCTCCAAGACCTGGAGTATATCCTAAAGTGTTAAAATGTTTAGATTGTTTATATCTTTCAAGATCATCTCCAGCTCCTACACTTGTTGAGTTCTTTTGAACATTCATTTTTATAGTGGGATCTGTAGCTATCTTTTTGTTTATATTAGCAAAAGCTGCGTCTTCATCAAACTCTTTATTACTTGTTTCACCAAACTGATGTAATGTAGAAAGACCTCTTGTTTGGGCTTGTATTGTTTGAGCCTGGTTCAAAAGATCGTTTATTGTTTGTCCATTAACAAGACTAACAGGTGTGTCTGTAGGATATCTTGAAGCTGCATCAGCCATTTGACCTGTACCAATAAAGGTATTCATGTCATTAGTCTTCTGTTCAGCTGTAGGACCACTTGTAGAAGGAGCTGAAGGTATTATGTTATCTGGCATATTTGTTATTTAACGATTAAGGTTTAAATACGATCTTAGGTATTGTTACAGATCCACCTCCAACGTTTGTTATTTTGTTTTGTTGCATCTGGTAGTTATATCTTTGTTGTATACTTGGAACGATATAATTGTTATATAACAAGTCATTTAGATCATTGTAGTTTATACTATTTAAGTCATATCTACCTGTAAAGTTAGGACTTTGTGGCAAACGTTCAAACTCTTGTTTATATTTACCTGTAGTGGAATCTAATACTTGACGTTCAACTATAAGGTTTCCAACATTACTATTAGCACCATCTGGTTGTATTTTTATCCTTATACCCATACCACTGTAATCATGTATAGTTTGAGGCTCTGTTACACCATTAGTAGATAGTCTACGATACTCATCGAGTTTATCTCCTATGTTAAAGATCTTTAATGTTTCAGGTGTCCTATCTCCTACATTAATAGGAAAAACATACGTACCGTTTGCATCAAGCTTATCACCATCTTTCTTATCTTTTTCTTTAATAGTCACTTCTATAGCAAGTCCATTGTTAGATGTATGTAAAGGAAAAACTTTCATACCTTCTACATTAGCTGGATCATTTAAAAGATTTCTCACTTTTTCTCTCACTTCATCAGTTTCAACTGGTGGATATGTTCCACTTTCTCCTTTTGTAAGAAGTTCTGAACTATGTTGAGTAACAGCAGATAATAATGTTCCCATTTCTTTTTTCGTAGCACCACCAAGACTAAATACAGAAGACGCTTGTGCAGCGTTTTCTTTAAGTTGTTCTATTTCTTTTCCAGGGATGATAAGATTATCTTTCATCTTTACACTTAACTTGTTAAACTCCATAGGAGTTGTTCTTAAGACATCGCCAGGGATTGTTACTTTTTTATTTCCCAAAGTTATAATAGCATAGTCAGGAGTACTTTTTCCAATATCTCCTGATTCATCAGGAACTCCTATAAATACAGGTTTGTATCCCAATGTGTTATTCATATACATGCGACTGATCTTTTCAAGATCATCACTTGTTAAATCTTCTCCTTTATTAAGAGCTTTTATTTCTTTTTTACTTTTTTGAAACCATGTTTTAACAGTATTTTCATCTATAAGACCTGTTCCTGCATCATTAAGCAATCCTTTATAAGTTTGATCTTTACTTGTTCTTATAGATTGAACAAATGCTTTTTCAGCGGTTGTTATTAAAGCAGAGTTAGCATCAACAGTAGCCATGTGTTTTTTAAACTCTTGTATCTGATGTATGTAAGGTAGATGTTGCATAGTTTTGTCATCTATACTCATACCACTGATACCAAGATCTAAAAGTTTTGTAAACTTGTATCCGGCAGCTCCTTTTGATTTATCAGACATCTCAGCTTGTATTTCTTTTACAAGCTCATCATTTTTAGTATTTTTTCCCCAGGTTAACATACCTTGAACCATAGCGTTCATGGCATCTATATCTTTTTGGTTCCATTTAATATCACCTGTATGTGGAGTATACATCTTACTAAAAGCATCTCTCAAAGTTGGTATATATTTTTCATCTATCCCCCATTGAGGAAGTATGTTTAGTACACCACCATTTTGATTCATCAGTAAAGTGTTAGCTTGTGCTAAAGCATTACTAGTTTCGGTCTTAAATCTTTTTAAAGCATCTATCTTAGATATTTCTGTTCCACTAGGTCCTAAATATGTTACTTCTTGTTCTCCAGATTTGGTTCCTTTGGATCCAGAACTTCCTACACCTGTAAGACCAGATCTAGCTAAAGCATCTTTATCTTCTTTTCTAGTTTCCTCTCTATCTTTTATTCCAATCTCTTGTTCTTTAAGCTGATCTTTTTCAAGTTTATCTAAACGATCGTTTAATATCTTCTGAGACTCGTTTAACATTTTGTAGCTTTCAAAGTAGGCTTTGTTTTCTAAGATCTCTTTAGAGCCACCTGCAGCTTTGATATTAGCAAATCTTTCAACAGCATCATCAAAGTATTGATTATAAAAGATGGATTTAGAATCAGTCATAAACTTGTTTCCATACTCTTCTCTTTTCTTAGATAGGTCTTGAGAGGTCTCATCAAGATCTTTACCTCCAAAGTTAGTTTCAAAGTTTCCTTTGTTAACATCATATTGAGACATCAATGCTTTAGCTTTTTGAGCTTTGTCATTATATATCTGTAAAACATCTTCGTATCCCGGACCTTTAGAGTTTAGTAACGCTTGGTTAGCTACAGCATAACTATTGGCATCTGCAACAGCGTCTTCAGCTGCTTTAGCGTAACTTTGTAAAACAGTTTTATCACTGTTTCTATTAGCGTTAAATGTTTTTATACCAAAGTCTTTTCTTATCTGATCATCTGTTTTACCGGCATTCTCTGGAGCAAGTCTAGCTTGTTTTAAAAGATTGTTGTCTCTAGCTTCAGCTAACATCCAGTTTTGGTTTTGAAATACGTTACTTCCTCTCAAAACGTTATTAGCAAAGTCGTGGTAGTTTTGTCTACTGTCTGGACCATCTGTTATCTTATAGATGTATTTACCGCCATCAGATTCTGTAACCACTTTAAAACCTTGAGCTTTAGCTTCTTTTTCTATAAGATCTTGTGGATCAAAATACGCTGTAGCTTTTCTTCCTTTATAATTATATTTAGAAATGTCTCCGGTTTTATCATTCTTAATCCCATCAAGATCTGAACTAACAAGATCGTACAGTTCCTGGTTAAACTTTTTACGTTGTTCTATATCAGGAGAGTCTCTCCACTCTTCCATTTGAGCTCTTTCTTTTTTGTTGGCAGCTGTAGCTGTAGCATCATAAAGAAAAGCTTTATCTGTAGCCATAGGAGCAAATACATTATTAGCTGCCTCAACGTTTTGTTGTTGAGAAAGATCTGACATAGATATTTGTTTAAGCTGGTTTTGAGCGTTCTTTAAATACTCATCTCGTCTTTTTGAGTTAACAGAACTGGATAACTCACTGTTAAGAAAGTTGTATGCACTAGACACTTGACTCAATCCTTGTTCATAGTTTTGAGTGCGTTTATCTAATGTATATCTTAAAAAATTATAGTCAGGAGTGAACAGCGTTGAGTTAGCGTTCACATCGGTCATACCACTTATAAATGTTGCCATCTTATTGTAAAGTTAAGAAAAAATCTTTAAAGTTTAAAACTAAACATTGTAGGTTTAGCGTTCACCGTGAGTGACTGTTGTGTATCCTTTAGGTTGTCCCCATGCACCTGCTGTAGCTCTATTGGTTTCAGAATGCATCTTGGTAAAGTTATCTAAGTAATGGTTGATTCTATTGTTTCTTTCTGTAGGATCTGTTATATTACTAAACATACTATTAGCTCTTTTATATTCAGCATTATACTTAGCTAAAAAGTCATCATTCTGATTACCTTGGTTACCAAACCTTTCGTTCATAAAGTTAGCTCTAGAACTTGGTGAGTTAAAATACATAGCTCCTCCACTTCTAGGATCTATTTTATAATAAGGACTTTCACTCATGTTTAAGTTATAAGTGTTGGCAGCGTTTGTCATACCAGTATTTAAAGCATTAACAAAGTTGGCTCTACCTTCTCTGTTAGCATTATCATATTGTTGGTTAGCGATAACATTACCTTTCCACATCTCAGCTCTGTTCTGAGCTCTTTGAGATGTTTCTGTATTCATAGTGTTAGCTTGTTGTTGAGCAAACTGATTAGCTGTACCAATGTTCTTATCATTTGTTTGTCCTATAATACCAGCAAGTTTTTCAGCTTGAGCTCCAGCATCAGATGATAAGTTGGTAGCCAGAGCACTAGCCGGTCCGTATGTACCAGCGATTCTAGCGTTATTCTGATGACCTGATTCTAAAGCTGCAGCTTGTCCTCTCCAATCTTCAAATACCGGGTTAGCATGTTGTAAGCTTACATCAGGCATAAAAGGAAGATACTTTTTATTACCGGCCCAGTTCATAGCTGCGTTAGCTAAGTTGTTTTTATCTTGAGCCCACCAAGGAGAACCTATTCTTTTTCCACCATAGTTTATATCAAGTCCTGGTTTATGAGGTATTTCATTAAGATCTGTGTTTTCATCTTTTCTTTTTTCAGGTCTTGTTACAGTCATAGTGTGTTCACCTGGGATAGTAACTTCTTGTTCAGGGATAGGTTTAGGTGTATCCCATATTCTTTGAGAAGCGGTAAAAGCTGTTCTAGCTCCGCCTTTATCATCAGCAAAACCCATTTTATTTTTAGGACCATGAAAGGTTCTTCCCCAACGATTCCACATAGTATTTATTGTACTAGGATCATGTTGATTTAACTCATCATACATATATCCTTGGAATTCGTTCATACTTTTGAAAGGAGATCCGTGACGTTTTTCCCAGTAAGGAATGTTTTCGTATTGACTAGGAACACTTCCTGTATATAAAGAATTTTCTCCAGTTGGAGTGGTTTGACCAGCTTTAGTATGAGCTGATGTAAATGGTTTATACCAAGGATATCTAGATGCTAGGTCAGCTCCTTTTAAAATACCTTGTACATTACCAACATCTGATGTTGTATTACTTTGAGCAGATTGTAATGGAGGATGATTTATTAAAGATGCGCCTACAGTTGATGGTCCACTCGCGCCTTGGAACTTTTGTAATCCACCGTATTGAGCTTTGATTTGTTGTGTAGACCCTTGTTGAGCAACATGAGGACGACCTTGAGGGAATCCTTTCATACCTTCTTGAACTGTAGCTAACTCAGAAAGCTTTTTATTATAGTTTGAAATCATCATCTCAGCTGTCTTCTTAGCTAACGGATCACTTAAAGGATCTTGTAAAACAGCTTTATACTTAGTTAGGTTGTATTGTTTAGCAAGATCAGCTGGTGTTACGCCACCAGCTGTTGCTCCTTTACCAAACTTTTTAAGAATCTCTGGATCTTTTATCTTCATCTTCTTAGTATCAGAAAAGATAAAACTTCCTTCAGGTACATTCAATGGTGTACCACCTGAAGAGTGACGTGGACCCACAATTGTTTTATGTTCCATCATACCATCACCATCAAGATCACCGTATACGGTTTCTCCACCTTCAGCTTCTATATTAGCTTCTTCTCTTGGTACACCATGCATATTACTACTAGTGTCAGCAAAAGAACTATCGTTCATCTTTGAATAAGTGTTTCTTTGACCTAGATCAAAACCATATCCTTTTTGTCCACCATAGGCCATACGATCTACAGATCCAGGACCACCTGTTATACGTATTTTCATGTTTGTATTTGTTTTAACATCTCCACCTTCTTGATGATGTAATAGTCCCATCTTCTTAAGTTCTTTATAATAAGCAGGAATATTTTCCCACTTAGTTATCTTTCCCATATAGATGTCTCTTTCATCAGGAGTTAGATCTTTTAATTTTTTATCTCCACCTATAGCTCTTACCATATCTCGAGCGCTGTCTTGCCATCCGTCATGACCAACCCATCTTTCTCTAGCTTGTGATATAGTTAAGTTGTTATAGTTTTTACTAAACAACAAATCTTCCATAGCCTTGAAACCTGTAGCCATATCAGGAAACACTGCTACCTTTCCACCAACATCTGGTCTACCGGCAACAGCTCCATACTTTTGAGCAAAAGCACTTATGTGTATGTTTCCTGGATTATTATGATCCAAAGCTGTCATACCATCTTTTACATGGGCTTGTGTTATAGGCCCTGGTCCATATGTTGTTTGTCCAGGTACCTTCTCTGCAGGTTTACTTTCTCCCACAGATCTAACTGGAACCGGTACAAAGGTATTACTAAAACTACTTAAAGAATTATTAGGATTGAATAAAGAAGGTGTTACATTACCTAAAGCATCTGGAGGAACCGTTATACCCATTTGAGCTTGAGGTGTATAGAACTTATTCGTATACATTCCTTTGTTTGTCACCTCTTCATTAGGTCTGAACATACCATTGTTAATATCATAATCACCTCTGTTTCCTGAAAGATTTTCAGGAACTATAGCTTGTGAGTTATCTGTAAGTCTTTGTTGTCTAGCCTTAGCATCCCACTCGGCTTGTTTTTGTGGTTGTTGGATAAGATTACCTATAGCGTTTCCAGCTTCTAAAGCGTTGTATATACCCATACCACTATTACCCCGTGGAGCTTTTGTGTTTGGATTCCACCAGGCCGGTACATCTGGAACAGAATATGGATTCAACTTATCTTCTCCAGCGCTTCCAGTTTTATCTTTTAACCAATTGTCAAGTCCTAATGGATCTGTTGATGCATTGGTTAACACACCATTATTAGCTTCTGTATTAGGTTTAACCTTTTGTTCTTCAGGAGGAGCGGTTGTATTATCATCAGGTATATTCCACCAATGACCAGGTTCTGTTAAAGACTTGTGTATGTCTTTACCAGATTGTGCTTTCTCAAGTCTTTTACCAGTTATTCTTATCTTCATGTTTTATTAGATTTGTTCAAAGGTGTATCCTTGTTGTCTTAACATAGCCGCTTGAGCTGGGGTAACATCCATTGTTTGTCCCACTGTTGGTCCACCCATCTGCATGTACTGACCACCATCTTGGTGATGTTTAAAATGTGAGGCGTTTCGCGCAAAGTTAGCCATTTGTCTAACATGTGGATCTTTAGAATGTAAAGCTTCTTCAGTTGTTTTACCAGTTCTTTTCTTGTAAGCAGTAAATCTACCTTCGTGACTTTTCTTAATATGTATACCACCGTATTTCATACCCATACCATACATAGCTTGAGGAGGGGCTTGTTGTTCTTGACCACCACCTTGTTGTCCTTGCATTTGCTGAACAACCTGTTGTACAATCTGTTGAGCTTGGTCTTGAGGAACTCCTTCTTGTACAAGTTCTTGTATGATTTGTTCTGGTTGTTCTCCTTGTTGTAACTTTTGAGCAACTTCCTGCATAACTTGTTGAGGATCAGGACCTTGTGAGCTTTGTCCTTGTTGAGGAGAAGCTTGTTGAGCATTAGGATCTTGAGATCCTCCATCTTGGAAATATCCACCACCATAAGCTGTTCCATAATCAGGAACAAAATCTCCTCCATCTTGTTTACGTGGGGTACGAGCATCTTTGATAGCATTTGCTTGTATCATTTGTTGAAGATATTCATGACGAGCTGCATCTATATAAGGACTACTATTGTTACGTGCATTGAACTCACGTCTAGTATTACTTATATTTATAGCATTTGTCTCATATGGTGCTGGAGTTAAAGAAGGATTTTTTAAAGCTTGATTATAAACATTTTTATATAAAGCACTATCACTAGCTTGTGGAGTAAAATCTGGGTGTGACATATCATATTGATACGCACTAGGAAAGTTATAATGTGGTCCACCCGTCTGATAGAAAGCATTACCACTCCAGTTAGCTCCTGTAGCTTGATGTCTTTTACCATCATTTCCAATATATCCACCGGTAGCTTTTATGTTTTCTTTATTCTTAAGGAAGAGTTTATCTTTAGGAATTCTAGAGTCGACAATTATAGCGGTATCTCCTTGAGGGAATGTAGCGTTTAATGCATCAATACTAGGTTTTTGACAGTTAACACAACCATAAGAAACATCTCTATCTCTCGCACCCATATTGTAAAATCGATCTCTCTCCCATGGATGATATGTAAAGTGAGCTCCCATATTATCTTTATGTTCTGGATCTGGATTTTGTCCAAATGCAGGAATAGGCGAAAGATCAAAACCTGGTTCACCATATGTTCTTTTATAATAATCATTAGGTTTCATCATATAAGTACCAGGAGGTGATGTTCTATATTTTACAGCTTCTTTAGGGTTATCGTCCATCCATTCTACACTTTTATTATGTTTATTACCAGAAGAGTTTAATCCAGTTAAAACTGGAAAAGATTTTACAACCTTGTTTCCTTTCATTATATATCCCATGTTTTTACCTCTATCCACTATATATCCTGATTCAAGATTACGTTTGTCTTCTTCAGGAACAGTTTGTTGTTGAGAAGGATGTGTTACTGGTTGCACATGTGAAATAGGAACTGGCGAATCAGCTTTAGGTTGAGCAAACGGTGATACTGGACCAGTAAGATTCATAGGTGGTATAACCGGTGCTGTCATACCTATAATAGGGTGTGAAGGAAGATTAGGAGAATTAGGTAAAGCTTTTTGTTTAGGAACAGCTTTTTGTTTAGCAGGTTGTTTAACAGGTTGTTGAGATATAGGTAGTGAATAACCATTCTCCCAAGGAGCTGTAACATGTTCAGGTGTACCAACTATTGGATGAGATGGAAGTGTATTAGGATAACTTGGATTAGGTGATGGTTGACTTCTTACAGGCGCTGGAGGTCTAACCATATCACCATCTGGAGCTTCAACATCTTTTCTAAGAGAGTGTAAAAGTTGTTCATTTTGTTCAGGAAGTCCTTTATAGTTTTTTATACCATAATGAGCAGCCATCTCTTTTCTAGCAGCAAAAGAAGAATTCTCTTTACTATCTTTTAAGTAATCAACAATACTTTCTTTAGTATTTAAACCACCTTCCTGAAACTGATATGGATGTGTTACTACATCATAATGGTTTAATCCACCACCCCATTGCATGGTTGGTTGACTCATTTGTTGTTGAGGTTGTTGTTGGCCATCACCGCCTTGTACAGCTTGAGCCATTTGTTGTATAGCTTGTTGCTGTTGGTCAGGAGGCATCTGTTGAAGATGCTGCATCAACTGTCTAGGATCAGCTCCTGTACTTTTGGCATAAGCTTGGATCAGTTGCATGATCTGTTGTTGTTTACCACCAGCAGATCCACCTTTAGCCATTGTCTTAAGGTGTTTAGCTTCCGGATGTGCTGCGAAGAAAGCAGCTTCACTTGGATACTTGTCGTAGAAAGCCTTAGTAGTCTTAACACCAGCTATCTTTAAAAATTGACTCTTCATAATATAATATACTTTATTTATACGTTTTTAACTAATTATAGTTGTCTAACCAACCACCTTTTTGCATTATAGGATACTCATCTACATAAGATGCATCACCAAAGTGATAGTTTTGTCCCGGTTGCATTAATATCTCTTTACCATTGTTTCCTTTCCCTAACACAGGATAGTCAACTCCTTTCATTGTTATACTTGGACTTGGTATTCTTGTCACTTCACCAGGATGGGCCCATTGACCCATTGGATCTATAATAGGTCGTCCACCACCTGCATATTTATCTAGCCAGCTTGGAGCTAAAGACTTGCTTAAAAAAGGAAGAAGCTTATTCATTATCGAGGAGAGTTAAGATTTTTAACGTTAGATATTTTAAACAATAGCTTTTGGTTACCTGATACACTCTTTCTTAGTAACACTTTATTTATTGTGTGTCTGAACTTTTTACGCTCAAGAGCAAACTTATTATAGTCTACATATGTAGGATTTATATCATAAGTGTATCCATTTGGAGACGTATTGAACATAGGAACATCTACAGATGTGTTATTTTCACCGCGGTCTTTAGTTATATCCCAAAACTGGTTAAACCTATATTTCTGTTCCACTTTGGAATAGTTAATCTCAATATGATCAGATCCTACCTGTGGATATCCTAACATGTTTAATGGATTGGATCTGTTAACTAAGTTAAAATGTAAAAGTCCTGAGTTTTGTTCTGAGTTATAAACTATAGCATAGTCAAAGTTTGTATCAAGTACATGGAACTTATCTCTACAATCATTATGCATCTTATAAGCCTCAAGAAGATATTCTACGTTTCTTACAGAGGTGACTGTCTGACCGGTCGATGATACAAACTCTATATCAAATGGGTAGTCTTTTCCATAGAAGTTACAATAACTATCACAACGGAAGTTATGCATCCAAGCACTATCTGAGTTTATGGATATAAGATGACTCTTACCATCAAGAGTTAGTGTAGGATGCCAGTCGTGGAAAGAGATCCACATCTTAGACTTAGGATCATATGACGCAGTCCAAGATGCATCTTCAAAATACTTAGGATCAGTTAAAGATATTTTTCCTCCATCATAAAAGTTTCCATCAGCATCATATGTATACGTACTCTTTAATGGTTTATAGTCTCTCTTAGAAACATACACTATCTCATTAGTAGAATCATAACTCATTTGTACACCAACACCTACTATAGGATTATCGTATTGAGGATAATCAGGATACACCTTAAGTAGTTGAGAAGGAAGATACCTGGAAAACCAATACTTCATCATACCACCTGCAGTGATATCCACTATACTTTCTCCCTGGTTATAATACATTTTATGAGGAGCGTATACAAAAATCTTTCCTTGGTTTTGACTCACCCAGAATACACCATGAGTAGTATTAATACTTGAGAACTTACTCTGGTTAGATCCATACTCATAACTTTCTTCAGCAGTAGATACAGACTGAAGATGAGCGTCCCCAGCAAACAACGCTCCGTTACCGATAGTAACAGCTGTATTTGTTCCATCAAGCTTTAGTTCTTCAGTACCAACAAACATAAGAGGACTCATATATTTCATCATAAACAGCGCTCCTGTTTTATGAATTTGTTTTATAGATGTCACTTTACTTCTAAAGTCTTTAAAATTGTTAGCTAAGAACATTCTCCAAGCATCTTGTTTACTCTGATCACTTTGTGGAAGAGAATAGATCACTCTGTTTGGTCTGTAGACATAACATGTGGCTGCAGTGGTCGGGTTGTAATCTCTTGGAAGAACATTTCCCCAAGATATTGAACTATTAAAAAGCTTAGCTATACTAAGACTATAGTCATACTTATAGTAGTTTCCAGATCTGATTATATCACTTCTAAACAAACTAACAAGATCTGTATAACGATCAGGGTCATAGTGACGTTTGGCAACATCATCTTCCCAGTCTCTATATCCAAGATTCACTTCACTCTCTACATAAAAGTCTCTCACTCCTGAGTTAAATAGATAGAAGTATCCTTTCTTTATATACGTTGTTTTAGATTCTTTTTTATCTAATACACGATAGTCTGAAGATGTCGCAAGAAGAGAACGTTTTTGTTCAATACTATTAAGCCAGAATCTTGGATATGGTACGTTAGTATATAATGTGTAGTCATACTCTATCTCATCTGGTTCACCCATAAGCCAGTTTTGGAAAAAGAACATTGTATTCTTTTCAGTGAATCTGTTTATGTAGATATCTCCACCAAACATTACACTTGATGTAGATGTCTTACCTAAAGCAGTTGTAGTTGGTTGTATACATGTACTAATAGGAAGTTGTTTAATACTTTCTATCTGTCCATATTGAGAAGGAAGAGATGTCTTTATCGCACCATAATAAGAAGATATATACCCAGTGGTTTTTGTATTAAGTTCTGTATTAACATCCCCCATTGTATATCTACTAGTATCTTGAGTTGTTGGATCATTAACATCTGTACCCGTTTGTAAAACCACAACTCTACTTCTATTAAGATTATTCACCTGATGTGTTGTTCCAAACTGTTGTACGCCATTTCCTACGTAAGAAGCATCTAATATCTTCTTACGAATATTTCCTTCTACGTTAGGTACAGAATCTGTATATAATCCATGACTTGTGTATTGAGCTGCAAACTGACCTTTAGGAATCAACATCATCATAAGAGAAAGAAACTTCTCTTTCTCTAACTCAGCAAATGATGTCATAAAAGCTAATATTGAAGCAGCTTCCGCTATCCAATCTACTGTTTGTACCGTTGCTGTAGCTATATTTGCGATAGTAGAAGCGGGAGATGTGTTGCTACCCGTACCTACTACATCCTGCCAATAAGGAACTGGAGGAAGAGGCCCCACCTTCATACCTACAGGATTGTCAGTGGTTGGTCCAATGTCTATACCTCTCGAAAAAATATTAACAGCTGAGATGACACCAACTATATCAGCTATGACAGTGTCGGCATCTGTTAACACTTTAAACTTAGGATGCTTATATGGAGTGGTGAATGATCCTATGGATTCACCTGTAAGTTCTTGATATATTTTAAGTTCACTAAGACTTAGGTAGGGGTTACTAAATGTAACTTCTGGACTATGAAAACTAAACATATCTTTTCTATATCCAACCATCTTACTACTCTGAGGATCTCCTGTTCCATTATATCCTGTTTGTTCTTGGGTTGTAAGATATGAATCAGCTCTAAGATCGTTATAAGGATAGTTTTGCATCAGTCCTTTAACATTAGGATTACCAGGAATAGGGTATTCTCTCATATTGTTTAAAAGACCTTTTCCTACAATAGTTTTATTACCTTCTCTACTTCCACGTAATATTTCATATCCCACTATGCTTTCTATAGGATTTCCGTCTATATCCACAGGATGTGTTATACCTTCAAACTGTACACCAAGTATTGTTATATCACCTACAGGACCAAAATGATTAACAACATTGTTCACTGTTACATCAGGCATCTTATGATGTCTTATAGATTGACCACAAAGATCTCCCCATATATCAGGACGATCTCCTGGATAGTTTTCTGTAGATTCCCAGTAACCCATTAGTCCCTTAGCGATTACAAGACCACCATCAGGAAGTGTTGATTGTGTACTTGATGTTACACGAGCAGTGTTTTCCACTTGCCATGTTTTCATCTTAACACCATCAACAGTTTCAAAAGCATCTGTTGAATATGAATCATCGTTTTCTCCAGCCAATGCAGCTCTACCAGGAATATGATAGCTTTCACTAAACTCTCCTGTGTTATACACCCATCTTATAAAGAAAGCATATTGCTCATCTCTCATGTATCCAGTGTTATGACCACCTTTTACATAATAGTCTCCAGAATATCTTACCGCCACCCACTTAGTAACTATGTTATTTGCTTGTAGTTGATAGTTAAACTTATACTTACTGTAGACACCAAGTCTTAATAGATAGTCGTTTATACTCACCATACTATCTGATTTCTCTATAGGTTCTGTACGAAGTACCACCTCACTGATAGGTACATTTACATATTCGTTATCAAACCTATCTACAGATATAGTTCCTTGACTTGTTGAATAGAAACCAAGACTTTTAGCAACTGTTTGTTGATTAAAGTTTCCTATAAGAACAAGCTCAAACTCATCAAATATTGTATCCATACTATCTATGGTTATTTTCAAACTTGATGATGTGTTTTCATGAGTGAATACACTTTGTACTTCAGATAGTCCTATAAGATCTGTAACTCTAACTTGGTTAACTGTATAAGCTAAACAAGCTTGGTAAGATCCATTAGGAAGAGATCCAGCGCTCACTCCTTTAGTTAGTGTTACACAAGGATGGGTTAAGTGTGGAACTATTCGTATTTGTTCACAGTCTAGAACATCGGTATAACTTTTAAATACACAACCATTTATTATCTTTTCTGTATATGTAAATGGAAGATCTGGAAGAGATGATGTTGGATCTAGTTTATCAATATCAACAGATCTGGTTGGGTTAAGTCCATCATCCCAGTATATAAGTCGCTCACAATCATAGCGTTTACGAAAAACACCTGTGATTAAATGAGAACGTTTAAAGTTTAAACATGGACAGTTTACAAGCTTGGTATAAGCTCCTTTTGATCCACAAAGACTTTCGTCAAAAATTCCAATCTCTGAGTCAACATCATTAGTTGTAAAGACAACCCATTTATCTTCAGAGATGTATATAGATCCTATCACAGTGTATGGAAAGTCAGCACACTTAAATGTAGAAGGTTCGTTTCCTATAACACCTATTTGACCATCATGTGAATTGTTTACAGCGTTTCTGGCATGAGTGTACATACCATCTCCCAGGAAGGTTTCATTATGATCTTTAATCATACCTTTTCCAAAAGTGTTTACACCACTAGGCCCCGCTTGTTGTTGTTGATCAGCCATGTTTTATATTTATCTTTTTCTTTTCACTTTGTTTATAGACCTCTTCTGTTAGATATCCAATAAGCCAGGCCTGAGCTTCTTCTTCTTTTACATCTCTCTCTTCAGTTAAACTTCTAGTTACATGATAGAGTTCGTGAGCTATTGTGTTGTGAGAGAAATGATCTATATGATAGAAGACATAGTATTTATTCATACTAAAACTAAGAGTTAACCCAGCCACATGGTCTTGATAAAGCTCTTTGTGTTTATGTTTTTTATAAACCTTGTTTATCTCTTTTCGTATATCACCATCACATATTATAACCTGAACGTCACACGCATAAGTAGGAAGTTTTATCATAAAACTTTCTCTCATGTTTTTATCGTTTAGGTAAAGCCAGCACTGGTACATCGATGTTTTTAAACATGTCATAATACTTGTTGTACTGAGCTTTACGGTTAATCTGCCATAGTTTGTACATCTCAGCAAAGTCTGGTGTGTTGACAATAGTTAATGCGTAGTTACGAGCTTGTTTAAGCTTACCTTCAATCATTTGTAACTTCTGAACTACTTCTTCACCTTCTATATAAAGGTTCTCTAGAATACGCTGTTTGATGGCATATTCGTAATACTCATTAATCATCGGATGATCTAACACTAATAAGTTGCCTTTATCATCTTCTAACGCGCCCTGATAAGATAAAAATACTTTACCCTCATCTACGTTAGTGTATATGAATCCGTTCTTAATGTAACCAAGTCTACCAGTTCCTTTATCATCTAATGCATCTTGTCTTCCTGTATCTGTAGAGATGTGTATACGTTCAAACTGTTCATACACTTTTGTTTCAAACTTTTTCTTCTCTACAACCTGTACGAATATGCGCTCACCAGTTTCACACTTAACACTATATGTTGAGTCACATGCACAATGAGCATCTTCATACCCACACTTCTGACATAACTGATCATTAAGAAACACATTACGTTTTCCTGTTACAATGTTTTCAGTGTGACGTCCCTGCATCACTTCTTCTTCTACACGATGTTTACCACACAATAAAGCGTAATTTAGTGTATAGAAATCATCTGGAAGTTTTATCTTACAGTGATCTATATCAAGAAGCTTTTCTTTTGTTCCGTGTATTCTAAGTCCAAGGTCATATGAAACACGTTGAGCAACCTTAATAAGTTGCCCAGGTTCAATCATACCCTCGTTGTTATAAGCTCTAAAGTCTGTAGCCACCTCATTCAAGAGCTGGTCAAAGGTTCTGTATAAAAGTTGTGTATTCATTATCTAGAAGGGTTTTCTTTATCTATCATGTGATCAGCTGGCATGTTATAAAGACCTAATAAGTCTTTTACAACATTAGTTTCAAGTTCACTATAAAGATAATCGGGTACGTTAAAGGGTTGAGCTATTTTATCTATACAATGATCAGGTTCACAAGTGAAAGCACTTATATCTTCTTCAAAGATCCCTTCTATACGAACAGTATCCCATTCAAGATTTGGGAAGTATATATAGTCATTCATAAACCAAAAGTATTTGGTTTTGTTGAATCTAAAGTTTTTACTACCAGCCATTACTAAGTAAGAACTAGGAAGGGTGGGTTGAAGTTCTTCAGATCCATCTACAGACATCACTGTTCTGATTAAGGGCCCATAGTATCCCTCTAGGAATGTAGGGAGTTTATCTTTGGTTCTTTTTATTTTACAATTGGATGATATACCAACACAGCATGCTTCCACTTTATCCACCTCTTCAAGTTCTACAACAGGGAGTGCCTGAACAACAGATGTCATAGACATAATCTTGTTCTTGGCATCTTCACGTCTTAATAGAAACTTAGCGTGTTTTAAAACAAAGGAATATATAACACGGTCGGTAAGAAGACTATCTGTTTTGACAGCTTTTACTTGTGAACGTATTCTGGATAAGACATCACCTATTAGACTTTTTGGCATTTTATGTTAAGTTAAATTCATCGTAATCTTTTAGAAGGTCAATAGTTTCTTTTTCTCTAAGATCTTTAGCAACGCTTTTTCTAAAGATTTTACTGATTCTAACTAGGTCATCGACAATCATATATTGTTTCCAAAGGGTTGGGTATTCATGAGCTACGTTTCTTCTAAAGTTTCTCACCCCTTCAAATCCCCAAAGATCATTGTTCTTAAACCTATACTTTGTTTCAAAGTTGGTGTAAAAGATCTTTGCTGTATAACTGTCGCTCTCCCAGTTTTGAAACTGTACCGGAACACCAAGCTGCTTTGACTTATTGTAGTTTATATTCACCTTTTTTCTTTTAGGACATGTCCCAACAAATATAAACCCAAGCTGTTCAGGAAGCTCTATTCCGTCTCTAGATTGTATAACGTTCTTCCAGATGTTTCCGTTAAAGGTGGATATAATCTTCTTAAACTGTTCTAATGTTAAATCTTTATGCTTAGGGTTCTCTTGTATGAACGCTTCATAAGTCTTTATATTAGATAGATTAAGCTTTGTAGGTCGATACCTTGGAGCGTTCAAATCTGGATTCTTAAATACTTTTTTCAAGACACTTCTATATTATAATGTACGTAAAACTTAGGTGATATTAAAACTAAACTTGGGAGGTTTAACTATTAACAGTGAACTCACCAGCCTTTCCTGTGTATCGATCGTACAGTTCTATAATCATCTGACGCTTTGATCCAGTAAACTTCATATGATAGTGCCAGTAGTCAGAAGAACAAAGACTAGGAAGATGTTTAAGTGTAAAGCCATGTTGTTCATTCTCAGTGATGTATTCCACTGTTTTCTTAGTATGCCAGTGACCTGTAAAACATACACGGTTGGTTGTCGCTCCCCATTCCTTATGGAACTCAGTAGCGTATAACAGCGCTGGGTTTTTGGTTTTTACATCACCATGTTCAAATGCTAGGAAGTTTATTCCGTAGGTTATCACTTTTCTCTCACTGTAATCAGCTATGAAAGATATACTCTTATCGGACATAAAGCATTTGGATAACGCGTGGGCCAGGTGATATGAGCTTAGTCTATCATGGTTTCCCGGTAAGTATACTATTTTTAGATCCTTTGTAAACCCACTCATAAAACCTATAGCCCAATACATAGTATCAAAAGCTATATCATATGCATGTTGAGCGGTGGTACTATTAGATACAGGTGTGCCCTGTGTGGTGGTTCCGTTAAACGTATCCATGTTTAATAGGTCACCTCCTAATACAAATACAAGACTGTCTAAGTTATGAGACGCGTGTGTCTTATACATTAGCTCTTCTAGGGATCTTTTAAATCTATCCACGGCCGAGTCATTTCCTTCTTTACCTATGTGTAAGTCTTGAGAAGATATAACACCAATCACCGGACTTATAAAAGCTGACGGTTTCACCTTTGGTGTAGGAATGTGTACTGGTTTAAAGTTTTTCAGAGTTTCTTCCAAGAGTTCTTTGGTAGAAAGCTGACGCTGGGTTACAAATCCAGTGATAAGCCACAACCCATTAGGTTGTTGTTTATTGTAATAGTTGGATAGTTTCCACTTCTTGGAGTCTTTGATCTTCAGAAGTTCTTCCACTTCTTCAGGAGACTTTGGTTCATTACTAGCCAACACCTTTATCTTTCCGGTACCAAGATCTAGGTTTTCTTCAAACTCTATTCGTTTACTTGTTAGCTTATTGGTGAGATCAACAACATGATCTTCAAGCTGTGAGATATATTGATCTTTTATAGCTTCATCATCCATCACACCAAGCATGCGTTTCCCACACATCTCGACTAGGTTGTTATCCACTTCGTCTTGTAACAGAGCTTTAGTCTGTTCTATCTGTTCACGGATTTCCTGGTATTTATCTAAAGAGATTCCTAACTTAGCAGCGCAGTAAGCATCTGTCTTTTTCCATTTTATCGACCCGTAAACCTGATTGATTAGATTCATATATGTTGTTTTAGTTATATATACGGTATGTAAAGATATAGGTTTTTTTATAAATCTATGTTAATATTAAAAAAATAAGTTCTCCTATAGAAATAGGAGAACTGTTTGTGTCGATGCGGAAACCAACAAAACCGCTGACTCTTTTATAAATTATTTTGAAATATGAAGAACAGATTATCTGTAGCGTCATATGTAATACCTGTAAAAATATTATCACCATTTATCAAAGCTGTTTCAGGAAAAACTATATCTGAAGGGTTCCCATTTCTATAAATAGTTACTGTGTCACCATGAGCGTAACCAGAAACATTGATAGTGATAGATCCAGATGTTAAACCAAATGGATGAGATCCTGTATAAGTGTTACCAAATGTAACAGGATTGAGTATTGTAAACCCGTATATACCAGTAATTTGATTAACTACTAAACTGTTAGAGTTGAATATATGTTCTATAACAACACCACCTTGATCTGGTATACAACTATTTCCCATAATATAAGATCCATCACCAGTAACTTTTCTCACCCCATATTTCATATTAACACATATAGTGACTGGTTCATCACCAGCTACAAGAGTTAATGTTGTCACTGTATCACTATAACATGGTAAATATCTAAAGGTTGTAGATGAATAAGGGAATGTACTTGGATATAATGTGAAGTTTACACAAGGAGATGTACAACATCCTAACAGTGTTAGTGTCCACCAATGAGATGGAGCTGTAGGAGTTATAGCCCCATAGTCTTTATTAGAACAAAAAGTAGCTGATAAAGCATTATAACTTTCTGCGTTATGATAAGATCCTTCACAATCATAATATGTAAACCCAGTATCTTGAGCTGTGTTTTCTAAAAGATATGTACAACAATTTGTTTGACAAGCTGACTCAGTACATGTTCCCGCAGGTATTTCAAAGTCAAAACTTATAGTACATCCTCGGGCATCGGTGGCTACACATATATATGTGGTATTTTCTAATAGTCCTGTAGCTGTTTGAGTTGTTTGAGTTGGAACTGTGTTCCAAGAATATGTTACTGGAGCCACAGCACGTCTTATAACTGGCATAGTAGCTGTACCATTATTTCCAGCTACATTATCAGGAGTCGTTGTAAATCCACCACTATCTGTAATTAAGTTACAAGTAATAGTTGGTATTGTTACAGTAAATGATTTAGAACATGGTACCACTGTATTAGCAAGATCAGTAACAAAACAACTGTATGTAGCTCCAGCAACTAGTCCGGTAGCTGTATTACTACTAGAAGATGTTGTTGTAATTTGTCCATTACTCCATGAGTATTTCCAAGGACCAGTTCCACCAGCAACAGTGATTGTTGCTGTACCAGTGGCTGTTGATATACAAGAAGCTGTTGTAGTGAATGTTGCTGACAAGTTACAAACGAATGTTGATGGAGCTATTGGTGTTGTACTTATGTATTCTACACAATGATTACCTGTTCCTGAATCAGTCCAAGTAACAGTGCATGTATAAACCACTCCAGTATATAAACCTGTAGCTGTAGCTGTAGTTTGTCCATTTGTCCAAAGATATGTTACAGTTCCAGTTCCAGGTACATCAAAAACTACAGTGGCTGTACCATTACTACCTGTTGAGTTAGTAGGCGCTGTTTGTTCTATTGTTAAAACAAGTGGACATACAAATGTTGTATGTGACATATGTACATTACCTGTAACATAACAGTCTGTGTTATTATCAGTCACTGTAAACGGATTATCTCCTACAGTTAGATTTGTAATACTAAAATCAATGTCTCCTGTATTAGCCCAAACTATTGAATAACCACCAGATCCACCACTAACACTTATATCAGCCTGACCATTTGTTCCATCTGTATTACTAGGAAGTACAACATTAGATACTGTAGCTACTAGTTGACAAACTGGGTTAGAAGTTGGGATTGTTAATGTGTTAGATGAAAAATCTCCTCTACATAAAGCCTTTACAGATCCGGCATACTCATATTCTGTTAAACCTGTTATAATAGCTGGACTACTAAACACTGTAACAGTTTGTATGTTACTTGGGTTGGATGTAGGCCAATAGCTAATCTGATACCCATTTACAGGGGTGGGGGATGTAGTGGGAAAGTGTATAGTTAAAGTATTTGACATCTTTTAGTATTAATGAGGTACAGTAGCACAACAAGTTTGTAGTTCACATATAGCCCTTTCGATAGCAGCTATGATAACATCAAGACGATCACCTGGATGTATTCCTAAACAAGGAAGCTCTGTAGTCCCTGTATAAGCAACACAGATATCTTTTACAACATCTTCACATGGTTCTCCATCAGTACATGGAGGAAGGATAACCACCGGATCGTGATCGACACAAGGGTTTTGATTTTCTAAAGGTATTGGTGTATCATGACATCCACAAGACATATATAATATTTTTAAGAGTGAGTTAATGTAGCTGTTACAGCTCCTTCAAGATTTATACAAGGAGGATGGGTTGGAAAACAATGTATAAGTGTACAAACTTTAGCTTCTAAAGCTATAAGAAAGTCATTAAAACGAGTTTGACTGTTTATATTCATACAAGAAAGATCTGGTCCTGTATATAATATACAGTTTAAACTTAAAGGTGTACCATCACACCCGGTCACCTGTCCATGTATAGGACAAGGAATATAATCATACTTATTTTCCGGTGGACAGTCTCCACATGGATCACAAGGAATAGTTTTTATATCGTTACAGTTACAAGACATAACTTTATTTATTTTATGAAGTACAAGGACATTGTGTAATACTAGAAATTGAAGGATCTGTTCTTTTAAGAAGAGGTAAATACATAATAGTTTCTGTACCACCTATTTCACCAGATGTTCTTATTATAAGAAAACTATTTGTTAAATCAACAGGTGATTTAAAAGAAGCTATAAATGTCCCATTTTGGTTATTTGTTGCTAATGCTATACAAGGTTCTTTTAATATTGTACTTAAATAAGCATTAGCTTGTATGTATTCATATAGATATACAGATGAACTTATAACAAAATATGAATATCCATTTTCATATATATAATCAATATCATTTATTCTAAAACCATGTAAATAAAACTTTTGATATGCAGGAGTTGGTGTATCTAAAAAATCAATTGAAAACTTACAACCATAACAAACAGGTGTTAGTTTTTCTAATGTAGTAACATCGATACAGTTTGATATTAGTGATCCATTAGCATCTGAACCCACTAATGTATATCCAGTTGGAATAGTATAGATTTTTCCAGGAAAAAGTGTTGTCACCATAGTACAACCACCCACACTGTTAGTTAGCACTGTAGCTTCAAGTGTTCTACCATATCCTATTTCTCCTTTATTGTTTACAGCGTAAGCTCTTACATAATATGTAAAACCAGCTGAAAGACCTGTAAGTGTTATGTTAAACTTACCCACTCCTTTATTAGGACATATAACTCTATCATTAGCTATAGTTGGAAAAAAGTTTGTATATGAATAAACCACTCCTTTTTCTACTATTGGTTCAGCAGAGATCAGATTTATACCACCAGTATCTAATGTACTAGTGGTTATATTAGAAATCTTTTTAGTATCTATGACTGTTAAACAACTCATTCTTAAACTTTTTTAATCATTAGTGGATCAATACAACTTGATTCAAGTGTCGTAAGATCTGTGGTAGTTGGCGTAGATATAATCTCAGCTCCTTGTGGAAGAACATATGTCATACCCGCGGGAACACTTACGTTTGTTGTTGTACAATTATTTATTTCTAAAGCATTTGTTAAAGTGTTAAAGCTATATTCATTACCATACGTAACGGTTCCACCTGAATCATAAACATAACTTCGTATATAATAAGTTGTTCCAGATGATAATGATCCTATTGTTTGAGAAAAATAAAATGTTCCTCCACTTCCAGAACTTGTTTGAGTAGTAGGATGAGGTGAAGTACCAATACAAAGTCCTTTACTTGTTATAGTTAAAGGATATGGATCACTAATTGAGTAAGCTCCAGATGTTACACTATTATTAGTTATAGTGTTAGGAAGAACTGTTATTATTGTTATAGACATGTTTATATTTTTAGCAATCTATACAACCAGATGGTACATCAGCCATAGAAGTACAACCTGTTAATGTTGTAGGATTATTACCATTATAGTTTATTGATACAATCTCATATCCAGGAGGAACAATATATGTACCATTTACAGGAATTGTTTCATCTACATATGTACAAACTATTCCATCACCTACCGATACACCTGTAAAAAAAGAATATTCAAGTTCTCCATATGTAGGAGTCTCTCCAGATAATACAAAAGATCTAACATAATACTTGGTATTAGCTGTTAAACCATTAGCTTGTAAAACATAATCGCTTGAATCTATGGTTCCCCCACCTTGGCTAACAGTTTTATGAGGAGATGTTGGATATACCGGATTTGGTGTTAAACTCCAACAGATTCCTTTATCTGTAGGGGTTCCACTAAGATTTTTACCACCAGATACAAACGTAGTGGGAGTTATATTATAAGGAGGAATTGTTGTAAAAGGCATTAGGATGTACAGGTTTGAATAGTTAGAGTTACAGCAGCAGACCCAGTGTTTGTTATAGAACAACATGTATCATTTACATAGTTTATCTCTTTACTAAAACAGTTATTACATGTAGATCCATCAGCTGTTAACTGGAAGTTACTCTTAAAAGATACAAGAAGTTTACCAGTGGCAAGTCCACCTATAGGAATAGTAATACAACCTGTTGTAGACGTAGGAGCATTACATGTAGCTAATGTTTGTATTATACTTGGCGCGGTTCCACTGTTTGTAACAATGTAAGGATAAGTTACACCATTAGTCACTATATGTACAGAAAGTCCATTAGAATCTGTAACAGTGATATCAGTACCTCTATCTACAAACCCAATAGGAATTATAGAAGATCCAAAGTCAAGAGTAAGTGTTTTAGCTGTAAGATCAAATGATGAGTTAAAGTCTACATTAATACTATCACAAGTCACTTTACAACAGTTGTCTTGTATAAGCTTAACTGCAGCTCTTACATCACATAGAGCGATCCAAAGATTATTTATAGAATCACCTAATCCAGTTACTGTATTTATCCATCCAGGAAGATTACCTAATTGACCAGTTTGAGAAAGACTTGGAGAAGTGTTTGACGCACATGATGTTCCTTTAGCTATACCATTTACTATAGCTGTTGTTCCTTTATCAACACTTTGTATAGGACTACTGTTATCTAGAACACCAATAATTTTACACATTTGTTGTTCTAGTTCTTGAACAACTTGTGCTACAGAAGCTGGTGCGGATAAAGAACTACAAGAACCAAGAGTTACTGTTTGAGTAGCTAAAAAGTTATTAAGTTGTGTTTGTACTTGATATACATTAGCACTAACAGCTGGTATAGTTGTATTGTTTATAGTATCTATAGCGTTATAGATCTCATCTATAACATTGTTTGTACTACAATGAGTTCCTAAAACATTTACTAGTTTTGTAGCTATCAAATTGATAGCATCATGATAACTATAGGTTGTTCCTGTAGTTCCTCCTAAACATGGAGATATACTTACTGGTACAGCTACATCAGGGTTAGCTGGTATCAAATCATGAAGACAAGCTATTTTATCTCTTAAATACCCCAAGATTCCAATCAGTGTCATGGCAGGAAGAGGCGTAGTGGTACAAAAGCCCACTAAAGCCTGAAGGTCAAAGTCTGTTAAGTCAAGGATTGACTTGATGTCACACATCTCTGTCGCCAGTTTGAAAACTACGTCAGATACAGTGTCACCGGTACATAAGTGTATACACGGTAAAGCTGGCCCCTGCCATGTCACACAGTTGGAAGTTGTAGGAGAACAACTTTGGTCTGAGGTATTAGATTTAGTAGGTCTAGTGATTCCCATTATTAAGAGTTTAAAAAGATTTAGTCTATACTACAATATACTAAAAAATGTTCTATAAAACAAAAACCACCCCAAAAAGGAGTGGCTTATGATAAAAAAACAAAAAGGTTTTTATTCGGGGCTTATAAGTCTAAAAAATATATCGTAATGATCACTTGTTTCTATAGAACCAAACTCAAATAGTTTAAAGTGATAAACTTCTATCTCCCTGGTTTGATTGAATAACTCATCATGTTCATTTTGAAGTTTTTCTTTACTTTCATCATCTTTTATCTTTAAGCTTTTACCATCTTCAGATATTTTTCCATACTTATGAAATAGTTCAAGTCTGATCTCTTCCACTCCTTTTTTAATCTCATCTAGTTTTTTAGATAGATCTGAAACCCAATACTTCACTACTATAGGAAGTTTTTGTTGTAAAAGTCCTTGAAGAAGAATTACTCCCGTATCGTTGCGTACACCTTTTAACTCATTGTCTAAAGAGTATATGTCTTTGATTGATAGTGTTATCTTTTGCATGTTGTATTTTTTACAAAGATATGTAAAGTCTACTTATATCTCCAAATGTTTTATGGAACTATTGGAAAAGGAGCAGGAGCCGGTGGTATATAATCACCTGTAATAGTTAGGTTTAACTTACCAGCTATCCAGTCCCAAGCATATAGATTGGTCTCATAAGCTGTATACTCACTTCCTGTTATAATAAGATTACCTTGAGCCAAGAGTCTTTGGTCGCCATCTAATAACGCATAATAAAAAGACGCTTGATTGATTAAGTTATCGTTAAGTACATAAGCATCTAATATGAGAGCTTCCTGTAAAGATCCATTGTTCCATATAGGAACTGATTGTATATTTTTCATATTACCAGAATAATAGGGTTCTCCAACACTCTTGACCACTGTGTCTTTGTAAATATAAGAACTGTAAACCATCTGTTGTGGTTATAATCTCCATACGATTACCTAATAAAACATTACTCATACCATAAGGTATAGTTCCTGATGGTACAAATGCTCTTTTCGCTAAATCAATATATCTTATCTGACCAACTGAGTTACATATATATATCCTATCTCTTGAGTTAACAGAATCATATGAATAACTATACATAGTACCTGTTGTAAAAGTTTCTGTTTGAGGGTTTAAGAATATACCATACTCATACATTTCAGTGGATGTATTATACACATCAACAGTGTTTGCAGCTCCACCTCTTGGACTCCATAGATATCTATCATTACCATTTCCCCAACTCCACAGTAGGTTTATACCAGTACTTCTAGCAGGAACACTATATATGACATATTGAGTGGTGGCATCAGGAGCTGTTGTTACAATTCCAAATGTTAAACCAGTTGCTGTGTTACCAGATATTAAAGCTTCTTGACCAGAACCTGTACCAGCTATCATTTTAACACGTTTACCTATCCACTGACCCACTTTCCAGTTTTTAGTTGAATCAGTAAGAGTTGATGTAGTACCAGTAGCTGTAACTGTTCCAAACGTATCCATTATTTCATACCTTGTAGTGGTATCTGGTGTAAACGTTTGAGTGGTAAATGTTAAAGTGGTTGCGTTGTTATCTGTAATACTTAACTCAGCACCAAGACCTGTACCAGCTGTTATTCTCACTTTATATCCAATCCAAGAACCTGGAACCCAGGCTTTTGATGAATCCACTATGGTTGCAGTTGTACCAGATGTAGCATATCCAAATCCATATTGGTTAGTCATAGGAAGTTGGTTATCTCTACCAAAAGCTGATACATCAGTGATTATATATCTACTCGTACCATTCACACCAGCTGTACTAACACCAAATGTTATAGTGTTAGATGTATTAGATGTTATTCTTCTGATTGTTGGAGTACCACCACTACCAACTGTTTGTATGTTAAGTAACTTACCTACATGTTCATTTACATCCCAGTTTTTACTAGGATCTACTAAAAGAGTGGTTGATTGTGTAGCTGTGGCTACAGCTGTAGCAGTGGCTGTTATAGCTACATCAAACTGTGTTAAAGCATCACAACCTATGATGGTATATGTAGTATTCCAGGCAGCTTCATTAGCTCCAGCAAAAGTTATACTATCTCCTATCTTAAAGAAATGGTTGATGACTGTTACAACCAGTCCCACTGTACCAACACTAGAAATATTTATAGTGGCAGCAGATCCTGTACCACCTGTAGTTGCAGATGTACCTGTTGCATATCCTGATCCAGATCTATATAAAGAAACAGTGAGTATGGCACCAGCTGAACTTACAGTTTCCACTATAACTTTACCATTGGTACCTGTTGTAGAAAGTGTAAGAATATCTCCCACTTTGTAACCAGATCCAGCAGCTACTGGAGCAGCAGTTACACCTGTTACACCACCTGTATTTCTTGTACCAGATGTTACACCTACAGGAAGAGTACCAGATCTTGTAACAGTCATGTTATTAGTAATACCATAGTCATATATACCACTTTGACTCCAAAGATCAGCTTCAGTATGATATTGATACAAAGCTGAAGAACCATTACCAGCTAAATATATAACGTCTGTGTTAGCAAATATGGAATATGTAGATGTAGCGTCTGGGTTAGTTTCCCATTTAGTAGCCACTTCAAAATAGTTTGTTCCATTAGCAACTATTCTTCTTTTTTGACCTATACCAGTTCCACCAGTAATTCTTATTTGATAGTTTCTCCATCTATCTTGAACCATTGTTTTAGTAGAATCAGTTAATGTTCTATTAGCTCCAGCAGAAGCTGTACCTGTTAAGTATGCACCAGCTGTCTCACCTATTTTTTCTAAAGTGATATCTGTACCTAAGTTGGTACCAAATAAGTTAGTAGGAGTAGGAAGCGTTTTAGTCATCCAAAAATCACTAACTACATCATATGCCAGTAAAGAACTATTCCCCATAACTACCCACACTATACCTGTGTTAAGAGTAAATCTTGATGTATTATCAGGTACTGGTGATAAAGTGGCTGATACAGTGAGTGTTTGAGTTGATAAGATGTACATGGATGGCGCAGCTGTACCTGTTGTTGCAGGAGCTACAGCAAAAACCTGGTCATGAAAAGACTCATATGGTTGATAGTTTGCATCAGAAAAATAAAGAGTGGTGTTATCATTGTATATAACAGTTCTTTGTTGTGTAACACCAGTACCATAGTTGATTCTACAGTTGTATCCAACCCACTGATTAATCTTCCATTTTTTAGTAGAATCTGTAAGTAAAGAAGTGGATGATGTAGTAGCTACTCCAGTGTCTATAATGTTCTCACTACCCACACCTGTGATAGTAGTTGTTTGACCTCTACCTGTACCATCAGTTATCTTAATAGTGGTTCCTGTAGTTAAGTTATGACTTATATATCCTACAGTGATTGTACTAGAAGTTGCTGATAAAACTCTACCTTTATAACCACTATACTTTTGATATTGTAGTGATAAATCGTTGGTTGGATTAACTGGTAATGCAGCCAATGTTTGCCAAGAATCAGATATGGTATCATATCTATAAAAAGCTGCACCTACTAAATAATAGATATATCTATCAAGTCCATCTTCAGATGTAGTCCAGGCTGATATACTTGTAGATGAAGCAGGAGCAAATCTCAACCACTCCCATACAGGTTGGTCTACCGTTGTCTTTAGTTTGTTTGTTAAAGCCATATTATTGTTATTATTTTATGAAAAGATTAAGTTTGGTCGTATAGCTGCAGCAAAAAGATTACGTCCCATATCTTGAAAAGTTTGTCTAGGGTCAACACCATTATAACCTGTTGAACTCAAGGCAGTGTTGGTAGTTAAAATACCGTCAACAACTATACGTTGTCTTTGTTGTCCATCTATTACACTTAGTGATTGTGATAGTTGTAGTAGTCTTCTTAATAGTATAATAGTTTCATCCTGGGCTGGGTTTATCAGCGTATTACTTGAGTCATTTACCTGAACTACTTTTTGATCTATATAAGCCATATTTGTTATATTAAGTACCAGCTTCCATCATTAAATGGAGCCAGTGTTAAAGATGTTTTAGTTGACGAAGATATAGAAATACTAGATTGTCCATCTATTAAATCTGTACTAGTGGGTAAAATATTTATAGACCCACCACCTATATTTTTTATTGTATAATAGAAACCAGATGTATAAGCTGTTGAAGCTAAAGGTACTGTTACGTTAATTGTACTATCTATAGAACCATTTACAAGAATAGTGTTAACAGAGCTACTTAAAGATAATACAGTGTTACCAGTTATCTTTTGTATATTAATAGCTCTACTTGGTGTATAACCTAAAGCTGTTGTTATACCACTACTAAATGTTTGTAACCCACCTGTACCATCTACATATTGTGTATTATTTCCACCAACAGTTATAAATCCACCTGAAGTAACAGATTGATTATAAAAGTTATTAGTTATACCATTCCAGCTATAACGTATAGTTCCAAAATTATCAGCTAATATAATATTACTACTTAAGTCAGAAGCTAATCCATTAACATTAGCTCCAATAATTACATTACCAGAACCACTAACTATACCACCATTATCATTACCTATAAAAGTGTTATTAGAACCTGTGGTTATACCTTGTCCTGAGTTTCTACCTATACCTATATTATATCCACCAGATGTATTATTTTGTAAACTTTGAATACCAAAACCCATGTTATTAGATCCATTTACATTGCTATATAAAGCATAGTCTCCAAATCCAGAGTTATTTTGTCCAGATGTATTAGCATACAATACGCCATCACCAAACCCAGTATTTTGAGATCCAGATGTAAGAGATGTTAATACAGCTCTACCAAATCCTTTGTTGTAGTTTCCACTGGCTGTAAAGTTACCACAGTCATGACCTAAGAATATATTCCCTAGTAATCCAGCAGGACTTGATACATAAGTATGGAAGATAACACTACCATCTTGTAGTAAAACACCATGAGTTGAATCTGTTGTAGATGCTAACGTAAGGTTTGTTGTTAACAAACTATAAGCTCCCAGATTTACATTCGCATTAGCTCCTGTATAAGGAACATATCCTGACAGATTAATAGTATTAGTTAATAACCCTCCACTTAAACTTAATCCTGTACCAATACTTATCTCTTCCATTACCCCCACCCCTGATGTACTTCTTCCAATAAGTTTATTGGTAGCCATAGAAGTAGATATAGTTGGAGTGTTACCACCTGAAGAAGTGATTGGTCCTGTTGCTCCTACAGATGTTACTACATTACTATCTAAACTTCCATCTCCTTTTATAAATTGACTAGAAGTTCCTGATATATAAGATATTGTACCTGATGTAGATTTAACTATACCACTTCCTGATAAAGGAGATTGGTAGTTTGTAGACACAGATATAGTTCCATCTACCGCAACACTTACACCTGTTCCTATTTTTACACCTCCTAATATAGAAGATGTAGCTGCAGGTAAAGTATATGAACTAACAGATATTGTACCATCCCCAGCTATAGATATACCACTTCCTATCTTCACTCCACCTAAAACTGTACTAGAAGCTATAGGAAGAGAATAAACAGGAAGTGATAAATTTCTCCATTTACCTAAAGAATAAGAAAAAACTAAAGATTGTCCATCACTCAATGATGATAGATTCACATCAACTAAACCGTTCAATCCAACAGTGATAGTTCCATCTGGAGAAACACCTACTCCACCACCTATTTTAATACCACCAAGTACAGTGGATGTAGCTATAGGAAGAGTATATGTAGAAATAGTCCAAGATCTATCTGCTGATAAATCATAAGTTGTACCGTTAATAGTAAGTTGTCTTGTAGTAGGTACACCTCCTAATCCTGCAAGTGTATAAACAGGAAGTGTTTGCCATGTCTTATCTCCTCTCCAATATTGAGAAGTTGTTCCTGCTGTTATTATGGGTTCATAAGTAGAAGCAGCAGATGTGATTGTAAGATAAGGACTAAGTGCACTAGCTGTTATATATCCACTAGGATTTGTAAGAGGATAATATGTTGAAGCTGCTGTAGCACTTGTTAAGTATGGAGATAGAGCTGATGATGTTATATAACCAGCCGGATTGGTCAATGGATAATATGTACCACTTAAGTATGTTGTAAGATCTGTTTGAGCAGATATTGATCCTGTAATAGATCCCCACGTAACAGAAGTTAGTGACGCCACCCAGTTTAACCCACTCCAAACATATTGTTTATTATCATTAGTATCTATACATACATATCCTTGGTCAGCTAATGTAAGTACAGAAGCTAACGTATTACGTTGTGACGTAGATATAGGATTTAAAAGAGGGTTTAATATCTTATTCCTATTAATATCTAGATTATGAAGATATGTTTTTGTTTCGCTCATTATGATAAGTAGGCTACTCCAGCTACCGGTGAACTAAAGTGAATAATAATGTTGTTAAGATCTACCACTTCAAGAGTTCCTTCTATGTTGTTTCCAGAAAGATCTTTTTCCCATACATTAGGAACATATCCCAGTCCATGATGTATTGTCCAAGTATCTGACGGTGTTCCTTGACTATATTGAAACCCTATTCCGCTGTTGATAGTGATGGCGGGATTTAGATTGATACGTGTAATACAACCACCAGAGTTAACCTGTATAATATTTTGTGTACCATCTCCATATTGGTAACCCAGTCCTATACCACTAGGACCATTAGTTGTATAAGAGTGAACATATCCACGACCATTAGGAATACCATGTTCAATCTTTTCTAACTCTTGTGGAGTGTAACTTACAGGAAGCCATGTTGTATACGCTATGTTTGTACTACATAAAGCATCTCCATCATTTTTAGATTGCCAATCTACTAGTTCTTTCCTCATAGTGGCGAGATCTATATCTGTATTAGGTTTACACACAGCTATACCATAACGAAGCCTCTTATGCTCTCTATAGATAGCATTAGCAAAGTTTTCGTAATATCGTTCTCTATTGGAAAGAAAGTCTTTCATCTTAAGTATTGTTATATTTTTTTACAGGAGGAGTCGTAGCTTGTTGTATCTGAAGTAATCCAGCTTCATAAGAAGATATACAACTGGCACAAACTCTAGCTCCATTAGAAGCTGTTCTGATTTGACAACCACATGATAGAGTTGTCTTACAATTAGGACATAATGACATATATTTGGTTTTTATATTTTTAACAACTAGTACACTCTTTAGACGCAAGTTTATCTAAACGTTTTTTAGCGTAGATAAACAGATCCATACCGGCTTCTGGCTGTAACGTGAATTCCACTTTAGCTTTAGCTGCATCTATAAAGCTTTTTATAAGTCTTAGCTCATTTAAACTTTCTTTCACATCAGCGGCCGGTTCACAAGCAGCTAGTTCAAGTTGACCCATGATGTTATAATACTTGTTCATAATCTGAGTAGTTCTAAGATGGTTATATTCAACATACACCTTATCATTAGGACTTACAGAGTAGTTGATTACATATATACCATCAGGAAGAGCCATAGAAGAATCTCCACATCCAGATCTTTGAATACCAAGACTACATGCGTTTAAAACCAAGTTAAAGCTTGGCATCACATCTATAACTATTGGAAGGTTAAATCCAGGAGATGTAATACGTAACGTAGCACAATCCACTTGTACGTTATCTGCGTACGCGCTTGTATCAAAGAGTCTTAACACTTTGACATTGTTTGAATCGGGTATTTCTAGACTTAACTGGTGTTTACTTGACATATAAAAACATTATGGAGATTACATTATAATATACTAAAAAAACAAGAGATGTCCAAAAACAAAAAAGGAGAGACTTGTGGTCTCTCCTTAGATGTTTTAAGGGGTTAAGATTAGTTGAATGTTTCAAGAGTTACAGCTCCATTACCAGAAGCGGCACAAGACGCTAAGATAAAGTTTGAGATAGCTGTTGTACTGGTTCCTTTAGGTACATGGATCACAACTAAATACTGATCATTATCAAATGTACCAGTAGGGTTGTAGAAACGAGGTACGTTATGTAAAATCATAATTCTATCGTATAAAGCTGTACGAGATACAGTAGCTAATGCTGGATCAGCTTCGATCTCTCTCATACGGAATGATTCAACTCTACCAGAATCAGGGTAAGCATTCTGTAAGTAGCGACCATCTAAGATTAACTCACGTAATACAGTTTCACCTACACCAAAAGCTTGAACTGGAGTTTGAACCTCATCACCATGAGATGATAAGTAAGGAAGGTTAGTAGAAGGAACAGTTCCATCAGTACCAGCAACGTTAGCTACAAACGCAGAAACTAAACAAGGATCACCAGATTCATCAACAACAGAAGTATAGATAATCAAAGGTTCTAGATCATATTTATCTGTAGGAGTGAAGGTACAAGTACCAAACTTAGTTTCTATGTAAGCTACAGTTAGTTCGATATGAGCATCAGTAGTGATAGAAGCTGCGTCAGCATCAGGTACATATGTTGTAGAAGTTAAACCGGTAGCAACACCAAGATTTTTTACAAGACCCGCACCAACACCAGTTTCAGATTGAGTACCTGGAATATAAGCAACTACACCAGATGTACTATATACATCACTATAGTAATTTAAAGAAACCGCAGGGTTAAAGTCAGTCAATGCTGGTTGAACCGCTGGAGTTGGATAAGTAATAGTAATAGTTGTACCAGAAACGTTAGTAACAAACGCATTAACTGGGAAAGCTGCGCCAGATGCTAATAACTGAGGAGCAAATGTGGTAGAAGTACCAAAGGTTACTTTTTGACCAACCGCAATGCTAGTAGCACTAGATGTTACATAAACCAACGCAGTTGCACCAGTGGTAGCATTTGGAGTGATTGATGTAATGTTAGTAGTAGCAGCTGTAAGAGTTGAGACAACTTTTTTGTAAACTCTAGCTTGTACCATATCCTTAATAGTAGGATAGCTATTGATCTGATCTTTCCATAACAAAAGAGTAGATACAGCATCTCTTACATACGTAGGGTTAGTTGTGTTAGCACAACCAGTATACGCATCCATAGTTCTATATAACTGATGGTTTAAGAAACGTAAAGCAGGGCTTCCTTTAAGGTCTAAACGCAATCTGTAAGTTGTATCTGGAGTAACTCCTGCATTTACAGAAACTTTTACAACTTGGTTAACAGCAGCTTTAGAACCAACTTTGATCAAACGACTAACAAACTTAGGGTTGATCACTTTAGATTTAACACTCTCTTGGTATCCACCATGTACAGGACCAATCTTATCTTGCGCAAAGTAAGAACCTTGAGCGATGATGAAAGGAGCTTGTTGAGCAACAGTACCTAGAGCAGAGTAAGTTTTAGCATCAAAGAAACCAAGCTGACCAGCTGTTAAAGCTGCAGTGGTACCAGAACTAGCTAAAGCCACACTACTAGCAAAAATAACTGAAGCTGAGCTTGTACTAGTTGTTACTGCAGCTGATAATGTAACAGTTGTACTTGTTACAGCTGTAACAATAGCTCCAGCTGGAATGTTAGCACTTGTAGCTGACATACCTACAACAACTCCTGTAGTAGAACCAAATGTTAAAACGTTTGGAGCATTTACAGCAGCACTAGTTGTAAAACTAGTTCCATTAACTACTACAGTGGCTCCTGAAGCAAGAGACGCTGTTAATGGGTTAGAAAGTGTAATGTTTAATGAGCTTATTAACACTACAGTTGTATTAGCAGGAATACCAGTTCCTGTAATAACGTTACCTACAGCAATACCTGTTACAGAGGTTGAGATAGGCAACACACTAACTGGAGCTGTGGCTGGACTTGAAGCTGATGTCAGTGTTACTGAGCTAGCAGCTACTGGAAGAAATGACTTCCTGAAGGCATTAGGAAAATACATATTAGTATTATTTTGGGGTTATAAAAAAATTATTTTAAGAATAAGAGTTTGTATTTTGTACTATCTATAAGAGCTTTTGTTTCATCTAAGATGTTAACAAGCTCGCTATATGGCATGATGGCTTGTAACTCATCCACCATCGTTGTTAATCCTTTAAGATATGTGATACATTCAGCTACTGAAGAAACTTTTGTTGGAGTTGTATCAGGGATTTCTAAAAGCTTTTCAGCCGCTCCTTGATATTTTTCTACCACATCATCAGCATGATCACCTATCTCATCGTAGAACTCATTAAGAGCTTTGTGGGCAGCATATGATCCAATACCAGTAACTTTTAAGTGAAACTTGTGTATAGTTGTTACAGCATTAAGTAGCTCATTAGCTAAAGCTGCTGTCTTCTTATCTACATCATTTCCACCCGGTCTTTGTAACTTTGTTATCATTAACTTTCTTTTGTAACGTCTTGTTCAGTTCTTTGGTATTGCATCTGGCTTTCGATATCTCCAGCTAAGATCGCTGCAGCTTCCATCACCAGTATTTCCGCTATATCATCTTTAAACTCACATATCTGATCTGTAGTAAAGGTTGAACCATCTTCAGTGTTTATACATCCTATAAGTTGTACTGGCTTAGGTGTTCTATAATAAACCAATGTTACATCAGTTATATTAAAGGTTTCGTTACTATACACTCTTAAGTTTTCTCCTAAGAATGTTGAAACTGTTTCAGCCCACTCAAAGTTTGGCTTTATATTATTACTATTTAAGATCACAGAGATGTTTGCTTCTTCCACTTCATAAACTGTTAGTCTTCTTTTAGGACAACAGTCTGTTACAGCGTACGCATCCACCCTACTATAATATAAGTAATTTTTTGGAACTTTACACTCAGCCCACTCTTTTTTATTTACAACAGGTAAAGAAACATCTGTTAAAAGTATTCTTAGATCATCTACAAGGCCTGTAGATTGTTCCATTCCTTCTTTTCTGGAGTTCATTCCATATATCTGGCGTCTAACCCAATCCAACTGAGCTTTGTTGAAAGCTTCTTGAATCTGCCAACATTGTATGTTGTCATAGTCAAACGAAGCTAACTTGTTTAGCCTTTGTTTTATTTTAATCTGTAAAAGGTTATTATCCATGTTTTAACATTTCCATTTTTTTAAAGCTAACGCTTTTCTTGTAGGCTCACCATTAGGTTTCTTCATCGGTCCTTTAACTCCTGACATTCTAGCACAGAAAGAATCTTTTCTTGGACCACCTTCTGGTTGAGGAGCTTTAAGATGAGAACCTGGATGACTACTATTATAAGAGTCTCTTCCTTTTTGGTTTAACCCACCGTTTTTGTTTTTACCTTCTGATCTTTGCCAAGCTTGTGTCTTTGCCATTATCCTTTAACTTTTTTAAGATTAGGATTAGCTTTTTTAGCACCCGGTGACGCTTTTCTAGTAGCTGATGCTAATATAGCACCCGCAGCTTCTTTACTTACACCTTCTTTTTTAGCAATCTTGGATTGTACAGATTTAAAACCTGGATGTGTCTTTGCCATATTACTTAGATTTAGCTTTTATCTTTTTTTCTTGTTTTAACATTTCAGCTGTAGGTTTTTTATCAGAGCCTTTATTAGCTCTGATGTTATCCCATAAACCTCTTTGCGACTTAGAGCCATCAGCTCTTTTTATCATTTCTTTGGCCATTACTTTTTCTTTTTAGCACCAGCTACTTTATCAGCAAATGTTATTTTATTCTTTGGTGGAGCTAAAGCAGCAAACTTCTTTTCAGCTGGAGTAGAAGGTGTCTTACCTACACTACCACCTTTTTTCATATAGCCTAGTTTTTGAGCAGCAGCTTTATCAGCTGCCATATCTTTAGCTGATCCTTCACCACCGTGTTTACCAGCTTTATCCATTTTCTTATCATATGCTGACTTTTCATAAGCAGCCATACCACCTTTTTTTGTAGCCATCGTATTAAGCTTTACTATTTCTATTAAATGTTATATTACTTTTAACTCTAATATCTTTGTGGGTAAACTGCCACATCTCACCTGTTAAGTTAATGATTATTGTGTATATGGTGTTGGTTTCATGACCATAGTCTGTAACCAACCATATTATTCCATCACCTTTTGGTGTACTGACTTCCACCCGATTGTGAGGTTCAAAAATCATTATTTCTTTTTAGAAGATGTAGATGTTCTTCCTCCAACAACTTTTTGTAAAGTTGACAAAGAACTTTTTACATCACTCATAAGTTTTGTGTTACTACGAATGGTTTCAGCTCTTTGTAATGTTCTTATAGCATCTTCGATCTCCTAACGTTTTTCTTCTGTGGACATCGCTTTAATCTTACTTGACATATCTTTTATTTTATCTGTTCCAATATCCTTCCACTTTCTTAGAGATCTTAATTAAGATTTCTTCATTAAGTGGGTTTTTCAAATATTCCACTACATCTGATGGAGTACGTCCCAACATTGTACTGGTTTCTACTTCCCAGATAAATCCATCAGCTTTAGCTGTAATGAATCTGTAGTATGTAGCATCTTTGATGATGGCTCTGATTTTCAGAGTTTCCATATCTAGTCCAGCTACATCTAAGAATCTTTGAGCTGTTTTGTTTTTATCTCTTTCTAAAAGATCACCATTGATATACTTGTCGGCATTGTCGTACAAAATATCGTTTGGCGTACTCTTCTTATACTGAGCACTGTTAGGATCCAACACTTTAACAACATAGAACAACTTGTTCTGATTCTTGTTAAATAGTTTCTCAAGTTCTCCAAGAGCTTTATTACGAAGTTTTTTTACTTCTGTATTCAGAGAAGCTGTTTCTTCAAGCTTATCTAAGTAAAACTTAGGAGCTTTTGGTGTACTTCTAGCTTCATCTAAAGACTTAGCTATCATAGAAAATCCACCAGCTTCGATCGAGTAGAGTTTGATTAGATCATATGGATCTTTTTCAGGTTCCAGGTAGATGGCTTCATTACCCACTCTTATTTTTATCTTATCCCAAAACTCAAAGTTATCTGGCTTTAAAAGTTTAAGCTTGTTCCAAAACTCTTTGTCATCAGGATCAACCATATTTGAAGCAAGTTCTTTTTCAAGTTGACTCACTATTTGTCTAATCTGTTTAACCTTGGCTGTTTGCTCTTCTGGAGGAAGCATCTTCACTTCAGGAGAAAACTCATTTAACCCGGTGATGTACCTTTTTATACCATTTATTTCTAAACAACAAAGTTGTTCTTCATGGAAGGCTCCGTCAAATAAACTAAGTCCGTAATCTTGTAAACCCATGTTATCCACGGCTTTGTTAAAATAAGGACGAATAGCTATTGTAGACTTTTTGTTCTGTGGATACATCTCCACAAGTGTTACACTACTCATATTTTTTTGTTTGGTTTTATTTATAAAGCTTTTCAGCTTAGGGCCTGTTGAGAGTTGCAAGCTCTCCCTCGTTAACTAGGGTTTGCGTACAACAAGCCGATTGCGATACCAGAGGTATCAAAACTAACGTAAGAAACGTTAGCGGGGTTTAGCAACATTTACCACCTTTCTTCATTGTCTTAACCATTCCACCTTTTTTCATTGCTGGAACAGCTGATGCTGGAGCAGCGCTTCTTCCTACAGAAGGCTTTCCTGCAACACTTGACGCTTTAGATGGAGCAGCTCCTCTTGAAGGACCTGTAGTAGCTTTTGTAGAAGCTGAGACTGATTTGTTAGCCATGTCGATTTGTTTTTAAATATTTTAAAGTTTAGCCTGGAGATTTTACCTCCAGGCGTCCACTTAAGTTATTTTAGAATGATCCACCAGTTACAGGGTTTCTCATAACAATCTTCAACACCTTGGTAGGGTCTTTAACCCAGATAGCTGGCATTGTTTGAGTCATGAATACTCGGTATCCGTTGAAGTTACCTCCAGATTGGAATCCTTGAGTACGTCCCATGTAATCCATAGAACCGTTTTGGTACCACCATTTCAACTGGTTATCCCAAGAAAGTTTTAGCAAATATATGTTATCATTTGTATTATCAGTAATATCAAAGATAATAAAGTTGTAAGAACTTAAAGGGAAACCATCGATGATAGGGTTCTCAATGTCGTTAGTATGGATATTATCAAACGCTGGGTTCAACACAAACTTAACGTTAGCTAAGAAAGGTATAACGTATTGAGTGTAAGCAAATCCAAAGTTTAAGTCCATTCCTTTACCAGTGATAGCTCCAACCTCAGAAGCGTTAATCACTAATCCGCTGTTGATAGCTTCTTTCTTGATTGCTTCGTTGATAAGTTTCATACCACCAAGTCCAGTTTGAACAATTAAACTACGTTTAGGATCTGGACCTTGGAACTCAACTTTACCGTTGAAGAAGTTGAAGATCTCAGATTTAAACAAGTCTAAGTTAAAGCTAGATTTGTTATAGATACGTTTGAAAGAGTTATCAAGTTGTTTCCAAAGACCCACAGACAATCTGATATCATCTGGACCATCTTGTTTGATCTTACCACCTTGACCCCACATTAAGTAAGTTTCGATGTCATTAGCGATCTTAGTTAAGTGAGCAGCTTCTAAAGTAGTTAAGAAACTTCTTGTTAACTGACCAGATTGATAAGCTTTCTTAACATAGTCTTTACCTAGTTTAGAAGCCATATCTTCCAGGTTAGTGATAGAAGGATCAACTGTCTTATCGAAGTTTCTCCAAAGCTCTGTTACAGGAACAGTACCATCAGCTTTCATACCACCCTTCATCATCAAGTCAGCACGACTAGAGATAGAATAGTGTACGTGTGCTTCAGCTCCTCCTACATAGTTGTAGAACTCACGGAAACCAGCAGATACGTTACCAATATCAGAGAATCTTTCACCGTATTCACCACGAGCAGAACCTTTTCTGAAGAACTTAGTACCAATTCTTAAATACTTAGAAGCATCCAAATACTTAACGTTGTCATTGTTCACCAGTTGTACTGTGTAGATAAATCCGTCACCAGCAGGAATGATGTCATCAGCGATGATATAAAGCTCCACACCGTTGTATTTATCATAAGTGATGATATCACCATGACCGAACATACGCTTGTTAAGCTTGATTTTGAACGCTTGACCATCAGCACCTAAGTTGTTCACAGATTCGATGTTCTCTACGATGTAAGGAAGATCCTGCATTACAGGGATCTGCCACTTGTACTCTCCACGAGCGTTATCTACCATAATAACGTTCTTTCCACCAAAGCTAGACATTTGGTAAAGAGGCATTTCAACTTTCTGAGCCATAGCCCATAAGTCAACAGGACCTAGATCAGTAGGTTCAGCGCTCTTTAACAAGTTAGACAAGTGATAAGAATCTACGTGTGAGCTTGTTTGATAAGTAGTATCTCGTAGAAAGATACCATTATTCAATACGGGAGTTGCCATATTTTTTTAGGGGTTTAAAATTAAAAAATTATCGTTTAAAAATGTTTTGTGATCTAGTAATCTTTCTTGATCTTGGCTCATCATCATCTTGAGCTGTGTAAGCATTTTTTCTAGCTTGTTCTGTTTTTAACTGTCTTACAGTGTTTTCAGTAGCTTGATTCTTACCTACAGTCTGAAGATTCTTACGATATGCATCAGGATCTGAAAGAAGCCACAACGCTTCAGCTATTAAAGGATAGTTAGGTTCTACAAACTGATATCTTTCTAAAAGATGTCCTAAAAGGTTTGTCGATCTACCACTTACAGAAGCATATTGAGCTTGAGTAAGTCCTGTATATAACATTGCTTGTGTTTTCTTATCCAACTTCAAACCGTTGATCTCAGCAGGTCTTAAAGCCTCATATACATTTTGTGTATACGCTTGAGCAGCTTGTTGTTGTTGTTCTTGTCTAAGCTCTTGTTCAGCTATACGAGATTGTACAATCTCTTCTTGCATCGCATCAAGCTTAGGCTTGTATTGTTTAGCTTTCTTTTCAAGAGTGTTAAGATCTTTTAAAGTGTTTATCTCATCTTCAATGTCTTCAGGACTTTCTCCTCTAGCTTGTAAATAAGATCTAACAATCACTTCTCTATCTTCTTCTTGAGCCGGGTCAAGTTCTCTAACTTGTTCCACCGCAGCTAAAGCTTGAAACAATCCTTTAAGATCTTGTCCTCCATCCATTACATACTTAGCTGCATATTGTAATTCACCTGGAAGACTTTCAAAAAACTCTTTTGGTGTTTTAGAAGCCACTTCTTGTTTTAGATTATCCATGTTAGCTTGCCATAGCTCGTCAACATCTTTTTCTGATAAACTTCCCAAGTATTCACCAAGGTCTTGTTTTGTTTCATCATAGTCATCAAAAGCAAACATCTCTTTTGACTCTATTCTTTTCTTTAAGAACTCAACCAATCCAGACTTCTCTGTCTTAGGTCGTCCTTTACCTGGAGCTGGTTCATCGTCCGCATCAGGTTTTATATCTTTATCAAGTTCGTCAAGTGTTTCTTTTACACTTGCTTCATTTGTTCCACGTGGAACTTTTTGTTCATCATCTTCATCAAGGAAGGTAAGATCTTCTTTTCCTTGTGAGAAGATTCCAGGTTTAGCATCTTTAGCTGGTGTAATCACACTCTCTGCTCCAGGGGCTAAATCCCAGTTGTCAATGTCTAGTTCAACCTCTTGAACACTTTGATTCTTTGCCATATCTTTTGTTGG